TGGTAAAGAAGCAGAAGGTTGGGCTTTTGGTGGTGCTAATATGTGTAAAATGGATATTACTCTTAAGCGTATGATGACGCTTAGAGATGAAGGTTTGCTAGAAGGCAAAAACTGGATCCACTTCTTGGGTACAGCACAGTTAGATTGGTCATGCTATCTAACTTTAATTCAACGTCAAATTAGGAAACACATCAATGAAGAGCTTACCATATCTTTTGACTGCGCCTCACCGTTCATCGCAACCGCGCACGGACTTGTCTACACAAACGCACAACACAGTCCAAAAAGGTGGAGTGTTATTATGGACAAAGCCCCAGACAATAAAGCCCTTGCTGGAAGCGACATACCATTCCCGTTTGAAAGCACAGTCGGTCGCAGATTGACAATGGCAGACATCTGTCATTATGCGCCGGGCATGTTAAACAAGATCGGCAAAGAAGGTAAAACTTCGTGGGATAGTTTTGCCTATGCCTTAATGATGGGTCATAATGTCGAATGTCATATTGTTGCTGTACAACGTGCTCAAGAATTAATGGACATAGAATGTGCCAAATATAAACTCAATTGGAGACTAGCCGGCATTGAAGGCAAAAAAGAAAAAGAGTACAGCGATTGGGTTCCACGCAGAATTTTATATTTTTCTAATTTTATTGAAGAGTTGTTTAATACAAAGACTAAAGACGAAGCATTCCAAATGATTAATGATGGTTTATCATTCTTACGTAGTCTAGAAGGTGCTCGACTGCAGGGAGGTCCCGCTCAAAACACATTCGGATCGTTGTTTACTATTGAGGGAGAAACTATGTTACAACGTGCTCCAGATGGCGTAACAGTACTGTTTGATCAACAGGATGATCCTACATTAAGAACATTAGAAGAAAAAGTAACAGTATGAAAAGAGAATACGAAGAAGGTCAAATTGAAGAAGATGTAGTATTCTTCTCAGGTATAGAAGTAGAACATACACCTGCTTATGGAATGGAAACACTATTTGTGGTAGGTGTTCAAAATCTACAAGAAATTTTGGCAATGGCTAAGGCTGAAAATGTAAAGCATATTTATTTTGGTGCTAATCAAAGTTTCCGCACAGGCGGAGTTAATGACGGAGTTACTTGGAGACTTTGGGAAAGTATGATTACCCCCTGTTTGGATCGAGGATATTGGTGTACATTAGATTTTGATGTAAAAGAAACTGAAGGTGTTTTGGAATCAGGACTTACTGAGAACAGAAAGTTTATTCCTCAGATTTCGGTTAAATTGCCCTATTTACAACAACTGGGATATAATGCTACACTAAAGATAGACGACAAAGACTTTGCCGCTACTAACCCCGGCGTGTGGTGTCACAGACTACACGACCTTTTATCAACCGACAAGTTTACTGACTGGGATCAGTATACAGGAGATGAGATTTTAAATGATAACACGTCAAACTAATTGGAATGCAACGCAAATATATCAATTTCCACTTAAAGGTTTACTTGAACCTTCGGAAATTATGAGTATTGTCAAACGTTTAGGAGTCAGTAAAGGCACATACGAGATAAGGCATGAAAATCATACTGTCAAATATGGTATGACTGACGCATCTACTACCCAACATGGTGAAAGAATTTATAGACAAATTGGACATCTAGATAGTTGGGGAGCCTATAAATTAATAGGCGGCAATGGTAGTGAATTCTTGTTTTACAATAAAGAATATAAAAATAGATATTCTACCGGTATGAATCATAACAATATAGTTGTAACTCTTTGGAGTTTTGATAATTACCCTTTTCAAACTATAAACACAACATCCGAAATACAAAGTGCAGAAATTGAGTTGATAGAAAATCATAAAAAGTTTTATGGAGAATATCCAATCGGAAATATAGACGACGGATATCAATTCCACAAAAAGTTTGCTCCAATAAAATCTGTTTTTGAAAGTTTATTTGATTATGATAATTAAGCAAGACATCCGTCCAAACAAAATGATCTGGGTGACGTTCCAGAAAGAAGGTATTCACTGCTATCCAGCCGCCGCAACAGATCCTGCATTGGCTACAGGCGATGAATATGATGTATCATTCCTTGGTACTCCTCATCGACATATTTTCCATTTTCGTGTATGGATCAGTGTAGTTCATAACGATCGAGATATTGAGTTTATTCAATTCAAACGCTGGTTGGAAAACCTTTACAAAGATAGTATACTTAAATTAGATTATAAGAGTTGCGAGATGATGTCAGACGAACTGTACGACACTATCTCACAAAAGTATCCAGGTCGTGAGATTTGGATTGAGGTCTCCGAAGACGGAGAAAATGGTTCATTCATCAAATATTAAGGAAATTAAGATGTCGCTTCCAGGCTATGTTACAAAAACTCTACGTATGAAACCCGAAGTTGAAAAGATCTTCGATGATCTTGATGCGTGGTTAGATTACTGTAGGTTTAACATGCTCCCTTTTAATCCCGGTGATTTATATAGGTCACAGGAATACAAATACTTTTCTCGTAAACAAAACGGAGGAGAGTTTAAACCGCGTTATGAAAACAAGCACAAAAAGTATAGATAATGGCAAAAGTTTTTTTAGTTGACTTAGAAGCAGTTGAGACTAGGTACACAAGTCAGTGGAAGACTCATGTACCTGCGTTATTAAAAAAGGCAGGACACAATGTTCAAATTATCGATGGCCCTACGGATATTCCTAACGCCACTACTCCTGGTGCTTTCCTCAATTTTGGTGGTACCAATATATATAAGTCATCTCAGGTGGAGCAGATGGGTCGTTTATTCTGCTCAGGATCTGTTAAGCCTGGTGATCATTTTGTATTTTATGATGCTTGGCATCCTGGGATTATAAATCTAAAGTACATGAGTGAACTACTGAACATTCCAGTAGTAACACACGGCCTATGGCATGCTGGTAGTTATGATCCTCAAGACTTTCTCGGACGCTTAGTTGGAGATAATCCCTGGGTACGTCACGCAGAAAAGAGTTTCTATCACGCATTTGATCACAACTACTTTGCTACGCAATTTCATATTGAATTATTCTGCGAAAACTTATTAGGATTTACTCCTGCTAAAGAATTATACGATACAAAAATTGTACGCACAGGCTGGCCAATGGAGTATATGAATGGAACATTAACTGCATATAAGAACATGCCCAAACGTGATCTTATTGTTTTCCCACATCGTATTGCTCCCGAGAAACAGGTTGAGCTTTTTAGAGATCTAAAAAATCACTTACCACAATATGAATTTGTTGTTTGTCAGGATCAACAACTAACCAAGAACGAATATCACAATTTGTTAGGCGAGGCTAAACTAGTGTTTAGTTGTTCTTTACAAGAGACATTAGGCATAGGCTGTTATGAAGGTGCTCTTGTAGATGCTATTCCTATGGTACCAGATCGACTATCATATAGCGAAATGTATTATGACATTTTTAAGTATGAGAGTAAATGGACAGAAAGTTGGGATTCGTATAATATATACCGTCCTGATTTATGTCGTGCTATTATAAGCCATATGGATTACTATCACACACGTTTACCTAAATTAAAACAACAAGCAGAAAGTTTAACAGACAATTTCTTTTCTGCCCGTGAACTATTGGAGAATATTAATTGAAAGTCGGTAGTGATATAGATAAACTCGGAAATATAATCAATGTACATTATGTCGATAATATTGTTAATCATTCAATTGAACAACTTTATAGGAACGGACATGCAGAGTTAGTAGAAAGGGGGTGGGCATGGCCTATGACCGAAGCACAATGGAAAGAATCAAGTAAATTTATTGGAATTTATGCAGAGCAAGATAGTAAAATTTTAGGGTGTATAATAATAGAAATAAGGATTTCAAAAAGTTTACATAAAATATTAAGTTATGTCACTCCTGATAACAGAAAAAAAGGAATTTTTAAAATTATGCACAAGTATTTAGATAAAATTGCATTAGATAACGATTGTAATTTTATAACCGGAATAGTTCATGTTAAAAATCACGAACATCTTAGAATACTTGAGAAATTAGATATTACTCCTGTATCAATTCTTATGGGAAAAAAAGTAAAATGAAAGTCGGAATTATTGGATTAGGTTTTGTAGGCAATGCTATTAAAGAAGCATTTGATGTCTATAGTAATATTACACCACTTGTATTAATTGATCCTGCTAAGGGATATAATAGTTCATATGAAGATCTAGTTAAATGTACGGCGGTATTTGTATGTGTTCCAAGCCCACAAGGCGATGACGGTAGTTGTGATACCTCTATCTTAGAAGACGTATTAGCCAAACTACGTGCAGTTAATTTTAATGGTACTATTATTAGTAAATGTACCGCTCCACCTGATGCCTACGCTCGTCTAAACAATGAATATCTTAATCTGGTACATTCTCCAGAATTTCTAACTGCGGCTAATGCCGTAAGAGATTATGCAGGAGGCACATTTGCGTTTATTGGCGGTCGTGAATTTGATCATATAAACACAGCAGAAAAAGTTATTAGATTATCTCAGCGTAATATCGAATCAGTATACTATTGTTCTATCGGCGACGCCGCATTGGCAAAATATGCTATCAATTCATTCTTGGCAACCAAAGTTGTATTCATGAATGAACTATATAATGTAGCCCAAAAGTCTGGACTGAACTATGGCAAGATTTCTGCTATGATCAAAGCAGACAATCGTATCGGTAGCAGTCATTTACAAGTACCAGGTCCAGATGGCGCATTTGGATTTGGAGGTGCTTGTTTTCCCAAAGACACTTCCGCATTATTAAAGTATGCTGAGATGCTCGGTCTAAATATGAATGTTGTTGATGCCGCGGTAAAGAAAAATACTTTACTGCGCTTGACAGAACCTAAATAATCCTGTATTATAAACAAATGGCAATCCACTGCCTCAACATCGGAGAATAACTTGAAGAAGAAAAAAGAAACTGCGTTAGACGCAATGGCCGGAGACGGCGGCTACGAAGAATCAACATTGGCAGATGTGTTGCGTTTCAAAATGAGGCGTGATGGTAAAAGATTCTGGGCAAATGACAATATCAGTGAATACGTAGATAGTCCTGCTATTAGAAAACAACTAATCGAAGAAGCAACGTCGGCATTTGAACAGGTGCTTAAAACTCTGCTAATCGATACAGAGACTGATCCAAGCAGTAAAGGTACTGCCAAGCGATTAGCAAAAATGTACATTAATGAGGTGATGAGTGGAAGATATGATTCAAGACCAGACGCAACAGCGTTCCCAAATGATTCGGAGGACCGCTATCAAGGTATGTTGGTTGTCCGCAGTGAGCTTCGCTCTATGTGTAGCCATCATCACCAACCTGTGGCTGGTGTTGCTTATATTGGTATTATTGCCGCACAAAAACTTATCGGTCTCTCAAAATACAGCAGAATCGCTCAGTGGTGTGCCAGACGAGGTACTCTCCAGGAGGAACTTTGTAATGACATTGCTAAAGAAATAGGCAAGGCCACAGGCGCAGATGACATCGGTGTATACATGCAGATGACACACGGATGTTGTGAGAATCGAGGTATTATGGCACATAGTTCATTAACACAGACAACTGTGCTCAAAGGTGCTTTTAATACAGACGGAAATACAAAGAAAGAATTCTTTGATAACATTAAACTTCAACAAGAGTTTGCCCCAAGATAAAGGAGAATCAAATGGCACATTTAGAAAAACTATCAAAAGTAAACGAATCATTTACAGTCAATCGTTATGACAACGGTTTTATGATCGAAGTTAGCGGTCGTGATGACGAAAACGATTGGAAGACAGCAAAGATCATGTGTGGTACACGTGAAGAATTGTTTGCTGTTATTAACGAAGCATTGGATATGGAAAAGGACGACTAAGATGAAATGGCTCTTAAACTGGTTAGAACGACATGATCGCAAACGTATTATTATGGATCGTACCGATCAGGAGCCATACTTAGAGCGTTATTACGTCTTATTCAAAGAGCGTGTAACATTTCCTTATAATATATTTTTACACAAGTTTTTAAAATCTGATCCGGATGATGTTCATGATCATCCTTGGAACTATGCCAGTCTTATTCTAAAAGGCGGTTATTGGGAATGGCTTCCTATGTTTGACGACCAAGGCAACAAGATTGCCGAAGTTAAAAAATGGAGAGGAGCAGGAACTTTTAGATTTGGTAAGATGAACACTTATCATCGAATTGAATTAGATCCCGATGTTACAGCATGGACACTATTTTTTGTAGGTCCGAGAAAACGTGAATGGGGTTTTCTTGTTAACAACAAGTGGATCCATTATGAAACATATTTAAACGAGAAGAAACAAAATGCCGGCTAAACATATTATTGATTTTCCAAGTACATGGACATCAACTGATAGTACCGAATTTAAGGTCACTAATGTTGTTGACAAAGAAGACGGAACATGGGTATACTATACTAACCCCGCAACAGGACAAGAATACAATTGTCTAATTGGTGCGTTTTTACAACGATTTAGACAGGAAACAAATTAATGGCAAAACTTAAAGTAGCAGAACTATTTTACAGCGTACAAGGTGAAGGAAGGTACATGGGAGTACCTTCCGTGTTCTTGCGTGTGTTTGGTTGTAATTTTAAATGTGCCGGATTTGGCATGCCAAGAGGAGAATTAAGTGATGAAGTTGAAGATATCGCATCTGTTGTACACATGTTTAACGAATATAGAGAATTGCCTCTTGTTAGTACCGGCTGTGATAGTTACGCTAGTTGGGATCCTCGCTTCAAGCATCTTTCTCCTATGCTTTCTACTGATAGTATTGCCGATTCGATTATGGATATACTTCCTAACAAAAGGTGGGAAGACGAACATCTTGTAATCACAGGTGGGGAGCCATTATTAGGCTGGCAGAAACAATATCCTGAATTGTTAAATCATCCTTCAATGGCTGGCTTAAAAGAGATTACATTTGAAACAAATGGAACTCAGCGTCTATCTGATGAATTCAGATCGTATCTATATAAATGGGCCAATAAATCTGGTAGAGAAATTACATTTAGTGTAAGTGCCAAATTACCAGCAAGTGGAGAATCATGGGAGGATGCTATACAACCTAAAGTTGTTTGTGAATACGAATGGTTCGGAACTGCTTATCTTAAATTTGTAGTAGCAACTGAACAAGATATTGCCGACGCAGAATGTGCTGTTAGTGCGTATCGTGCCGCTGGATTTACTGGTCATGTTTATCTAATGCCAGTGGGCGGTGTTGAAAGTGTGTATAACTTAAATGCAAAGAATGTAGCACTGGCGGCTATGAAACGTGGATGGCGTTATAGTGATAGATTACAAGTGCCACTATTTAAAAACGAATGGGGTACATAATGAACAAGTTAATTAAGCGTATTTTTGGTATAGACAAGATTGAGGCAGAAAAAGCCAAAGCAGAAGAAGCCGCAAGAGTTGCCAAAGAAATTGAAGAACAAGCAGTTATTAAAGCCGCAGAAGCCAAATTATACGCAGAAGCGGCGGCTATGACTCCAAAAGAACGTGCTACTCTTAACAAAGAGCCTTGGGTTGCGGTATTAAATACACATGTTAATCAGGATAATATTCGTAACGGGTTCTTTGAACTTGACTGGAACGAGTACTTTGTGTTACAATTAAAAGCAGAAGGCTACAGAGGCAAAACAGACGAAGAGATTGTGGACCAATGGTTCAGTGAACTTTGTCGTAATGTCGGAGCCGAAGAAGGGGTCAATATGGACAGACGAGGTTCTGGCTTTATTGATGTAACAAGTATTGGTAACGGAAGAGCCGAGGTCAGTTAATGACATATATTTTAGTAGACACAGCAAACACATTTTTTAGAGCCAGACACGTTATTCGAGGGTCAACTGAAGACAAAGTTGGCATGAGCATACACACGGTATTGAGCAGTGTCCGCAAAGCATGGAAAGACTTTAATGGTAGCCATGTTGTATTCTGTTTAGAAGGTCGTTCGTGGCGTAAGGATTATTATGCCCCTTACAAGCGTCAACGTTCAGATGCCCGTGCCGCGCAGACTCCCCGTGAACAAGAAGAAGACAAAATCTTTTGGGAAACATTTGATCAGTTCAAAGATTTTATTGCTAATAAGACCAACTGTACTGTTCTACAACATCCACAACTTGAAGCAGACGATTTAATCGCAGGATTCATTCAAGCACATCCAAACGATGATCATGTGATCATCTCAACAGACGGCGATTTCGCACAATTGATTGCCCCTAATGTAAAACAGTATAATGGTGTGATGCAGATCACTACCACACACGAAGGATACTTCAATGAAAAGGGAAAACGTGTCATTGATTCTAAAACTAAACAAGAAAAAGCCGCGCCGGATCCAGGCTGGTTGTTATTTGAGAAGTGTATGCGTGGAGACACCTCCGACAATATCTTTAGTGCATATCCGGGAGTACGTGAGAAAGGGACAAAGAATAAAATTGGTCTCCGTGAAGCGTATGCTGACAGGGCGAGTAAAGGATTTTCTTGGAACAATATGATGCTTCAACGTTGGACCGACCATGAAGGTGTCGAACATCGTGTACTTGACGATTATAATCGTAATGTACAATTGTGTGATTTGACAGCACAGCCGGATGACATTAAACAACTTATTCGTGAAACAATACAGGCTTCTAAAGATGCCGAAAAGAATCTAAGCCAAGTTGGTATTAGATTGTTAAAGTTCTGTGGTGAATATGACCTACAGAAAATTAGTGAACAGGTTCAAAGTTATGCTGAACCATTAAGTGCGAGGTATGTAAATGAAACTAATTAATGCTAAACCTATCATCGATGGAAAATGCTGGATCCTTGAACAGGATGGACAGAAAATTGGCACCCTACGCAAAGAAAAGAAAATCTATAGTGTAGATAAACAAGGTGTCAAGTTAGAAGTAGGTACACTTGATGAAGTTATTGAAAAATTAGGTGTTCAATTTGAGCAGTATTCAAAAGCCAAAGTACAGCCTACAAATAACCAATATTCTGTTTATGACTATCCTTGTAGTTCTAAACCCTACGGACCTTTGTACAACGTAGTTAAAAAACTGCCTATCTACGCAAAGAGCACAAAAAGCAAGAGTCAGTATTGTGCCGGATATTATGTTATTCAATTCCGCAAAGGTTGGGTAAAATCATTCTGTCCTAAACTGATCACACTTGAACGTTATCCGTTTAAAGGTCCGTTCAAAACAGAACTTGAAATGAAAACAATTTTAAACTCAGTAGGGAAACAAAATGACGAATCCGATACGCCCACTTAATATAATACCTATCGAAAACTTTATCAATAAGTCTAAGATAGCCTACAAATCCAAACAAAAATCTGTGACACTCACTATTGACGAAGCAGTTCAATTGACAGAAAGTATTACTATTGCTATGATCAGATTAGCAGGTGTACAAGAAGAACAACTTCAACAGACTCCCTCAGAAGAAGTAATTACCGTTAATATGGACGGGGGCGGTTTACGCTGATCTGTAATAAATAAGTGCGTACATTTGGAGCGCACTTATTATGAGCAGGCCTAAGCCAACCGTTTTATTAGAAATAACAAACAAAACTAATTATAAAACAGAACAAGTTTTAGAAGCCGATGCCATTTGGGCTGTTTTTTATCGAGATAAACCTGTCAATTTGAAAACCAGCAGTATCTTGGCCGCCGAAGTTGGACCCAAATATAAAAAGGTTAGTTTTTCAAACAGCGGACACGCATTCAATCTTGCCGAAAAACTTAATAAAACCTTTAATTGCCAGGACTTTTCTGTATATAAACTAACTACAGGTAAGAAAGTCCAAGATGAATCAGAAAATTGAACTAACCAAATACATAGTTAATTGCTTAGGTTATCCCGACGACATCAAAACATTCAAACGATTTATTGCCACATTTTGGGTAAACCCACGAATTAAAGAAAAAGGTGGGCTAAGACTAACCGATCAGGGATTTGAAGCATTTAGCCAACACTTGAAATCCTACAAAGTGGATATGGAAGACAAGAAACAGGTATTTGAAAACCGACATATACTTTGGTTAGACAAATACATAGATTCGCCATTTTATATAGACCGAAAGAGTGTATACGTATTCAGCGAGAAGATGGCAGTACAATTGGTTCTTTTCTCCGGAAATTTGGTTAAATTCGGCTACGCAAAAGACAAGAGTAGCAGAAAAGCCACAGACAAAGTCTCGGAATAGTAGTATACTAATAATACTGTGAAAGACACAGTAAAACACTACTTTTTAAGGATCCAAAATGGCAGAAAAAATCAGCACTAATCGTACAGTTTCTCCAAACGAAGCAAAGGCTGCGGTTCGTAAAGCACTCAAAATCCAACGTCCATTGTTCCTATGGGGTGCCCCAGGCATTGGCAAGAGTGACATTGTTAAACAAATTGGTGATGAGCAAGGTCGTGAAGTCATTGATGTTCGTTTGAGTTTATGGGAACCTACAGATATTAAGGGTATTCCATATTACAATAGTGTAGAAAACACTATGACCTGGGCACCTCCTGCAGAATTGCCCACAGATCCAGACTCAACTGCTATCCTGTTCTTAGATGAGTTGAACTCTGCGGCTCCTGCTACACAGGCGGCGGCTTTCCAATTGGTGCTTAACCGTCGTGTTGGCACATACAAATTGCCAAAAGGCGTTTCAATTGTTGCCGCAGGTAACCGTGAAACAGATAAAGGTGTTACTTATCGTATGCCTAGCCCATTGGCTAACCGTTTTGTTCACTTGGAATTGCGTACAGACTTTGAAGACTGGCACCAGTGGGCTGTTAACAACCGCATTCATGAGCAGGTTGTAGGTTACATTGGTTTTGCTAAAGGCGACTTGTACGACTTTGATCCAAAGAGCGCCAGCAAGTCTTTTGCTACTCCCCGTTCTTGGTCGTTTGTAAGCGAGTTGTTGGGCGATGACGACTTGCCAGAAGGTACATTGACAGATTTGGTGTCAGGTGCTATTGGTGAAGGCCTTGCTATCAAGTTTATGGCACACCGCAAGGTAGCAAAACAAATGCCTAAGCCAGAAGACATTCTGTCAGGCAAGGTTGAGAAAGTCAACATCAAAGAAATCTCTGCGATGTACTCTTTGGCAATTAGCCTGTGCTACGAACTCCAAACCGCAGACCAAAAGAAAGTTAAAGGTTGGGACGGTATGGCAGACAACTTCTTCAAGTTTATGATGGATAATTTCCCAACTGAATTGGTTGTTATGGGTGCCAAGATTGCCCTCACTAACTATAACTTACCATTTGATGCTAGCAAATTGAAGCATTTTGACAAGTTCCATGATAAGTACGGCAAGTACATTATCCAAGCAATGGAGAACTAAAAACGGGCCCGAAAGGGCCTGTTTCGCTTGCTCTTTTAGCAAAAAGAGTATATAATATATACATACACTACAGAAAGGTACCATATGTCTAATACAGCAACAGAAAAAGCCAAAAAAGTAAAGCCTGCCAAAGTCTTTACACAGGCAGAAAAGAATAAGATTATTGACAAATTGATCACGGCTCGTGTGGGCCTATTGTTGCGTCATCCTTTCTTTGGCAATATGGCAACCCGTATGTCGCTTATTGATGCTTCAGACTGGTGCCAAACATTAGCCACAGATGGACGTAACTTTTATTTTAACTTAGAATTCGTTGACAAAATGAATCCTAAAGAGTGCGAGTTTGGTTTCGCACACGAAGTTCTACATAATGTGTTTGACCACTTGGGTCGCCGAGATGGTCGAGATCCTATACTGTCAAATATTGCCGCTGACTATGCTGTCAATCAAATTTTGAAAGACGAGCGTATTGGTGTTAGCCCAAGTTGGATGAAGATCTATCAAGACAACAAATACCGCGGTATGAGTTATGAAGAGATTTACCAACACCTTTACGACAATGCAGAAAAAATTGACTTAACTAAATTAGGTGAATTGTTAGACGAGCATTTGGATGGTGAAGGCGAGGCCGAAGGTGACGGCGAAGAAGTTGACGGCAGTGGCAAAGGCAAAGGTCGTCCTAAACTTACGGCCGAAGAAAAGAAAGCAATTAAAGACGAGATCAAAGAAGCAATGGTAAGTGCCGCTCAGGCCGCAGGAGCAGGTCGTGTTCCAGCAGGTGTTCAGCGTCTTATTACAGACTTTACAGAGCCTAAAATGGACTGGCGTGAACTCCTGCGTATGAATATCCAAAGTATTCTTAAGAGCAATTTTAGTTTCCAGCGTCCTAACCGCAAATCGCAACATAGTGGTGCTGTACTACCAGGCATGACCAATGACGAAACTGTAGATGTGAGTGTCTGTATTGACATGTCAGGTTCTATCAGTGACGCAATGGCCAAAGACTTCTTAAGTGAAGTTAAAGGCATTATGGATGAGTATGTAGATTTTAAATTAGACTTGTGGACATTTGATACAGAAGTATATGGATACAAGCAATTTACAGGCGATACCGCAGATGAAATCATGGAATATGAGTGTAAAGGTGGCGGTGGTACAGACTTTACAGTTAACTGGGACTTTATGAAAGAACAGGGTATTGAGCCCAAGAAGTTTGTGATGTTTACAGACGGTTATCCTTGCGGTAGTTGGGGTGATGAGGACTATTGCGATACTCTGTTTATTATCCACGGTGACGATTCCATAAAATCGCCATTCGGCCAGTACGCACATTATAAATAAAGTAGGTATATTATGGCTTTAGTTAGAGGTAAGGTAAACCCTTTGGCTCTCTTAGAAATGAGAAAGTTAAGGCGTATGCCTCCAAACTTTGCTAAGATGACACTCCGTGATGTTGATCACCATACTGTCAAATTAGTAGAACTTTGGATACTTCAAAATTTAGACAGTCGTTTTTGTATTCGTAAAAACACCGGTTTAATTGACGATAACAAAATGACTACTGTTTTTGAAGTTGGGTTTGAAGAGCCCAAAGAACTAACTATGTTTAGCCTCGGATGCCAAATTTTACATAACAGGAGATGACATGTCAGACGAAGTAGAAAATGCGCCAGCACAAGAAGCACCAAAAGCGCCAGAATTAACTGTAACAGATTTACAGAACATTAGAGCAATTATTGATATTGCCGCAACCCGCGGTACTTTCAAAGCGGCAGAGATGGCAGGAGTTGGGCAAGTATATGCTAAACTTGATGCTTTCTTAAATGCTGTAGTACCAGCACAAGCGGCTCAACAAGCGGCTCAATAAAAGGAAAATACTATGAAGCATATCGGCAGGATGAAAAACAATAGCGCAAGGGTCGTTATCGTATATAGAACGCTACCAGGAGACCCTTATAGTGCCTTAGTAGTAGGATCACAAGGGTTAGTTGATTTCCACCATGACTCTTTGATGAGTGTGTTAGAAAATGACAGCGGTCAGCAAGCAAATGAACTTGCCGATATTCTCGCTGTACGTAGATTTCCAGACGGAAATAACATGTTAGAATATTTACATACCAACGGTCACCTTAAAAAGGTTGCTACCAATATGGTTATTGTAATGCCTAACACAACTACTAACATTCCTTTAGACGAGTTGAACACATTAATTGCCCAACAAAAAGGTGTTAAACTTGAAGAACTTGCAATTATTCCAGAAGGACAAAAGGCTCCTAAAAATAAAACAGAGCCTCCAGAAGAATATAAGAGCAAGTGGGTTAAGGCTAGAGAAGAAAAAGCCGCTAAGGCTTTACAAGAATCTGCTGTTAAAACAACTTCAGCAGATGTTCTCGGAGAAACTGTTAGTCCAGATGAAATGGTTGCTGTCCCAGAAGACGCTACTCCAGAACAACAGGCAAAACTTTATCGCAGTCAAGCAGACAAATTAGCCAAGCAGGCCGCAGAAATGCGTCGAAAGGCTGAGGAGTTAGTTCCGACAGTTAAAAAGAAGGCAAAAGCCGAAGCATAAAAAAAGCCGCTTAACGCGGCTTTTTTATTATACCATTATTTCTATTTTTCCGTAATCTCCAGAAAAATCTTGGAGTGCCTTTCCGATAATTCCCACGTGCGGATCTCCTGATTTTTTAGATTCAGCATATCCAGGAAACTCACTGGTAACCAATAAATCACCTTTCTTAACAGGTCCTTTTATTTTGCAAGGAACACGACCTTTTAATGCTATATATGGAGCAAGATTAGATGGTCCTAAATCTTCATTCATAGCATATGCAGGGTACAAACTAACAACACCTGCTACACTTTCATTTTGATAAGTTCTGCAAATAGTAACTTCATAATCTCCACCAACTACTAATACAGTACCTTCATCATATAATGCATCTGCTTTGTAACGTTCTGCCAAGTCAGCATACGTAGCAATGTTAGTATTTGCATAAACTGTTCTAAAAGGAAAAGCACTACTTCCTACATCAATAGTTCCTGCACCAGTAGGTAATAAAGTATTAGAAATTTGAGGATTTGTAGAAATTACAAAATCGCTCACTGATATAATATTTCCACTATCGTCAATTAGAGATCGAGCAGTTTCTGCTGTACCCCATAAAATAGTATCATACCTTCCATTACCAAAACGAGAAACACCATTATTAAGAGTAGGATTTGAACTGTACAGATTTATTCCGCGTTTAAGATAATCAAAACCTGCAATAGGATTAACAGTACTATTAATTTCAAAAGTATCTGCCGCAGTGATTGCAATTGTTTCTACATTGCCTGTTAAGATATTTTCTACATTATGTTTTAAAACATAGTGTGATACATTCTCAGTATCTACTATTTTTGCTGGAACAATAGCATTTAAACCAGAAATTCCAGTAAATTGAGGTCCTATTAAATTATAATTTGATCCATCAAAAATGTATAATTTTTGTTCAGTGGTATTATACCACATATCACCAACACCTTGGCCGGAAGGTTGAGTAATTGAACTGGTTAATTGAGGAAGACTTCTAAATAAATTACCACTGTATAATTTAAGTTTTTTATTTACAGAATCATACCAAAGTTGTCCAGCAATAGGATTACCTGGAGGAGTACCATTGGCAAAATTTTCTAATAGTTGAACAAAATTTTCATTTATAATTTGACCAAAATTACTATAATTCCTACCTATAAGAGTAAGACTTGTTGTTTGATCAACTGTACCATCGTTAACAATGGTTAATTGTTCGCCTGCTGTGTTTTTTATTACATACGCCATTTTTTATCCTCTTGCAACCTGAACTTCAATCATACCACCATCTACAATACTGTTAATAGCCCTAGCAACAATTGTTCCGGGTTTGGGATTAAATTCTGCTCTTAGCCCTCCTTTACCGTCAGTGACTAACATATCACCTACACTTACATCGCCGCTGACATACACAAAAACTCGACCAGCCAATGCTAAGGGATAACAAAGACCAGGACTTCCACCATTAAGTACAAAAGCAGGATTAATTGAAATAATTCCCGCAACATTAGTACTCATATCTGTTGTAGATAAAGTAATTTCAGCAGTTCCGCCAAACTGCATAACTTGTCCGGGACTATATGTATCATCTGCCATATAGAACTCTGCTAAGTCAGCATAAGTTGAAGATAAAGTAGATCCAGGTGACAAACTCCAGGTACCCGTAATTACTCCTTGTGTATATGGAGATCCGCTAGTAAGTCCGGTACTAATAAGACTAGGACTAATTACTCTAGCAACACTAATATCATCCCCAAACATACTGGTTATATAACTATATCCAGATACTGTTAATGCAGTCGATGTTACAGTAGTTGCTGATACAATAGTCGACGATACTGTAGTTATTGTTGCCAATGGAGATGTTAACGAATCAACTGTCCAACTTCCTGTTAATGTACCGCTACTTGTACTTACACCGGCAGTTATGTAGTTTGTTTGAATACCTAATCCGGGTGCAAAAGATATTCCACCTATTGTACTATTAATTCCTGCTGTATAAACATCTTCTGTATGACGAACATTAAACGAACTTGTAGTGATTACTGCCAGTAACTGTCCTTCATCAAATAACCTAATAGCCGCATGTTCTTGAGATATAGTATCAAATAATGGACTAGATGTAAACTTTGTTTCTCCAAACCCCGCAACTGCTTCTGGGCCAATAAGTTGCCAATTAGTACCACTACCTATACCTAAAAATATTTGGTTGGACGTTGGAGTATACCAAAGATCACCTAGACTCGATGTAGGTGTTGTAGTTGTATTCAGTGTTGTTGTCAACGGTTTCCATTCAATACCGTCATATATTTTTAATTTAAGAGCACCTGAAGAAGTGTCAAACCATGTTTGCCCTTGCAATTTGTTTATTGGTTCTGCTTGCCCTGCAAAATTTTGTAATAGCCATAAAAAGTTATCGTTTTGGTATGCTCCGTAACCAGTAACATTTTTACCAACAAGATATATACTTGAAGAAAACTGTTTATCAACTACACCGTCGGCTACTGATGTAAAAATACTTCCGTTAAAATTGTTAATGGTATAAGGCATCTATTTTTCCGTTATAATATATTAGCAACAAAGGTCCAGGTATTGTTATTTCCAGTACCATCATCTAATACATAAAATGTTTTAATTAAATGGCTAACAATAGGAGTAAAAATAGATCCAATATTTGTACCTGTTGCCGCAACGTCTTGTAAAACACTTTGACTATTCTGTGCCCCACCTTTGTCAACTAATACAGTTGTCTTATTTAAACTTAAAGTAAATGTTTGATATGTACCAGTATAATATTGTGCTAATACATTGCATCTTGTATTGATAGGTAATTTATAAAACTGGCTATCTCTGTAGGGATCTGTTCCACCTATCTTACCATCAATTGGTAACATTTTATTTAAATAACCTATAATAAATTTATTGATATCACTATCTGGAGAATTATATACAGGAGTAATATCCATTGTAATGGTAAATGTTTTTCTAATAGCAGTAGATGACGAAATATCTACTACCAAATTATCAACATAATCTTTTGATACAAGCATGTTTGGAAAGAAAGATCCAAGATTATAATTAGTCATGTCCGCAGCCGACGAACCAATAATAACATTTGGTATACCCGGATGTGCAATACTATCATTTAAACTAATTCTTTGATTCCTAGAATCAATATATAGATCACTACCTGCTTGCACATCAGCATGAATCCTGCCTTGAACAAATGTAGTATCGGTACCAGCAAGAATAAAATAAGATGCTGTAAAAGATGTAAGTGCAGGCAATGCCTGTAGTCCAGGAGCAAAATGTGTGCCTGTACCTAGAGAATTTGTAGTTAGTACATCAACTCCACCAATCTTATAACTTCTATTTTGAGCAAGATCTAAGTTCTCACTGCTAGTCCATGCTGTTGTAGTGCTATACCATACCAGTGTTTTTGGTGTTGTTCCTTCTAATGTGATACCACCACCATCGGCAACTAAATCAAGATTATTACCGTATGCTAAAATAATACTAGCAGAATTAACTTCTAAAATGCTAGTTTTAATATTTGTTGTTGTACCTATAACAGTTAAATTTCCACGTACAAGTGTATCACCATGTATATCTAATGTGGTTTGAGGATTATCTGTAAAGATGCCCATTCGAGCCGAAGCAGTGCCAATAAGAGAAATAGCAGGTGCAACTCCATTACCGGTCCCACCATCAAACCAATTATATCTTAATTGGAAATTTTCATTAGGATTGGCGACCCAGATAACACTAGTAGCAACTGATCCTGTATCTTCTACCAATAATTTCATGTTGGTTTGCGTTCCGATTCCTAATCCGGCATTATTTTTAATGTCTATCGCACCAGTTGTTTGTTCATAGACATTTTTTTGGATAAAAGAACTTGTTGATAAATTACTCCAATTTGTTGCATTTGTAGCAGTACCATAAATTGTATAACTTGGATTTAACGTTATTCCAGGGTATAATGTAGTTGTTCCCAAGAACGGAACATATGGATTACCTTGGTTTAATGTAAGTTGTACATCGGTTGCGACTGCTAATAGTGTTCCTGCATTATATAATGCAGATACAGCGTTATCATTAAGACCATCTTTCTGATACTCAACAAACCATCCAGACTGACCTTTTCCTAAAGGATTAAATTGTTCAGAAGTTTTATACCATGTAGTGCCGTCAAGATATCTTAATTCCTTAAGTGTAGGATTCCACCATAAGTCTCCTTGAACACTACCAGGAGGTTCTGCGTTAGGCTCTTTTTCAATTGGAGTTGAAGATGCAAAGATCACAGGACTGCCAACTGGTTTAAAATCAGAAAGTGCACCGGAATATACCTTTAGTCTCTGCACAGAAGTATCGTACCATAATTGTCCAGATATAGGATTGCTCGGAGCCGCTATGTTGGCAAAGTTTTCAAGTAATTGAACAAAATTTTCATTTACATACTGACCATAGGCGTTAACATTTTTACCAATAAGAGTGATACTCGAAGATACCTTATCAAAACTTTGATCGGCTACTACTGCGAGTGTATTTCCATTGGATAGTGTTATTGTATACGACATTCTTTTATACCTTAAGTTTTAATTATGTAATTCATGGCCAAATATGGATTCATAACGTTAATTGAAATTGATTTATCAACAATTGTTTTGGCATTAGTTCCTGTTGATATTGTACCAGTTGATAAAAACACTGTTGATGTTCCGCCTACCACGGCTGCGGCTGCACCAGGTGTTGTATTTCCCGGATCAGTTATAATTGTAGGAGTTATTGCACCCGGAACTCGGCCGGCCGGTATATTTCCAAATTGATTGTTAGTAGTCATATCATCATAACCAATAACACTTCGACCTCTTAGATCAGGTACTTTAACTAATGCATCAGTTCCATAATTTTTTGCAATTACTTGATATAATTTTGGATATTGACCGCTACTTATTTCTCGACCGTCACATAATAACCAACCATCCGGAACAACCAGTCCTGCAAAAGGAACAACAGTTCCAGCAGGTAACAAACTTTGTATGACATCGGCAAGAAACTGTTGTCTTTCAATTTGAACTATATTTGTTGTAATAGTCGTTGTACCTGTAGTCTCTACACCTAAAATAGAAAATTTATTACCTGTAGGAAATCCTTGTGCATTTTTATAAAAATATGACCAATCGGTTGTTGATGTATTCAACGAAGCAGGTTTATTTGTTATAGCAGATGTTTGAATAGTTGCTGAAAATACGTATGTACCTGCTTGTCCTTTGTAAAGAATATCAGCAGAAGTAGCAATATCTCCATTAATTGCAAATAAACTTGTATTTGTCAGACTATTTGCAGTTTGAGCAGTACCGCCTAAATTTCCTTGAAAACTGTCAGCATACACAAATCTAAATTTAGCACTAGAACTTCCAATATCAAATGTGTTAGTTAAAGGACTTCCAGAAGTTCCGGGTAATATAGCAGGGCCAACTTCGCCGTTATTCCAATTTACATAAAGTTGTCCGCCAACTGTTAAATCATCACCGCTAGTAATTGTTCCTGTACTAATAATAGTGCTTGCTAATAAACTACCATTGAATGTAGATCCAGTAGAACTGACAGTTATTTTTCCACCAACTAGTGTATCACCGCCAACTTCTACTCCACCAGATGTTACAGCAGGCGGACGGTCGGGTATTCCTATTCCTATACTTTGAGTACCGCCGTCTAATCGCAATAACTTATTAGCCACTACACCATTGTAAACCGTGAAAGTAATTATTCCGCCGTCTTGCGAAGTGTTAATGATTTGAGATTCTCTGGCTAATGAAGGATTAACTTTAAGATTGAGTGCATGTTTAGTATCAGAACCTAGAACAATACCGTCGTTGACTGTTAACGCGGCTGTAATTCTATTATTAGTATCGTTTCTTACAAAATTATTAGCAGGAACATAGGCATTACCTGGGCTAGTTACATATAAATTTTTTGCCGCATAGGCTGTGGCATTAAGTCCCGCATTGTTAAGTGAAGAAACATTTATACCAGGAAGAATATTTGTAAATCCTGCAATCTTTGACTGCGGAATAAATGTATCATTACTAATAATTTCTAAAATATTGCCGTCAACAAAGTTTTTAATAATTTTATGTGGAACACCAAAATTGTCATTAATAGTATCAGGAAAACTACCTGTCTGTAATGTACCGCTAAAACTTGGCCCAACTAGTGTCCAATTGTTAGTTGTACCGTCAGTATTAATATATAATTGACCCTGTGCTGTATTGACCCAAATATCTCCTGCTTTAGCCTGCCCATAAGTGGCATCTCCATTGGGCGGAGTTGACTGTGCCCAAACTCCACTGGCTGGAGCCCAAGATGTGCCTGTGCCGTCAATATTAATTCTTAAAACAGGAGTATCAGTATTTGAAGTATCAAACCATAATTGTCCTCGAACAGGTCCTTTAGGTTTTTCAGTGCTCGCAAAATTTTCTAACAAATGTAAAAAATTTTCACTAATTGCTTCGGCATAATTAGATGCATTTTTTCCTACAAAATTAATAGACAATGTGCGATTAATGCTACCATCATCAATAGTAATATATCCGTTAACAAGATCTGCATGGTTTACTTGATAAGACATCTATTACGCTCCTACACCACTAATACTTTGTATTCTAATTGTGTAATCAATCTGAATCATTCTGTTTAAGGATTTTTGTACAGGATGGAAAATAACATGAGTTAGTAATACTGAGTTTCCTGCGGCATCTGTGCCTTTTAATCCTAGTTCATCAAACACATATTTGCCGTCTAAATTAGCACTATTATCAAAAGCATTTTGCCCACTTGGCTCACCAAAATCTAATAAACAACTTACTAGTAAATCTGTATATGTGTTCCCTAATATATGTCGTGTTTCCATATAATTTCTTGTAGGATCTACGTTAGATGTATTAGAAGCATCAATAATCTTTGTATAAGTTTCGTTATATAGGGTAGCATTTGTGCCAATAGTATTAGGAGTTAGATATGTAATAATTCCGGTAGGATCTACACGGCTTCCGCCATTACCAAAACTCATATTTGTAATCATACCGTAACCCATGTTAGCAACACTGTTTACAAGAGCAAGACTAAAGTTTTCGTAATGGATAGCATTACGTTTATTCACGTAAACTTCTTGAGTTTCAGGGTCAAATATTTTTATATGTCCTTGTACTTTGATTCCAGGAAGTTCAGTCATCTGGGAATCAAGGTCTTGTGATTGTTGTGGATTTACAGGCATGTTTTTATTCTCATTGTTGTCCATAGTAATATTTATCTGGCAGTGCGGCCGGTGATCTTGACAGGAATGTCACTTGAGGAGTAGCATTTTGATGCATCGGATCTACAGGAATGTTATGTAGTACAGTTGATGTAGAATGTATTTGAGCGTACATGCTTTGACCATACCTTGAAACTACCTTAATCCTAGATCCCAAAGTTAATATTGTTCCAGTATTTAATATTAGTGTTCCGCTTGAGATATTATATTCTCCCCCCAACAGTTTATTAGACTGAATCCCTTCTGCACTTGTTTCATTACTATCGTATGCAATAGTAACATTTGTCTGGATGGATTTGGTTCCAGGTTTTCTTAATAAACGACCCTGATAATAAACATCATACGCAGTTGATGTAGAATTTTTAACTGTTAAACTAGATATATTATAATGTAATGTTGCTGTATTTGTTACATTGGTCATCCACTCTTGCTGAGCATCTTCAACATATAGAGTTTGGTAAGAACCTTGGTCAATAACTGTAGTACCAGCAGGATAACTATCACGGATGCCTGTACCTAAACTACCTCGAACTAATTGTGTTAATGTGTTTCCTGTAATGCTATAGAACTGAATACGTTCGCCGTTTATAATGATAACCCCCGGAATAAACTTAGAAAAATTAGGAGGTGTAAGAACTGATGCATTTATAAGTTCAATAGAAGTTGCTGTAGATGTAAGTGTAGTAGCAAGTTGGGTAGAATTAGCGGCACTGATCCTCTTATAGGTTGTTCTACCTAGATTATCTAAAAACAATCTGTAACCTAATACCTTATCGGTATCTAAAATATTGCTTACACTTGTAATTGAAATTTGATCAGTTCTTTGTGGCACAAATTTATCAGCCAAAATAACTTGATTTGAATTAATTATACTAAAATCAAAATTACGCATCAAAGGCTGTCCATTATATTCTACCCATAGATATTCGGGGCCTGCTACATTTCTACTTAATTGGAATCTATTTCCTGTGCCCCCTAAATATCGTTCAGTCCTAATTAAACTAGAATCATGATTAGTAAATGAATGAACTACAATTGTACTAGTGCCGATGGTATTAACTGTTACATTCAAATTGTTATTTGATATTGTAAATTCATAATTTAACAACACACATATAGCAACTACATCACCTTTTTTAAGTACATTAGGTAAAAATTGTATTCTATTTTCATTTTGTACTAATTCAAATTCTACATTAGGAGTTACAGGAGATCCATTTACATAAACTTCTATAACTTTTTCCGAAGGTACTCCCTGTCCCCAATTATAATCAGTATTCAATGAATAACTTTCTGTAACTCCATCTGCTGTAAAATATACAGTAGCAGGGGGTAGCAATCGTTTACCATTTTGTTCAACAATAACCTGTGTATGATATGGTTGAATATTTTCTGGAGGATAAGTCAATGCCCAACTGTTTTCTCCAGGTTGAGCAATAATTGTTTGACTTCGAACTTCACTAAATGCTTTAATTGGTGCGGCAAACAACCATATCTGTAAGACATCGTTTTTAGATAATAAATGTGTAAGAGTAACTCTCGTTCTAAGATTAACAGCAGATAATACAAAATCTGTACCCTTTACTAATTTTACACCATTTAGCGTAATGTACTGGTCATGTACATCAACTAATCGAGGAGCCATATCGATAATCGATGTACTGGTTGTAGCAATAATAACACGTTTATCTAATATGTTTGTACCACCAACTCCTAATGTTTTTACAGATAACAATCCAGAAGTTCCTGTGGTTAGTGTTATTGTTTGATTAATATAATTTATAGAATACCCAGTAATAATATTATTGTTGCATAGCACTTCAACTGAATCTGCATTTGGAGGAGTTGTTCCTAAAGAATAAGTTTTTGTAGCAGGATCTGCTATATAAGTTCTAAGTACACTTAGTGCAGAGCCAGTTGACGGTTGGGTATAAACACTAATACCTAAACTTTCAGATACCCTACCTGGCAAGTTTTCTTCAGGGCCATAACTATTATATCTTGATACCAGATTATCACCATCTATGATTATATCGTCTAATAATGGAGATGGATTATCTGCAACTCCAGAAGTTACTTTAGTTGTAAATTCTTGTCCTCCAGAAATATAAGTATCTAAGTCAGGATCTACAATTGGTATCGAACCGTCGCTAGTTGCAAGCCTAAAATCAACTATTTGCGGAGTTCCTGGCAAATAAAATTTAACAGGAAAATTTAATATAAATTCTGTTCCCGAGTTTAATATAACAATCCTCGGACTACCAGTACTGATAGAAGTGACATTAAATGGAGTTGTAATTCCATCAATGTAACATAACCATCCGCTTGTGGTAATTTGATTGGTAGCAGTGTTTGCCGGTATATTAAAGGAAATTCTTTCATACGGGCCTCCTAACTCTTCAGATGTAACTATTGCTTCTCGGTCAATCTCAATAGGACCAATCGAACCATCTGGAGTTAATTGATGAATATTAATTGTATTTGTATAACCATCTGGCTGAATTATACCATTGACAAGTTCTAAATTACTTGATGTAGTGTACGTGCTAGTCCCATATATTCTAATATTATTGACATAAACAGTTAATGTATTACCAATCTGCGGAACGTAGTTTAGTGTATATACCGATGTATTTGCACTACCAATTGTTTGATACAATCCAGTTTCAGTTTCGTAGTCGTCCCAATTGTTAGATCCATAAGGAGTAGAATCATAGCCTGTCGATGATACAAGAGGAAGTGTATCTACAGTAACACCAGGATATTCTAATCCTGCCATTAACATTGTGGCTGTATTACCAGGCATTCCCGATTCTGGTTTATAGTAGTCACGAATACGATCTACTGCATGGTATAATCCAATGTCTTTAACATAGTTAACCACAACTGTTGCCGTGTATGGAGGAACATTTACTAGTTTGACTTCACCATAACTCTTTGTATAACCGTTAAATGTTTCTGTGCCAATATTAAAACTATAAGCATCAGACAAAAGTTTAATACCATTAACAGTAATATTAGTCAATGATTTTTCTGGGGTAGGAGTCCAGGTTAGTTTATAAGTATCCGAATAACCGTTAGCACGGAATGTATCTTCTGTTTGTGCAGAATTAATTTCATTATACCCAGACACTCGATCAAATTTTAATGTAATTGTCTGTGAGCGAACAAGGCCATTACTCATTCTGATACCAAATCTTGCTGGAGTTAATGTTGTTGGTCCGCCTCCTAGTAAAGTCATTATTGGAGTAGCCGCATATCCAGAACCGGGATTTGTAATAATAACTTTAGTAACTTTACCTTGGCTGATGTAAGCCTCACCGGCGGCGCCCGATCCGCTATCGCCGGGCGCCGGGCTAAACACTACTTGAGGTGCGTATTGATAGCCCGATCCGCCGCTATAAATTTCTACACTATCAACATGATAGGTATAATTTTTATACCATTCGCGCCATGGTGATTTTAACATCAATGAATTACCTAATTGCACAGGAACAAATTTCTGTGTTAAGGTATTATAAACAGCCGGTGTGTCAAAATCAGTAGTCAATGACTGTGTAAAATCTGTAGCAGTATAATTTGCCTGAAAATTACGAATTTTTGTATGATAAGGCTTGGTTTCATTGATATATTGTTCATAATATGTCTCATTATTGAGTCTATATGTAGGACGTTGGTCAAGAGCACCTGCATTATTAACCACAGTAATAAATGATGTTTTGAATGCCCAATCTACAAATTTCTGTTCTGTCAAAGCGTATTTGACCAATTTAAACATTAGTAAATTAGTGTACTTAGAATGTTCCTGAGTAGCAAGACTTAATAAACCGTTAATAATATTTTCAGTTTCTATATCAGGCTTTTGATCATACTTCAATTGATCAAACCCAATTTGATAATCAAACCCAAATTGATTATCCCAAATCATGTCACTAATTTGAATAGTTCCATTTTGTTGATAAATTAGATCAAACTGATTATCAAATGTTCCTGTAGTTCCATTTGTTTTCCTTAAAATAATGTAACGACCATCGCCTGCATTATTAACTTTAACGTAAGTTCCGGCTTTAACATTTTCTATGTATGCTAGTTCATATATACTATCAACTGTACTTCTAATATCTTGATTTTTATTGTATGTTGGATCTTTCCAATCAATATACGACCAGTATTCTGGGGTATTCCAACTTTGGGTTTTGATTCTTGAATAAACTTTATTTGTATAATCCCATGTATAGTAACTCCAACGATTATTAACAGTTTCGTCAGACTGAACTAAAACTGTAAAAGGTCTTACAATAACCGCAGGAGCAGATGTATAATTTTTTCCAGGATTCTTTATTTTAGTACGAACAATTTGTCCCACAGTGTTTACAAAAGTAATGATTTTAGCATCTACACCATCACCTATAATTTCTACTGTAGGGCCTATCCATAATGTTGGATTGTCGTTTATATCATACTCTATAGGATAAAGTTTACCATATCCGTATCCTGCGGTTGTAATAGTTACTCCGGTAATTCTTCCATAAGTTAGTGAGACTGATAAAACAGCCTGTGCCAATTTTCTTGTTATAATAGTTTGATCTCGTGCTACTACAGAATCAACTACTACATCGTAAACACCTTCGGCAGGTTGGGCATAGGCTTCACTTGAGGTAAAATAATTTATATTGTCAATACCAACAAAATTAATAGTACTTAAAGTTGCATTACTATACTCAGTGAGTGTTCGTAGAGCGGCGAATCTATCTTTAAAAATACTTTGTCTAGGACGAATACTTACGCCATATTTTAATCTATCAGATAGTGCAGGATCAGGTACAGGATTACCTAAACTATCTCTTCCTAATAGACTATCTTTGAATTTTTGGATTAAGGAATTATTAAATTGACTACTGGAATTGCCTTCTTGTACTAACAACCATTCTGTATGTTTATTACCTACATTATTAGTAGAGTCCATATCAATGTTTAGATTGATAGTAGTTCCTACAACACTAGGTTTCATATTTGTTAATGATAACGCATTATTGGCAATCAAAGATACATATTTCATTCCTTGCGATTTAGGATTTGCAATTAGTTGAGAGACATTATATGCACTCATGCTTCTACCAGGTACCTGTGGTATAGTAATTTTATTCTTAACCCAGAAATAATATATATTGGTTAGAGCATTTGTAGTGGCATTATAAACTTGTTTAATACTAAGAACAGAATTAGAAGGAAACTTAGGTTGTCCGCTTATATTCTGGCCAAGCCCTGCATTAGTATCTGCAATTGCACTCCACTGATTAGGCATATTTGTACTAGACACCCATTCATAAACATCGATCGTGCAACCAGGGAATAAATTACCCCAAGAATTATTTCTAAAATCTAATTCGCCTTGTTCATACCAAACATATTTTACTGAGTTAAGATCCCACCATAACTCTCCAACATGTTCGTCTAACCAATTTGTATTGGTATCTACAGTTACACCAGGGACACCAATAGAATAAACCGCAGGATCAAATGCTGTTTTGTATTTGATTTCTTGATCAGCCAGTGCCGGAATACGACCTTTTAACGGATCATAAATTTCAAGATAGTCTACTATAGTCTGTTGAGTAGTATCGATTGTTTTTGCAGTTTTAACTTTAGTAAGATTTATAAGATTATCTTCTTGCCTTAGTATATTCCATGTAAGGTTTGAATGGTCGTAGATATTAAAATAACCAACAGATTCAGTTTGATTTACTTGCCCTGGAGATCCAATAAGGGCGCAAAAATTAGAAGCCGCTATACTAGATCCAAAATTTTGATAGGATGTAGGTTTAGGATTTTTAACTTCGTGAGCAAAGTAAAATTTGTTGTCTAATCTTTCAAATTCATAAACTGAGCCATTCCCAATAATACTCTTAGATTTAAATTTTGTTGTTTTCCCGTCAAACGTTGTAGGAGTTACTGTAGGCGTACTATTAGGATCATTTATATAAGAAGATTTATAGGTATTACTATATTTTTCAAATGTAATATCTGGTTGAGTCGATGCTTGACTACTAGAAATATATAAAGATTTACCATTAGGCGAAATTGATAAATTTGATCCAAAGAAAAATCCGGAATTATCAAAAGGACATACTAGTGTTTGGCTGTAAACAAACTCATTGTAAACACGTGAAAATACAAACACTTTTCCAACCTTGTAATCTGTATCTAAAGAACCAGATGCGCTTATAAACAAAAATCTGCCTGTGTTATCAATCAATATTGAATTACCAAAACCTACACCGGTATAGGTAACTCCTAAATCGATTGCTCTTATGAGTTGTGTATTTGTAAATCTAGAATTAATAGGTTCATAGGTAAAAATATAAACTCCGCCAGACCCGTCAGTTAACCCAGGAGCACTTACTGCTAAGTTATTTCCTTTTAGATCTCCAGATATAGCATACCCAAATTGATCGCCAGACACAGGTTGTTGTTCTATTGGATCTAATTTATGTTGTGTGTTAGTAATTGTATTAATATATACTACTGTATTTGTAGTGGTAACAGAATATCTCGACCAATAAACTGCACCTGCATTAGAATTTTGACCAGGGCTAGTGACCGCCAGTAATTTTTCACTAGGAGATATATTTCCTAAATATAGATCATAACCGAAATAAGCATTACTTTGAGGCTCAGGGCTAGTAATAACAAAATTATTTGTTACTCTTTCGTAATCATAATTTATAGTTTCCCATTTAACTAAACCTTGGTTAACATAAGTTCCTGTTGCGGCATTGATTGTTACACTATAGAATGTTGAGGTACTTGTAGTGTATTTTACTCCGCTAGCATATGGTGCACTTGCTATTATAATATCGTTATCGGCATCAAACGCCACTGCTTTACCAAATCCAGACGAACTGGTTGTGCTATAGTAAGTCCCAATTTTGTCAATATTTAATTTAATTTCAGATACATTTACAATAGAATTAGTACCTGTGCCATTCTTACGTAACGCATAGACTAGCCCATCAATTCCTGTAAAAGTATTTTGATAATTTGGAGCACTGACAATAATTTTTTCACCAGTAGAATCTATGATAATACGCTCTGAAAATCTAGAATTAATGCTAGACCCAATTTCTATTGATGTAGGCTGATATGAAGAAATATTATATGGTTGTTGTTTTTCTAAAACAAGCCACCTACCTGAGCCGTCATTATCAATCCATAGTTTTTCACCGTACCCGAGAGAGTTTATTAATGGGTGATTAGCAATATCATCTATAAACTCAAATCTAACTGATACAAATTTAAATAGGATTCCTATACCTGGAAAAAATGCAGTGGGCAAAGTTGTAAGTATTGACTTAACAATAAATTGTGTATTAGATACAATTTTTTGAACTTGATAAATTCCATTGATAGTATTATCAAATTGTGTTATATTAATATAATCATTTACTTTTAAATTGTGTGTGGAATCTGTTGTAATTAAGAGAGATGATCCTTGCACAACAATAGATGCATCAACAACAACTGCTGGTAATTTTGTATGCCTATAAACATCCCAGCCAAGATTTTCTGTAAATCCTATCCATATAGTATCTCCATCAGATAATCCTCTACTATTAGATATATTGGTTAATGTTGCTTTATTAAAGGCTGTTGCAGTTACATCATTTAATCTAACATATCCTGCATACGGTAATTTGAATACATCAGAATATACTGTTGATGTAGTATCAAAAGGTCGGCTATTATAATTGTTAGGTTTAATTATTAGGTCTGACGGGGTTTGATAGATACGAGTTTGGAATGCAGAACTGGCAAATGCAGTTGGAATAAATTCAATTATTTGAGGATTTTGTTCAAATTTTGTTTCATCCAAATTTAATTCTATACTATAATCAGTATCAAATGATCCAAATTCTCCTACTCTGAATGCCCACTCTTCATAATAATCTATATAACTATCAAGTGTTTGTTTACTAGCCTTTGCTAGTTTAGTAATTGAATTACGTGTGCCTTTTTCTCTAATAAATCCTTGATAAAATTTATATTGGCTAACTGGATTGGCAAAGATATTATCAAGATATGGTCTAGGTGTATAACCAATTAAGTGCTGGGCTAATGCCTGTTGATTGGAATCAAAGTTATCAATATCAAGACTATAGAAATCCTGGAATTGATTAATTTTATAATCAAAATTAGGTAACAATTGGGCCGTAGGTTTTTTGTCTAATAATTGCCAATCATTAAAATTAAATGAACTAACTCCAGTTAGTTTTTTAATTGCAGAATAATAATTACCAGAATACAAAACTACATCGCCGGGATGGTAATCTGTATATTCAGTCCAATTGTCAACCATTGCTTCGTCATAGATAAATCCAGGACTATATAAACTACCGTCCCATTGAGAAGTTCTAAGACCATTTAATTTTAATCTACGTTGACTATATCCAGTTTCTACATTGTAAATTATGTCGTTAAACAAACTGGTATTATTAAAAATAAGATTATGTTCTTTTTGAACACTATTAAATCTAATAAAATAAATTCCATCATTTGTATTTCTAGTTGATACACTTATTGTACCGTCCTGTCTTATTGCATTTAGGTTATGGATCGGTAATGGTTTCCCATCTGCTTTTAAGACACTATATTCATAGGCTGTATTTCCTAGATCGTCAACCATTGCTGTAGAATTTTGATACTGTAAACTATTAGCAAAAGGACTTAACGTTATTATACTATTAGAAGACCAACCTTGACTGGCCCAATATAAAAATTCTTTTCCGGTGTAGTTCCAATTCATGATATCATTTAGATCAGAATTGTATTCGTCAAAAATTACACCTTGACTTTCTAACCAAGAACCGTAACCTACAATCAAGTCGTAAACTTCTTGGTAAGTTGAAAATGTAACACCATAAGGTGTCACAACAGGAGTTGTATCAAATTTAACAGGAGTATTTACAGAAATACCGCCTATGTGCGGCAGAGCCGGTAATGGTTGGAAATAATTTATATTAAATGTAGAACCGCTGGTATGACCAACTTTTGCTCTATAATAACGACCGTTATAATATACTACTTGTCCTGCTTTATAAAATATGTATCCTGTGTTAGCCGTTACTGCTGTTGATAGTTCTCCGGGTGTAAGACCCGAATCAGTAGGACTACTTGCCGCCCATTTGACAAAAGGTTCACTTGCCCCGCCAATAGTAATTGCTCCCCCGGGTATAGGAGTAAAAGATGTAAAATAAGGTTCAGTATTATCGTACCCTCGTAAAATATATCCCGTATCTGTTTTTTGTATTATAATTCCAGATACACCTATACTATCTACAACACTACTTTGATTTAAGAAAATTTGATAGTCTTCGTTACTTAATGCAACTCCAGGATTAACACTGGCCGGATTAATAGAATCAATTATTATTTCTAATTTATCTTTGCTGACAAATCCACCTACCTTGGTCAACAATTGCATTGTCATATTAGATAGATAAGTTTTTAAGTCAGCAATATAAGTTAGACTTTTAATTTTTCCTGTTTCTACAAGCATAGCAGAATAACCTGTTGCTCTTACAATAGAACCATTAATAGTATCACCATAGATTACTAGATCAGATAATTTTAAAAAATTATTAGTTTCACTATAAACATACTGTGATGCAGGATTTATACTTATTCTACTGGTATCAAACATCAAACTAGCATAATTGGCAGGATTACTTAAAGCCATTAATATTTGAATACTAAATGGATAGTGACTACTTCTACGCCATGCTGTTTCAACAGGTCCTTGATCACCAAATTTCCAATTTAAATTAATTGAATTAGGATTTACATTTTGTGCTATGTTAGAGGCAGCAGGATCTAACAAATTGCCGTATTCATCTACTGGAATAATTTTAGATAACCCTGTTCTTACGTATAAAGGATTTATACGAGAATTCATAGGATCTCTGACGTAACCCTTTTCAAGGTCATCCCATAGAATTAAATTTCCGCTGGTATATGGAGCAGGGCCGTAGGTATCAATCCACCATGCAGGCATTTCACTAAATCCTAACATTTCCCACGGAGTTAGATGGGGAGTAGTTGTATCAAAATAATAAGAATAAATTCCTCTATGGTTTCCATACAGCGGTATTTTAGTTGCAGGGTCATTTGCTGTTATAAAATTCCATGTTTTAGGATCATCAGAATAAGTGTCATTTAACTCATAATCAAATCCATAAAAATTATTCCATTTTAAGAATTGACTTCTTAAAATATTATTAACTGTAGTCTTTACTATTTTAGTTGTTCTAAAACGCCCAGGAGTTACAGAGTGAATGTTTATAAGTTCTGGATTATAATTAACTTTAATATTATTGTAAATTCTAGTTTCTAACTCTAATATTATCTGATCTCGATAATCATTAAATGCTAAAGAGATACTGCCGTCGTGACCTCTAATTACTAGTTTAGGATCTCCTGAATACGAATCATCATAATAAATTGCAGGAGTAAATTTAGGATATAGACCTAATTTAGTAGGTGTAGGAGGAATAAAACTACCATCAGTACTAGGATAGTCGCAAATAATTATTTTATCTCCCTTGACCAACGGTTTTGTAATTACAACTGTTGGGTCGTACTGATCAAATATATAATCATGCCCGTAAAATAATTGATATTCTAGTCCAGTTGATGCCGGAACATGGTAAACAATAACTGATCTAGGATTATTAACTCCGGAAACATATGTAGAATTCAATCCGTACATAGTGTTACGAGAATCTGTAACTGTAATAGTATTCGAAATTACATCAGGCCCGTAAGCCAACATATCTGAATGATAATATTGGGACGACGGATTCTTAGCCAAATTCATATTATGAAGAATTATATCAACAGCCTTAGAGGGTTTATAGATTCCTTTTAAAGCAGTTGCTTGTGATATAAATCCTAATTTGAATTGATTATAGTGACGTTCTACAGTAGTGACAGCAGATATAACATTGTGTGTTTGGTCAGTAATAAAATATCCTGCAAATGCTAATGGATTTTTATTTTTTATAAGACGAGTACCATAAGAGGCAAAATTAATTAGATCTCTACTGTTATTAGATCCTAGATAATTTCCTGTAAATTTAGGATTACGATCTGCCATTGATTTAAAATGGTCAGTTAGTTCAGATAGTGTAAATTCTTGAATATCACCATTCATTGGATTGTTTAGCCATCCAGGAGATATTTCATAAAACCCGTTGCTATTAGGAACAGCATTTCCATAAACTTTGAATAAAATATGATCAGTAGTTTGAATAGATTTTGTAAACAGTACAAACAATCTAGAGGTATCTACATATCTAGTATAATCAATATTTTCAAAAAGTTTAATATTATTACGATATACTTCTAGTGTTAGGCTTTGATAAGCCGGAAAATCAACACATGTTATTTCTAAAACAGTTGCAGGAGAAGTAGGAACTACTGATTGTAATATAGGAGTTGTATATGATTGAGATTCTTCCCATATGTTTATATAACTATATCCTGTTGCACTATTTTTCTTCAAATAATTTGTAGATAACGAAATATAAGAAGTTTGATTCCCATTAACAACTGTGATTTGATCTTGAGTAAAATAATTTTCAAATAGATAAAATGCTTGATCAGCAACACTTTGATACTTTAAAGGAAAACCTAAAATACTATCACTAACGCCGGTACCAATTCCGTACCCAAATATTTTTGTTCCTGTAAAATTACTTTGATATTTTGCTGTGTCACTTAATCCGTAACCTTCGCTATCAAATACATCAAATCTAGGTGCTTGATTTAACACAATCTTTTGTTGAGCATATACCCATTGTATTCCATCAAACCACCAACTAGACCCCTTGTGTTTAGCTCCTTGAGTAATAACAACATTAGTACCTATAGAAAGTTCTGTATCTTCAACTAATGCAATTTTTAATTTACCATCTACCTGTACAAAATTAACAATCCAAACTCGTCGATTAACATAGTTGTCAGTGTTTGCTGTAAAAATGATTCTATCACCGTTGGCCAGTTCCACTCCATCTACATAAAAACCTTCCGATCCTTCTATAGAATTAAAGACATCAGTTGTAGTACTATCAAGATGTTGCACATTTTCAACTGCTAAAGAACCAAAATTAAATAATTGTAAATTAGGAAGAAATTCTACAATAGGTCTCTTTGCTCTCAACTCTACTGGCAATACCGGAGTTCTGTTATTATATGTTGCAGAAGAAATAATTACATCTTCGTGAAACCATCTATTGTATCTAGTCCAGGGATTTCTATCAATGCTTGATCGATCAATAGTAACATATTCCGGAGTTAATGGAGCATTAATAAAAGTATCAAAAGGATAATCGTCAAACGGAGCACCGTCAAAATTATCATCTAAATTGCTGATAAATTGTTCGGGAACTTCTAGAGATGCCGCATTTATTAATTTAATTTCAGATCCCACACCTTCAACAAAATACTCACCAGTTTGATATTCTGCAGGGGTAATATTTCCGGCAAAAGAAACACGCATACCATTAGAAAATATAACTCCGTTTCCTGATGTAAAGGTTGATTTACCAATAATATCATTTACAACATTTAAATTGCTATTATCTTCTATAGACTCAATAACGATCTCGCCGCCATTTAACACATTGTCTTCGGCAACATAAAATAATTTTTTAGGTGTGTTTTCGTCTACAGTGAAAATAATTTGACCATGTGAAATTCCGTTAGTTGTTATAACACGGAAAGGCGAATCAGTACCTGCAACACGTTGTGTTTTAATCCAGAATTTTTTTGTACTTCTAATGTTAAAAATATAAGTAACACCTCTATAAAGTGTTAACTGGGGTGCTTCAGTTAAACCATCAGGAGTAAACAAAAAATTACCGTTAGCATCACTAACCGTATAACTGCTAATAGTATTTTTTAATTGACCAGTGACCGTTACAACATCAGGGCCGTAAGGCATCCAATAATATTTTTCAAAGTTAACTAATTTGTCCCAATTTATATTTGGATTATAAGAATAAAATTCAGGATTAAAAAGTTTACCTAAATTTGAAACATTAGCACCGTTAAATTTTAATTGATTAATTAAGTCGTCATAAGCCAATGTTTCTTGGGGCTTTAAATTAGCATCATTTACAATGAGAGCAGGCTCAACCTGATATGCAGATCTTAAAGGTGAATTGGTAGGAATATAATTGTCAGTAGATGGATTATATGTAGGAGTATTTTTAGTCCCTACCCATCCATTAACTCTTTCAACTTTAGCCGGTTCTAAGTATTGATCAATTGTGCCTGCTAGGAATTTGGCATTTCTATCTGTTTTAAAAATAGTAGGTAATAAATCAATAGTTCTTCTATTTGTTGAAGTACTTCCTAAATATGATACCTTTGAAACATTAGCGGGCATTAATACACTCCTACAGAACTGGTTACTATTGTTGCTGTTGTCTTGATTTGTGATGCTGTTATGGCTTCTATTATTTCAATATCATTAACAGTTGCACAACTAACAAATATCTCATTTGTCTGACAGGCAATTTCGTAAAGACTGCCGAATGGTATATCTGATTTTGGCACAATAATAAAATTAGTAATATAAGGGGTTAACAAATTCATGATATATGTAGATAATTCACTAAAATAAAAAGTCTGGCCAAAATCCCAATTATCTAATTTAAAGAAATCAGTTATGCCTCTTATAACTTTTATTTTTATATCGTTATCTGAAATACTTAACGAATTATTTTTTACCACTCTAAATACTGCCTGTAGATTTAAAGGTGCTTGTGGGCCAAATAAGGGTTTATACTTTACTGACTGATAAATCAATTGATCGCTAATAGATTTAATAGGTTCAAGAACCAAACTATAATTTTCTTCTAATGAAGAACTAGTGGGCGGCATTGGTTCCGAACCAGTACCTGATGCCAACCAAGATCTATATACAGTATCATAAGATCCTGTCAACATATAGATATCAATTAGATTAGTTTTACTAGGGTCTAATCTCCTGTCGTCTGCACTATTATGTTGATAATGGAATTTAAGATCTCTACGTCCTATTTTAGCAAAGTATTGAGGTTGCAGAGTAAATGGAGTTGGTGTAAATTTAGAATACCGAACAACAACATTTACTGCAGAATCGTAAAGATAATATAGTTGTCCTTCACGTAATAGTAAAGAAGGAATCGATGTTTCGTTGGGATATGCAATAAACATAGAAGGATCTACTATTGAATATCGTAAACCATCGGAACTTGATTGAAAATAAACAAACTGATAATTGTAGTTTGTTTGAGCATTTATGCTATCAGGCTGAACAATAAGGTCAAAACTATCAGGGTCATCTATCTTGCCGTCATCTTGAGAATCGTAAAAAGATATTTTAACCTTCTTAGGTTCAATATAACCATCGGCTTCAATGATATTATTATCTAACTGCCATAAGTAATCTACTCCTAAACTATATGGAGATATTCCTTTATCGTTAATTTTTAATACAGTTATTATATCTTTAATAATTGTGTTAGATACAAAATCATATTTTTTTGCTGTATTATCGTAATTAAACGAGGTTTCTTGTACGCTTTCAAACAAATATTCTACATATCTATATTTCACTTCATAGTCAATACCGGTCCACATAAAAGAAAATATCCAACTGGCATCCCTATTGGTATTTGTTGTGTCTCCTTGATAGATTAGACTAAAAGGACTATTCACATTAAGATCAGTATCATTAATAACATACCAAGAATTATCATCTCTAGAAAATCTCAGACCAAAATTCCTATAGCCTACGCACAGATTTAGAATTTCTGACTGTAGTGCAGGGGTAAGAGATGTAACTATTGGAGGGATAATTTCAGATACAACAGCACCGCTAGCAACATAATTAGTCAATGTTATAGGACCAGTTCCGTCTGTTAACGTGCCAATACCACTATTATAGCCGTCGCCTATTGTAAGAACAAGAGATGACCAAAAATAATCCCTTGTGGTATTATCATATAAAGAAGTAAGTTTTCCATTAGGTAAAAAAAACTTCCCAGCCGGTGGAGTAAATTTAATTAAAGCACCAGTTATAGCATATTTCAATTCAATTGAACTAAAATAACCTGTAGGCAACGGAGTAGAAGTTAGTGTATTTTGAAAATATCCTGTAGTTTGATTGGTTGTCGAAGTTAACATTTTCCAAGAAACATTTGTTGGAATAATTTTTGATCCGCCTATTAAACTGCTATAATTAGATGATCTACGATATTGATCATAGTAAAAATGCTTAAGATCATTAGACTGAAGAATAGGTGCAATTTTGTTGACAAGAATAGCATAAATGTCGTTTCGTCCATTAAATGTAAAATTAAACTGTTGAATAATATTATTTTTATATATTGTACCATCATTAGCAAAAATATTTACAGAACTATATTTTCCACTAATATCATTTAACTCGTAGTATTTAGAAATGCCACTAGATATTCTGTTTACACTTTTAACTTTTAAAATGTCTGTGCCTGCTGTTAATGGACTGATATTATAGTCTTCAGCAGTAACCATACGATTTTGTGTATAGTATGCCTGGGGTGCTTTTAATTTAATATTAGCATCTGTTTCTGAACCGGCCGCATTATCAACTGTGTATTGTAAAGAAAGAGTTAGAGACAGGATATTTTTTTGTCCTGATTTATTATAGTACGGTAATTTTATCTGAATACCGTTAATTTGATCAGGAGAAATTGCATAAGATAATCCGTTGCTCTGTCTGTAGTATAAAACAAAATTTCCTTTTGGTAAGTTACCAAATGCACCATCAGCAAAATTTAAATCAATTTGATCCTGTATTCTAGTACTAACCGCATAGATATTTCTTTCGCTGTTAGATACATTATTATAGATAACATTATTACCGGTTATTGCATCAACTTTTGTCCATAGTGTATTGTAGTTTCCATTAGAATCCAATTGCCATAGCCACACATCTGATTCGTTTATGTTTGTAACATTAACTCCAACTATTTCATTTTGTACAGGAACATCAACGGCAAACTGATTAGAAGATAAAGAGCCTTGTTTGAAGAAAGCAAAAAAGCCAGTGTTAGGACTTGAATTTCCACGTGTATCGTTTCTAAACAAAAAATCAAAATTGGCATTAGGAATAGGAGTAGATTCGTAAATGTAGTTCTTATTTGCAAAGGTTGCACCTACAACTTCAAAACTTGTAGGAATACCATTTATGGATTTTGAAAATCCAAAAATAGGAACATCGTTTAATGCACTTGAAATTTGATAACGCTCGGTAGGAATTCCTGCAATTAGTGATTTATCGTAAGGTTTCCCAAATGTACTGTTGGCGGGCATTGCAGAATTTAAAACTGATAAAAACTGACTGTACCAATTAACATTTGTAGAATCATTCCAAGAAATAGAAGTATTAGCAAGATTGATACCTGCAGAATCAAATACATTATCAGTGGTGCTGATGCTGGTAATTTTTAATAGTCCACTAGCCGGAACTGATCGAGATGGATTATAATTAATTAACTGTGCTAGACGAAGAATACTATCACGTCTTTGTGCAGTTTCTAAAAAGTTTTCTCGAGCATTTAGGTCAACTCGAAAACTTAGATTCTGTCCTAAGTAAGCAATTAAATCTATCAGAGCAACATATTCACTAGAATCAATATAGTCATTGAAATCTTCGGGATAATTTTCGCGAAGATACTGAATCATTGTGCGTCTTAGAGTTTCGAAATCATAAGACTTAAAATCAGAATTGTTAAAAGATTGGTATATCTTTGTCCAATCCTCAGCAACTAAAAGTTTTGAATTTGTTGATGGAATCATATAAGCAAGTACCGTGTATAAGGTATTTATTACGGTTATAAACCTGGTGTTTTAACCTAGTAGCCCTGCATTACGATCAAATGAAAGTTTTATCTGCTCGGACTGATCAGTATTTGCATAGGTTACAGTTAATTCAATAAAAAATCCGTAATCTTGTTCAACAATGTTTATCTGAGTAGGAATTACTCTCGGATCACTAGTTAATATAGAATTTAAATCATCGGCAATTTTTTGTTTAACGTCAAGAGTTAAGGGTTCGTAGATAAGATCCCATATGATTGTTCCAAACTTAGGATTCATTACTCTTTCACCTTTGCGAGTGTTTAGCCGATTTAATAAATCTTGTTTTACTACATCAAAATCATATTGTCTAGGAATAGTGTCAGTTTCGACAACAGTACTAAAACCTTTGTAAAATTGACTAGATTTTACAGTAGTTTGAGACTTAATGTTTGCCGGTTGAAGGATAATATTTTTTTGTACCATAGTGTTATTTACTGATTAGAATTTCCGCCATATGTTACACGATTACCCGAACTATCTGTTACAGGATTTCCTGAACCATCTGTAACAGGTTGGGCATCACTAGGTACTTTTAGTAGTTGTGTTCTTATATAACCTAACTGATCTCTTACTTTACTTGCGGCATCTGATTTAGTTACATAACCTTTCTTCTCTCTATCTAAACCTTTGTTTTGTTCGTAGGCTTTAGTAGGCTCTTTGAATAAAACATAATCTAAAGGTTTTCCAACTGCCGCAGGCCATAAGATTTGCATATATAAATCTTCTAACTGAGGATTAGAAACTTTGGCAACAGGACCTTTCTTGAAATAAGTTTTTACATAATCCATTTGTTCAGTTCGAGTCATTGCGGCTAATGCATCAGTTGTTGTTCCCAGAGCAATTGCTGTTGGTTTAATAAACTGAATCAATCCTGTTGCTCCAATACTATTGCGTAATGCAGGATTAAATGTACGACCTGTTTCAAATGCCATACAGCATAATAGATCAATAAAGGAGCAGTTTAAAGACTTAGCAGTATCTTTAACTGCTTTTAAGAATCCAGCATCTTGTACCCAATCGGCTGCCATTTCTTTCCTGTTTAAATTATCCGGAGGATTATCTGTTGCGGCCGGACTAGATCCAGCGGCTGTTCCTTGTTTATCTCTTTGTGTTGGTGCCGCCGCTCCGATATCAGTTTTACTGGGACTAAATTCAGAGCGATTATTATTTTCATGTTGATCCCATGGTTCGTGTGTGGGCACACGTTTCATGATAGATTCTATGTCATTTCCCTTATAAAATTGTCCATCTCCCCATCCGCCATCTTTATTTCTATTAGGTAGATAAAATTTAGGTAGTCCAGAAGGAACCGAAGCAGTATAGGCCGCATCTGTCGGTGCCGGAGCATCAGGAGTTGCGGCAGTGGGACCGTTCATGTCAATAGTATCAGCAGTTTCGATGTGATGACTAGATGTAATGTTAGTAGAACCTTCAGCCTGTAATTTATAATCTGCGCCAACTACAATATTTGTACTTGCACCGCTCTTTGAGAAAAAATCTTTCCCAGCAATGAGATTATAATTTCCTCCAGTTTCATAATATATATTAGAAGAAGATCGAATATGTGTTTCCCCCAATGTAGTCTGGTATATTGATCCAGAACCACCAATATGCACATCTCCCGAAATTGTACTTTTTGAATCTCCAGATACTGTCAAATCATAATCACCTTCAAAAGCAAGTCTACCATTCCCTTGAACAATTAAGGTGTAATCATTAGTAATATCCATCTGATAAGAACCCTTAACAGACACATTCATATCTCGGCCTGCTTCAAAATTTATATCTCTATCTGCTCTAAAATTAAAATCGGTCTCGGTATGAATACTGACACTGTCAGCCGCATAGATATCTATTTTGCCATCACTGGTCATTTCAATCCAGGATGTTCCCCTGCTGTTTGCAATGTAAATTAAATCGTGAGTATTGTGTAAAAGTATTTGATGGCCTGTTCTAGTGCGAATTCTTACAAGTTCATTTTGCCCATCTTTATCACCGTCATCCATGACGAATGAACTTCCTCCTAACCTATGAACAGGAATTTTTACTGAAGTAGAAGAATCGCCCGCATTGGCTACACTGGTAAAAGGTATCTCTTTCTTTTCACTTTTTTCGTCAATAGGACCAGGTGTAGAAATTCCAAATACAGCAGACGGTAATTCGCGTCTAGCACTACTGGAAGTAGGTCCACGTACAGTATCTAATAACAATCCCTGTGCTAACAATCTATCAGCAAATGGTTTAAAAACTGGCTTGTTGTATTTGTTTGGTGTATTGATATCCTGACTATTTGCAGTATCATCTTTCCTAGTACTTTTTAAAAATTCTGCCACAGGCAGATATCTTGTACCGTATTTCTTTTCATCTTCAGGTGTCATTGCCACGTTCTGGCTTGCGGCAATTCCCGGAATCATATGATTTTGATATCTGTCTTGAACACACCCTATCCAATATCCTGCGTTGCGATTTCCGTTTAAGAAAATACACATAACTGTAGCACCTAGATCTGGCGGTACAGCCCAAAATCCATAACTTTTTTGTACACTATTATAATCAGAAGAATTATTACCTTCAAAAGAAACTGAGGTTGATCCCATAAAAGGGGAACAATATTGCACAACAAAGGTCTGATCTTCAAACTCTGTATTCTGTTGAGTAGAACTTAAAAGACTAACTTCTAGTGCACCCATGTATGTAGGGTCTAGATGGTTTACAACAACTCCAAGCCAAGGACCGGCGCTAGGTAAATTCTTGTTACCTTTACCATATATGCCCTTGGCAGCACGTTCTAAATCTGGCATATTATCCTATTCCTAAGTTTGATGATATCGAAGAAGTTAAATTTGAAGCCTGTGCAGTTAAACTATCAACACTAGGTATGTTTAATTTATCTAATGGACTACCCCCTGTTAAACTTCCTAATTGAGAAGTTATACTAGACCCAAACCCTGCTTGAGCATCAGCAACTAAACTACTTGCCGACGGAATAGCACCTGTTAGACCAGATTTCAAACTATCAAGATTAGGTAGCGATCCACCTATATTAGAAGTAAGAGCCCCCATAGCAGGTGTCATACCAAACTGGGCTAGAATTTTAGGATCTCCCGGACTGTCAATTAATTGGTCGGCTATTGATTTTTCTACATCAGGAGCCTTGATAGTTAAAGACGGAATAGCAGGTATATTCTGAAGAGTAACTTTGTTTAGATTTCCTAAACTTAGACCTAACTTTTTAGCATCGCCTAAGTTTACGTTTTCCGGTAATGACTTGGTTATATCTGAAATTTGACTAGATAATTGTCCTGCATCTAGGCCTAATTTCCCGCCTAATCCGGACAACTGACTGGGGTCTATTCCCAGTTTATCTGTAAGTGCACCTGGAGTTAACCCACTCACATTAGGTAAATTTATACCAAATGATCCTGCTGCCTTAAGAGCAAAACTAGGAGATATACCGCCTGCTTTAGCGTCTGCAATGATAGCACTGGCCTGATCTACTCCCGGTATGTTGCCGGCAATACTAGTAACATTAGCAATCATATTAGAACTGGCATCTGCAATAGATGCTCCTGCATTTTTCAGTTGATCTGCAACGCCGCTGACTACAGAAGCATCCGCTCTAATTCCTGAAATTAACGGATTAGAGCCGCTTAACGCATTACCAACTGATAAGCCTAGACCGTTACTAGCCTGGTTAATAGCGTTCAGTCCTTGGCTAACACCAGGCACCTGTGATAGTAAACTACTGGGATTTGATATTAAACTTCCTACTCCAGATATTGCACCATTGGCTAAATTGCTAACTGCACCTAATGGATTACTAAGCAGTGACGATGCTTGCCCTGCAATACCTGCAATTGATCCTAATCCGCCACCACCGAATACACTTGCGGCATTGCCTAATAAACCTTTTCCTGCCGATAAAAGGTCCGAACCAATACTACTTGCACCTGATAGGAAATCGCTCATTCCTGGTATAGAAAGCCCGCCGCCCATAAGGTCGTTTAGACTACCAGGTAAACCATTTGTAGGAAGATTTTTAGCCAGTAGTGATTGTACATTTAATTGTGGAATTCTTACACCCGACTGTTTAGCATCGGCTGGAGCAGAATCTTTGACCAATGTATTCAGTGGGTTGGGCTCAGTGACAAGACCTGGCGCAACTTTGGTAGGTTCTGGTGAATCCCCCGGCAGTTGTCCTTGGTACCGAAAACCTTTTAAATTCTGTTTGAACATACCGTCATTGAACTTGCTTACACATTTCACTATCTGGTATAGGCCGCTGAAAGGAGTTAATTCTCCGCCAAAAACAAGATAGCCGTCTGGACCTATGTCAGTGGGATTTCTAAAATTAAATCTTATGACTACAGGAGTCGCAGTAAAATTTGCTTCACCGTCCGATGTTGTAGCAAGATCTTTTATTTTGGGCAAATAATTTCCCATGCCGCTAGTACATAGATAATAGGGATCTCCCATTATGTCTATGTCTGCATTGATGAGATTTACACTTTCTAATATGCTTTGATGAGCATTGTAAGACAATTGCCAATAGGGGTCATCTTGGTGTGCACCAGAAACTAGACTGGCATCTTTACCAGCGCTGACAATTGGCTTAGATCCAGAAACTCCAACGCTGGATTTATCTTTGTCTTTTGCCTGCTGTTTGTCTTTTTTTACTTTGTCCTCATCACCATTTGTAGCCACTGCATTTGATGTTTCTGATACAGGCTTGTTACCTTGGTTAGCATTAGCCGCCTGGAAGTATAAGTTATTAAAATGAAGTTTAAAATTTAACACATCAACATTGTGCCCACCATAAAAATAATCATAGGATCTTTTTAGAATTTTATTAAACTGTTTAGGACTAAATTTATTGAACTGCTGATCTGGTAATTTACTGGTATGAACTTTATAAGGAACTACTAGATATTGGTACTTATAGCAGTGAACACTATTGGTATCATCGTATCCTGTAGGAATAGCATTAACTACTATTTGAAAATAATCTATCATGCCGTCATCGTCTACCGCTTCGTCTTTGACTTTTTTTAATAAATCTTTAACATATTCACTATCTCGGATTACTGCTGTTATAATGTCAAGTATATCAGCATCTACCGGAAATTGAACAATGCTATTTTGAGCATCATACTTGTTTTGAGGATCAGTACCTTTAGGATTATTTTCTTTTTCTTTTAGATCTTTAAATTGATAAACATTATTGGTAGTTAAAGTTTTGTTAATTGGTTTTTTAGAAATCTCATTAACGCTTTTAAGATCTATCGACTGCCCGTTGTCTGGTTGTTTTGGAAATAAGATTTCGTAGGAATCTACTAGTTTTTCATCTTTCTTTTCTTTTTTAGCCCTATCTGCTAAATCCGCGCTTAAACCTTTTGCCAAATTTGTAAGCACTTCTCCTACAGTTGCTCCAGTCATTTGTTTAGAGACAGTTAGTTTATTGTAATTTGCATGAGCAAGTTCGTTAACAGGAATTCCTTTAACTTTATATCTTGTTCCTTGTTCTGTTACATCAATATCAACTCCTACAATTTTTACAGGTACATATTTTTCAGTTATCAGTGTTCCTTGATCCGTAGGTTTAGTTTCTTTGTCAGGAAACCCTACAAATTCTATTTTTAAAACAAAAGATCCGTTTAGATACCCATCCCATCCTGCCGCGATAGCAGAAGCATGAAGTGCTTCTATAAAACCGTTTACACTAAAGGGCTCATATACTTCAAATGCAACTTTAGTACCTAGAGCAGGACCTGTTTGTTCTGAAGGAGCCATAATAGTGTCTATTTCAACATTGTCAATAAAAAGATCAAAAGCACCAGGACTTTTTTGATTAAAAGCCTGTACTAATTTTATGTTATCTCCTTTAGCAGTATCAGAAGAAATAGCATTTGCGGCTTTACCTTTTGAAGAAGCAATAACATATTTTAACGGACTTTTTCGCCATTCTTGATTAGGATCTTTCAGCATGTCAGGAGACACTGCCGATAGTATAAAATTATAAGTTACTGATCGATAAGAATCTAGGATGTTTATCTCAACAGGAGCATTAACAGGTGCTACCGGTGTAGCAGGATTTTTATTAACAACAACAGGACCACCGTTATCTACTGCCGATTTATCAGAATTAAAAAGAGCAGACCTAGGATCGGTAAAAGAATTTAATCTTGATGCCATATTATAAAATACCTAGACTTTTTAAAGTGTTTGTAGTAGGCAGATAGATTCGTTGTCCGGCCAGCATATCGTATATAGAATCTTGAATAACGTCTTTGTTTCTTACGGCAAATACCCACCATAATTTTTCATCGCCGTATAAATCGTAAGCCATTAGATCAGGTCTTAGAGAATAGACTTGCGGAACTGTGTATAGGACATCATCTGCCGCGGCAGGTATGTCTCTAAGATTAAGAATGTCTAGATGTCCATTTACTGTACTGGTAGCATAATAAGGACTAGATTTTGAATACAGTGTTGCCATTATAGATATCCTTTACCAATATGTGACGGTGAGGTTAACCACTCGTCAATACTAAAATCTCTAATTTCTTGTCTACTATACATTGGTATCAAGGTATAAGAAAATGTAGATACTGTTGGCACCATGGTGTGGTACCCTGTTCCGTCATATCCTCTAGCAATATAATCAACACCGTCGGGTAAATCAAATTTAAAACTAGTGACAGCAACAGGAACATTATTAAATATCCAATCTCCGTAGGCGTGTAAACGACACACAGGCGGAGCACTGCCTGCGTTTTGATCTTTTCCAAATGGCATTTTAACCAATAGCCTTGAAATTTCAACTGTAGTAAGCCATACTGCCGCTTCTGCTTCATTTTGTACAGTAAATTTACCTGAGATAGTGATATTGCTTATGGAACTATTTTTAAAGAAATGCTGAGTGTAGTTTGAGTGTAGGGGATTTACACTGCCATAACTGGCTTGCGAGTCATAACTGATTGAAGGAGTGTAAGGGAATAATATTCCCCCTGCTTGTTTGACTTCAGGTGCGTAGACATTTTCAACAAATCTTGCAGGTACTTTGATATACACACGCAGATCTGCAGGACCACTCCATTTAGACTGTGCAGGTGAAGATTTTGAAGAGTTGACAGTTGAGGGCGAAGCCCTGGTAGAAGCACCAGTTGACTCATATCCTCCACCACCTTGACTGTTTGTATTGCCACCTCCGGTGTCTGGAGGTATCTGATACCCATCTTCTGCACTAGTAGGTAGCGCGGCAGAGGCTGAATGATCAGGATCTGGTGTGTCGGGTGGGGCATTCCCACTTTCACCTTTAAATTCTTTAGGATCTGAATTGGTTACATTTGTATCAGTATAACCATAGGCAGCGGCTAATTCTTTGTTGGTTTGCTCTTCTAGCGAAGGGGCGTCATTTGTTTTTTCAGTAGGTTGCTGTTCTTGTTTAGCAGTAGCGGCATTATCAACATTACTTGTGGCTTCTTTATCTGTTGGAGCATCTGGAGTGGATCCAGCATCTGCTATTTGTTTTTCTAATGCGTCTTTTTCTGGAAATAGTCCATTGAATTCTCTTGCTGTCTTTGTATATAAGGCATCTTTTGCTTCGAAGTCTGCTACTGCCGCTTCATATAATTTTTGAGGGTCAGTATATTCTACACCATTCAAGTGACCAGTCCAAAACTCGGAATATTGCTTTCCGGCTGGATTAAAGAACTCCTTAGTCCGATATGCCGCTTTGGCGTCATCAGTCATTGGCCCTAGTTTTGCCGCTAGAGCATTACGTTGTGCTTCATTTGCCGCAAGTTGATCTTTTAATTGAGCTACGTCAGCCATTGTTTTTATTTCCTATACCTTTATTTAACCAGGTAAATAACCCATCATATAATGGTTGACCTCACTGTGGCAAAAATGCTACAATGACTACTAAAGGAGTCCATATACCAATGACAACAATAACAACATCCCCAACTGGACGCAAAGTCAAATACTTAAACAACAGGGATTTACTAGCAGAGATACACAGATCAAAAATTACATTTTCAAGTTTTACCAAACCAGAATACAGTCAACACGATATTATCCTTTCTAATTTAGACAAAATTAATATAAGAACAATAGCAGAAGCAAAACGTAATAAAGCAAAAAGACTAGGACTAGAAGCATTTGCCCGAGCAAGACTTGCAGGCGATAAAAAAATTAAACTAGCAGAGTGCACTCCAGATTACAAAACCGTAGCAAAAGTAGATTTAGTCATACGTATTATGACATTTGAGCATATTCCACTTGCACCGGGACGTAAGAAAACAACCAAAACTACAGCAGATAGTCACGATAAAGTAAACTTTCCACCGTTCCAGCATTGGAAATTTGATGACAATGATGAATTAATCTGTGTAGGCAAGAGCCATTGGAAGGGGTCAGTAGACAAAGGACACTTTAGTAAAGATCACGGACGTATTACTGAAAACCTTGGTAAGATGTTTATTAAGTTGTCAGAACGTTATGCCCAACGATCCAACTGGCGTGGATACACCTACGTTGAAGAAATGAAAGGACAGGCTATCCTACAATTAAGCCAAATTGGTCTACAGTTTGATGAAAGCAAATCAGAAAATCCTTTTGCTTACTATACTGCCGCAGTGACCAATTCATTCACTCGTATTCTTAATATCGAAAAGAAAAATCAAAATATTCGAGACGATATGCTACAAGAACACGGTCTTACTCCAAGTAACACCAGACAGAACAAAGAACAGTTTGCTATCGAAACGGCTCGACAGGCCGAACTGTACAAAAAGTTCCGTATGCCTAAGAGCAAAGAAACAGATATTGAAGAAGAAGAGGCTTGACCTTTGCCATTCTGTCTGTTAAACTTTACAAAAGGAATCTAACTGATGGGATTATTCAAAAAGGTAGCGTGTTTCACTGACATACATTTTGGCTTAAAGTCAAACTCGGCAACTCATAACCAGGACTGCGAAGATTTTGTAGACTGGTTTATTGCTGAGGCACAGGCCAAAGGCTGTGAAACTTGTATATTTTTAGGCGATTGGCATCACAATCGAAACTCAATCAATCTAATTACATTAGATACTTCTCTGCGATGTTTAGAAAAATTAGGTGCCGCATTTGAGAAGTTCTTCTGGTTTCCAGGCAATCACGATCTCTTTTACAAAGACAAACGTGATGTTCACAGTTCGATGTTTGGACGCCACATTCCGGGTGTAACAGTTGTAGACAATGTTACAACCATAGAAGATGTTACACTTGTACCTTGGCTTGTAGGAGATGAGTGGCGAGCAATGAAAACAGTCAAGAGCCGGTATGTGTTCGGACATTTTGAATTGCCCAAGTTTTATATGAACGCTATGGTGCAGATGCCCGACCACGGCGAGTTGAAAGCGGAAGACTTTAGCGGCCCTGAATATATTTTCAGCGGGCACTTCCACAAAAGACAAAAGTCCGGAACCATTCACTATATCGGCAATGCGTTTCCGCATAACTTTGCTGATACTTGGGATGACGACCGAGGTATGATGTATATGGAATGGGGCGGAGAGCCACAGTACATGGCTTGGCCTGATGCTCCTAAGTTCCGTACTCTTAAACTTAGTAAACTGATCGACGAACAAGATACAATCCTACAGGACAAAATGTATCTCAAAGTAAACCTAGACTGTAATGTTAGTTTTGAAGAAGCCAATTTCCTAAAAGAAACCTTTATGGCCGCTAAAGACATTCGTGAACTACAGTTAATTCAGGAACGTGAGAACTTAGAGGGCGTTGTTGAAGACGCAGTTGACTCTAAGTTTGAATCAGTGGACCAAATTGTAACAGAACAATTGGTTAATATTGACTCAGAAGCATTTGATAAAAAATTATTATTGGACATTTACCATAATCTATGACATTTCACATCAAGAATATCACAGTTAAAAACTTTCTCTCTGTAGGTAATCAAACACAAGCAGTTGATTTTGATAAAGAAGCACTTACTTTAGTCTTAGGTGAAAACTTAGACTTAGGAGGGGATGACTCTGGATCACGGAATGGTACGGGTAAAACAACAATTATCAATGCTTTAAGTTATGCCCTATACGGTCAAGCACTAACAAACATCCGTAAAGAGAACTTAATTAACAAAACTAACAGCAAAGGCATGTTGGTCACTGTTGAATTTGAGCAAAACGGTGTAAAATACAAGATCGAACGTGGTCGCAAGCCCAATGTTTTGAAGTTCTTTGTTAACGATCAAGAACAAACTTCAGAAGAAGCAGAAGATGATGCTCAGGGCGACAGCAGAGAAACACAAAAGTCGATCGAACAGTTGTTGGCAATGAGCCATACAATGTTTAAACATCTTGTGGCCCTAAACACTTACACAGAGCCCTTCTTAAGCATGAAGGCAGGAGATCAACGAGAAGTTATTGAGCAATTACTTGGTATTACACTCCTAAGTGAAAAGAGCGAACTACTCAAAGCACAGATCAAGTCAGTTAAGGATAATATCCAACAAGAAACTGCCAAGATAGATGCTACCAAAGCCGCAAACGAAAATGTACAGAAAAGCATTGATAGTTTAGTCTTAAAGAGCAAAGCATGGGCAAATAAAAAGCAAGACGACATAGATAAATTTAATAAAGCCATCTCACAATTAGAAAGTGTAGATATTCAAACAGAATTACAAGCACACGTAGATATTAAACTGTGGAATGACAATGATAATAAAATCCGCGGGCTAAACAAACAGAAGGCAACTTTAGAATCTGCTGTTATTCAAGCAGAGAAAGCATTAGACAAGTATACCAAAGAATTAGAAAAACTTAAAGACAAGACCTGTCCTGCTTGTGAACAAGCACTTCACGATCACAAACATGAAGAAATGTCCGAAGTCGCAGAGAAGAATGCCTTGGATGCCGCTAACTACTTTACAAAAGTAGGCGAAGACCTACAAAAGATCTTAGATGAAATAGACGGAATTGGTGAACAACCTAAGAAACCTATTACATTTTATGATACAGAAGCAGAAGCAACCGCACATCAAAGCAATTTAAACAATTTAAAGAGTAACTTAGATGATAAAATTGCTGAAAATAACCCTTACGAAGAACAGATCGATGATTTAAAGAACACGGCCCTACAAGAAATTACTTGGGATACTGTGAACGAACTAACAAATATCAAAGATCATCAGGAATTCTTGCTTAAACTATTGACTAACAAGGACAGTTTCATTCGTAAGAAGATCATTGATCAGAATTTGAACTATCTAAACAAGAGATTAGACTATTATATTGGCAAGATGGGCTTACCACATCAGGTTAAATTCTTAAACGACCTATCAGTTGAGATCACTCAACTGGGTCAAGACTTAGACTTTGATAACTTATCACGTGGAGAACGCAACAGATTGATCTTAAGTTTGTCTTGGGCATTCCGTGATGTTTGGGAAAACTTATATCAACATATCAATTTACTGTTTATTGATGAACTTATTGACTCAGGAATGGATGCCGCAGGCGTGGAAGCAGGCATTGCTGTGCTTAAAAAGATGGCACGCGAACGAAACAAGAACATTTATCTAATATCTCACAAGGATGAATTGATTGGCCGCGTAAATAATGTGCTCAAAGTTATCAAAGAAAACGGATTTACCAGTTACGCAACAGATACAGACTATGTCGAGGGCTAATTATTTCAAGAATAGCACCCCTCATATAGAGGATAGGCTAAACAAGCATAGTGATCACTATTCAGATTACCTTGCTATGGTACTTCGTATTCATAATGCCGAAGTAGCCTACATGGAATATCCAAATAAAGAAACTGCTTACGAATTACAACTCAGTGTCAGCGCTCTTAAGAAGCAGTGCACCGTATTGTACAAAGATGTTGGTGAAATAAGAACGTTGATCACAGAAGTGGACAAGCGTCGTTGGTCAAAGAAAGTGAACGAACTTGAAAGATTAAAGTACGTACAGGTGTTTAAAAAGGTACAAAAAGAGGATGACATGGACTTACCAGAACCAGATAGTGGAGATGCTCCCTGAAGACTGTGTAGGCTTTGTTTATCTTATTACAAATAACTTAACAGGACGTAAGTACGTAGGTAAAAAGTTAGCAAAATTTAGTAAAACAACTTATAAAACTGTAAAATTAAAGAACGGCACAAAGAAAAAGAAGAAGATTCGTAGCAAAATTGACTCAGATTGGCAAGAATATTATGGCTCAAGCCCTAACTTAACAGCAGATGTTGAGAAGTTAGGCAAAGAAAATTTCACAAGACAAATACTACATTATTGTAAAAGTAAAGCAGAAACATCGTACATTGAGGCCCGTGAACAATTCGACCGCAAAGTATTAGAAACAGATGAATATTATAACGGGCATATACAAGTCCGTGTCCATGGCTCACATATTTTAAAATCTTAAACGGTAAAAGGCAAGCGCAAGCGAACATCGTGCGCCCTAAACCTGGACCTCGGGTCGCAGGGACGGAAATCTCTCGCCGTAAAGAGTTCTCAATCAGTATCCTTCACAGGACCAAGATGGCAAAATCCTTGCTGTTTGATTGTTAGAAGATAAGAAAAAAGGTAAAAAGAAGGGAGAAAACCCCTACGTTTGCGTAAATGTTAGTAGATTTATGTAAACCGCCGTCATATAAAGACTGAGCTCGAGGTACAGGATGACCGCCTCTGTAACGCTCTACTACTAAGTGGCATTGTTCAACTCGGATAATGTTTTCATTTTGCCCTTTCTGGGCAAAGTGTGGCTGAACAATCTGGATAATGCTAAACATCTTCGATGAGAAAAATGCTCTGAGTGAAACGAAAGAGCAAGTGAACGTAGTTCACTTTTTGAATATAAATAAATCATCTTAAGGAATTTGTATGAGGCTACATGAAGTTATATCTGAAGATTTTGATCTAGAAGAAGGACCTATATGGGATAAAACTCGACAGGTAGGTGCCGCTATAGGTAAAGGTATTGGAGCAGTAGGACAAGGAATAGGTGCAGTAGCAGGTGTACCAGCAGGTATTGCTCGATCTATTAAAAAAGGATATAACAGAGCATCTGATACTATTGCTGGAGGTCCTGATGAGACACCACAACAAGGCGGTACTCAATATCAACCCTCAGGACAACAATCAGCGGCAGGTCAAGCACAGGCTGTAGCAGGACAGAGTGCAGAAGATCCTGCTACCTTGAGAAAACAGGCTAGAGATTTAATGGCAAGAGCAGACGAAATTGAGCGCCAACAAAAACAGACTTCTCAATCAGCACCTTCTCAACAGACAACGCAACCTAACCAAAGCACAGGAAACGCTACTTCTGGTCAGCAAGCATCTCAGGCTCAACCAAATCAAACTCAGCAAGCATCTCAGGCTCAACCAAATCAAACTCAGCAAGCATCTCAGGCTCAACCAAATCAAACTCAGCAAGCATCTCAGGCTCAACCAAATCAAACTCAGCAAGCATCGGCTCCAGAGACTCCTGCTGATAATGTAAGCACTCCGTCAAGCACAAACGGACAAATAAATCAAACATCAACAGGCCTAGTTCACAAAGCCGACCCTAACAACCCAAATAATAAACAATCTACATCTGCTAAACCTAACGCAGATGTTACAGATGTTGAACCTAAGACAAAGTCAACTACTAATCCTCTATCTTTACCGGCCCCTACACAACAAAAATCTAAAAGAAATCCTAATTATACTGACGCAGAAATGAAAGCACATCAAGATGCAGGTGGAACGTATGATGATGAAACAGGAAAAATGATTCCACTTCAACGAGCAGGCGGAAGTTATAATAATCAAATTGGTAACGGTAAGGCTAATTACGGTGTTACTACACGCTTTGATCCTAACACGATGAAAAATGTGTCTAAGCCATTAAATTCTAAAGCAGTTAATGTTGTTCCAAATACTACTAATCCTACTACATCTAGCCAAGATCAAACGGCTAAACTAAGATCCAATCTTGCGGCAAGTCAAAAAGCACGAGCCGCAAGTAAGTTTGATTCTAACCAAGAATATGCAAAAGAGGGAATCCAATACTACAGTAGATTCCTAAGAGGAATGATTTAAAAGAACGGAAGTCCAGATTTCTTAGTTGTGTCTAAGTTGTCTTCTATTATTTTTCCCAGTATTTCTCTATCGCCTATTTCTAGATCATAGGCTTCGGTAAATGATAGACTACCTCGCATGTACCAACAGAATTTATAGAGTTCTTGTTTGATGGCTTTTGTCTCAACTTCCATGCGCTGAACGAGTTCGACTATGTCTTCCATAGTCATTGACAAAAGCCTTATGCGAAAAAATAACTAGCGTCAAAGATTAACGGAATTTCAACTTCATCTTCAACAACACCTGATTCACGCATCTGTTCAGTAGTCTGTACCTTTAAAGGTTTAATAGTGTTATTTTCTCTTAGAGTTTCGATATACTTTTTAACTGTATCAAAAATTTCTTTATCTGAATTTTCCATAAACTCTTTTAGATGCACAGGATTATCTGTAGTTCCTGCTGATGACTCAATGGCAAACACAGAATTGTTTACAATTCCTATTGTAATTTGATTTAATTTTTCAAAACTTTCGTTAAACACTTTGGCTTTTTCGTCAACTGGTAGATCTTGATTGTTCACTGCATCAAATATTTTCTGTGTTTCAAAAGTTTTAAGAGCACTATCAGTCATTTGTTTATAGTTGATTGGACGTACATGAACGGTAAGGTCGGGACTTACAGGAATTGCAGTTTGCCAAGTAACCTGATTCATAAGAGTATCCATTAAGGTATTAAGGTTTAGATTATAATCAAATTCTTCGCCTTTCTGTAGCCTTACCGGAATAGTCATAGTATCACCGTAAGTAGCAATGCGGATTGCAATTAAGATAACATCTAGATCTAAATTTGGTGTTTGCCAAGCATTCTTGATGTTAGGAATGCAGTGCTCGATAACACTAATAACTGCCTGTCCGTTCATTAGAGCATCAGGAACCTTAAGCATCAGTTCATCCTTTGCAGTCATAGAGTAAACAGGATACTCTCCGTTTTCAGTCTTGTCTAGACTGCCTGCTGGCCAAAACTCACCTCCGCTGGGAAGTTTGATATAAATTTTGGGCTGACGCATGAATCCTGCTAGAGGATTTTGATTTACTTTTGGTTGAGGAACCATAAAATTTCTCCGATAAATAAACTTGTCTAAGTATGATAATATTTATGTACGTATAAAATGGTGGATCTAATCAATGGCTGACGTAACGGGTACAATAGGTAGTGAACCGGTAGAACTGAATAATGCGGCAACAGAAGCCACGTTAAGGGCCATGCTGGCCGCTCTTAATAAGCAGACTGCTGTAATATCAAGTTTAAAAGGTAGTCTAGGAGGTGGGGGAGGTGGCGGTGGCAATAACGCACAAACACAAGCCCTGCAACAAGAGACAAAGGCTACAAAAGATCAAACACAGGCTACAAAAGAAGAAACTGTAGCCACAGAACATGCTACTGAGTCCATGAGCAGATTGGCCAAGGGCGCAATGTTCCTTGGTGGAGTGCTTGGAGATTTGATCGGAGGAGCAGTTAAAACTGCTAGTAACTTAACTGATTTAGCCGGTTCCATGATGGACGGTCAAGGAAAGATAAGTGATTTCTACGGGGCACTAAAAGATTTACCATTAGGCCTAGGATTAGTTGCAGGACTGTTTGAAAAGATAGCCAAAATGCAACAAGCAGAACTAGATACCTATAGAACTATGACCAAAGCCGGAGTTAACTTTGGCGGACAGTTAAACACAATACGTCAAACCGCTCTTGACTTAGGTATGACCTTAGATGAGTTTGCTGGGTTTGTTACAAAGAATTCTAATGCGCTACACAGAATGGGCGGTGATGTTGAAGAAGGTGCTCAAAATTTTGTCAAACTATCAAAAGATTTACGAAACAGTCAGATGGGTGCAGATCTTCGTGCACTTGGATTTACTACTCAAGAAGTCAACGACGGTCTAGCAAATTATATAGAAGCCACTGGTGGACGTAGTGCACAAGAAATGAAAGACACAAAAGCACTGTCTCAAGGTGCTGGCGAATATCTAAAACAATTAGATGCACTAGCAGAGATGACTGGGCAGAGCAGAGAAGAATTAGAAAAGCAACAGAAAGAAGCATCGCAGGATGCCGCTTACCAAATGGCACTTGCCGGCAAGACAGAAGAAGAAAAGAAAAAAGCCGCGGCTGCACTTGCTGAGATGCAGGCCAAATACGGTAAGGCTGGTGCTGATGCATTTAAAGCCAAGTTCTTAGGAATGCCTCCTATATCAGAACAAGCACAGGCTTTGACAGCAACAGTTAACGGATTTGATAAAGCACTAGGCGGTGTTGTTAACGATGTCCACGATAATAGTAAAGGCATGAAAGATGTTAACAAAGGTCTAACAAATGTTAGTCAAACTGTAGGTAAAGCAGGTAAAGAGATGGGTCCGCAGATGACGTATGCACTTGCGCAAGGAGGGGGAGCTCTATCGGAAGCCGCTACAACTATGGCTAAACATGCTAATGAACTTGACAAGCAAGGTGCTACATCTGCTGAAAAAGAAATGGCTCTTAGAGAAAGAATTGGTAAAGAACAAGAAGCAAGAGAACGATCCGCCGCCGCTAATGCGGCTGAATCAGAGAAAGCATTTAAAGATATGGGTGCTTCAATATACGGAGCTCTGCAACCAGCAATAGCAATGTTAACTCCTATAGTAAACGATTTAGCAAACGAGTTTATGGGATTTGTTAAATCTAACATGCCTGCAATTAAGGAAGCAATAACCAAATTTGCAACATTTATTACAAACTTTGCAAAAGATTTATTTTCAGAAGATGGTCAAAAGAAGATCATTAATGACATTACCTATTACCTAAAGTTGATGTTAATTGAAATTAAAAAAGCAATTCTTCCTAAAATCATGTACGATGATAAGGATGCCGCAAAAGAAAGAGCACAACTAGATGCACAAAAAGAAGCATATGATGCAAAGGCAGAACAGACACGCCTGTCAGTTGATGCAGAAAAAAGAAATCTTGCTTTATCATTAGACGGTAATAAAGCCGAACAAGAAAAAACTGCTCAACAAGTTAAAGCATCTAAAGAAGCAATAGATAATGCCAATGAACAATTAAAAGCAGGAAAAATTACCAAAGAGCAATACGAAGAAATAAGAAAAAAAGAACAAGCCTCTATTGATGTTAAAAATTCGGCTCTAAATCTTTTAGATGCTGAAGGTAAACTTAATGAAGAAAAGAAAGCAAAATTACAAAAAGAACAAGACACACTAAAAAATAGCGGCGAAGTAGATGCCAAAATGGCAAAAGTAAAAGAGCAAGAAGTAAAAGATAAGTCTAATCAAGGTACTGTAGCAGGAAATGCGGCAGGAATGGCAGTCGGAGCAGGTGCTGGAGCAGTCGGTGGAGCAGTCGGAGGTGGTGTTGCTGGTGCCTGGGCAGGCGGCATAATTGGTTCATTAGCAGGTCCGGTAGGTACAATATTAGGTGCTAGTATAGGTTCAGAAATTGGGGTTTGGCTTGGCGGTGCTGGTGGAGTTGTGTTAGGCGGGCTGTTAGGAAAAACAATAGGCGATAAAATGTCGGCACCAACTGAATCTGCTGTTCGTAAAGAAATGGAAGAGAAAGAGAACAAAGGAAAAGAAATCGGAAAGAAAGCAGGAGGAGGTCCTACTGATGCTAATACCCCGTATCTAGTAGGTGAAAACGGTCCTGAGATATTCTTTTCTAAACAGGCAGGAGATATACTATCTAATTCTGCTATGAAGAATTTGGGTAAAGATAAAGGTCCGGATATGAAATCTCACATGCAGGACATGACAAAGAATCTCAGCGGCAACTTCAAAGGGCTAACTGATGATATGATAGGATCACAAAATCAAAAGCAGGATATTACACTATCCAAAGAAACACTTGTATCGTTTAGCAAAGTATTCCAAAGTGATTTTATGCCTAAGATGCAACCACAGCCGGGAACTAAAGATCCTCAATTGGCTTCTCAGGCAGTATTAGATGAAATGAACAAAAAATTTAAAGATTTACCTCCTATTCCAAAATCTTTAATGATGGATGACAAAATGCAAGACCCTACTGCATTACGAGATAAAATCTCAATGGAGCAGTCTGGTAGAACACAAATGCAACCAGACATGTTTAAATCTCTAACAGATACATTACTACCCGGATTTATGAATAAATTACCCAGTGTAGGTGATCTTGGCAAAAAAGCAGACGAAGCGATTAAAGATCCTAAAGCATTGAAAGATATGTTTGACAAAACTATGGGGGATGATTTTAAAAATCTGTTTGGACTAGGTGATAAAAAAGAAAAATCAGATGCTCAAACTGCGGTTCCGGCCGCAAATGAAAATATGTTAAAGGAGATGCAGACGTTAAATAAACAAACTGCTGATCTAGTCAAGTATATGAAAGCCACTCTCGATGAGAACAAGACTCAAACTACTAAACTTGGATCACTATCTGGAAACTTATACGTTTAATTAAATTATGTCTTGGAAAAAGTATTTTACTCCTGTAAACATGTCAGGGCAAATGAGCCTTATAAGCGGTGCTCTTCGACCACACGGTTCTAAGACCAATTATAGTTCTTACCTACCTGATGTCTACTCCGGACATCCAAATCGTCTAGAGCGTTACGGTCAATACGATACCATGGACGGTGACTCAGAAGTCAATGCGGCCCTTGATATTTTGGCAGAATTCTGCTCACAAGAGAACGACGAGAACGGAACACCGTTTGAAATCTTTTTTAAAGAACAAGCCACATCTAGTGAAACAAAAATTATTAAAAAGTATCTACAGCAGTGGACAAAGTTAAACAAGTTCAACAGCAGAATTTTTAAAATTGTTAGAAATGCCTTCAAATATGGCGATAGTTTCTTTGTTCGTGATCCAGAAACACAGGCTTGGATGTACATTGATCCTAACAAGGTTGACAAGATTATTGTTAACGAAAGCACAGGTAAAGAGCCTGAACAGTATGTTATCCGTGATCTAAATATCAATCTAATGACCCTGGCAGTTACTCAAATTGCACCTAATAATCCATCAGGAACACCAGGAAACAGCAACTATGTTACCGCTGGTGCTCAACAGAAGGGTATGGTAGGTGGTCAAGGTGGACAACCTAATCAAGGTAGTCGCTTTGGATTGAATCAAAACCAGTATGCTATCGATGCTAGACACGTAATTCACCTGTCAATGAGTGAAGGTTTAGACAATAATTTCCCTTTTGGCAACAGTTTATTAGAACCAATTTTTAAAGTATACAAACAAAAAGAACTATTAGAAGATGCTATCATTATCTATCGTGTACAACGTGCTCCCGAGCGCAGAGTATTCTATATTGACGTTGGTAACATGCCAAGCCATTTGGCTATGAGCTTCGTTGAGCGTGTTAAAAACGAAGTAAATCAACGCCGTATCCCTAGTGTCACTGGCGGAGGACAAACTGTTACAGACAGCAGTTATAATCCGTTAAGTATGAACGACGACTACTTTTTCCCACAGACTTCCGAGGGAAGAGGTAGTAAAGTTGAAATCCTACCTGGTGGTACTAATTTAGGAGAAATTGATGATCTTAGATATTTTACTAATAAGTTATTTAGGGCTTTACGCATACCTAGCAGTTACCTTCCTACCGGGCCTGACGACGGCGGATCTAATTTCAATGATGGTAGAGTTGGAACAGCCTACATCCAAGAACTACGGTTCAACAAGTACTGTGAGCGCCTACAGAGTCTAATCAACGAGCAGTTTGATACAGAATTTAAACTGTTTATGCGTAATAAAGGGATAAACTTTGATCCCAATGTGTTTGACCTTAAGTTTAATCCACCACAGAACTTTGCGGCCTATCGACAAGCAGAAATGGATGGTGTGCGTATTAATACATTTGGTTCTATTGCGGCTGTACCTCACATCAGCAAACGCTTTGCACTCAAACGTTTCTTAGGTTTGACAGCAGAAGAAGTAGCAGAAAACGAAAAGATGTGGAGAGAAGAGAACGGCATGAGCAAGGATTCTCTACCAGCAGGCAGCGAACTTCGAGGTGCTGGGGTAACTGCCGATGGCATGCAGAGTGACCTAGATGATTTGAGTCAATCAGGGGAAGCACCAGAAGGTATGGAAGGCGGTCCTGAGCCAGATCTAAGCGGAGCAGGACAGGGAGCGGCAGTACCTGGTGCTCAACCGCCCGCTCAATAATAAATAGCAGTATGCTACTAAACGAATTCATTTATTTTAATCAAGATCACGGACTTGAAGACAACGACAGGTACGATCCTTTTCACGATACTTCGGTTCTAAAAAGCAAAGATCTACGTAAAACAAGGCTTACCCTACGTATGCTCAATGACTTGAGAAAAGGCGGCGAAGCTCGCTTTAAAGAGCAAAAAGAAGACCTTGAATTTGTAAAAGTAATGTATGCGGCTCCTCCCGCTGAGGAAGGTGCTGTTTAAGTACAAACTTAACTTCTCTCATTAAAATCGTAAATATTTTTGCGTTTTTCACATTGAATACCAAAAAACCTGGTTTTTTCGGCTATTTCATATAAGTATTCCTATGCGGCTGTAAATATGTCGACAGCCTTGCCAATATAATAGGAGACCAACGCAATGACTAATAAGTTTGAACAACTTCTAGATTATCTAGTAAACGAGGAAATGGACAAGGCAAATGAATTGTTTCATGAAATCGTTGTAGAAAAATCTAGAGATATATACGAAAATCTAATCGCTGAAGAAGCGGAAGAAGACGAAGAAGAAATGGACGAAGCCCAAGAAGACGATGAGGAAGACGACGAAGAAGAGTTAGACGAAGAAACTACTCTTGAAATCGGCGGCGACCCAACAGATGCTATGGCCGGCGACATGGGAGCACCTGGTGCTGACATGGGCGACGACGGAATGGATGATATGGATGATATGGGCGGTGACGACATGGCCGGTGATCTAGGCGGTGACGAAGGTTCTACTGAAGAACGCATCGACGATCTAGAAGATGCCCTAGAGCAATTAAAAGCAGAATTTGAAGCCCTAATGGCTGACGAAGAACACGAGCCAGAGCATCACGACGGTGTTGATGATCCTGATTTCGGCGACGAAGAAGGTGAAGACGACGGTGAAGAGTTTGGTGATGAAGAAGAAGACGACAGCGAAGAAGATGATGAAGACGAAGGCATGTTTGAAAGCCGTCAACGTGTTCGTGAATATCGTGACACAGTTGGTAACGACTGGGAAAAGAACAGCATGAAAACACCAGGTCCAGTTGGATCAGGAAAAGGTGACAAGGCTGGTCAAACAGACGTAAGCAACACACCAAGCCCAGTTAGTTCTGGTAAAGGTAAGCCAACAACTGGCGCAACAGCACACAACATTCTAGCAAACACTAAAGGTGTTGGCGAAATGAGTGGAACAAGTCCTAATATGGACAAAGGTTCACGTGGTTTAGTTGGCGCTACTAAAGGCGAGTACACTAAAGGTGTTGAAAAGAATATCTCTAACAAAGCAACTTCTAGCATGAAGTCGGGCGCGGCACTAAGCAAAGTTAGTGGCGGACACGGCGCTGAGAAGAAGGGCACAGGCGGAGAAGGACAAGGATGGGGTGCTGGTACAGGTGGTAAATCAGGTCAAACTGGTTCCGTTAATACTAAGAGCCCGTTGACAGGCGCACCTAACAGGAACGCTTAATAATGAAAATATCTTACCTAAGAGAACATTTAAGTTTTGATCAAGCAAGATGCGTGGTAGAGTCTGTTGAAGGTCAGGAAGGCAAGAGTCTGTACTTAAAAGGCATTGCAATTCAAGGCGGTATTCGCAACGCTAACCAGCGTGTTTACCCTGTGAATGAAATTACTATTGCAGTTAAAACGCTTAACGATCAAATACAAAATGGTTACTCTGTACTAGGTGAGGTAGATCATCCTGAAGACTTAAAAGTAAATTTGGACCGTGTGTCACACATGATCACTGATATGTGGATGGACGGTCCTAATGGTTATGGAAAGATGAAAATCCTTCCTACCCCAATGGGTAATTTAGTAAAGACTATGCTTGAAAGCGGTGTAAAACTTGGTGTAAGTTCTAGAGGTAGCGGAAACGTTAACGAAAGCAACGGTCAAGTATCTGAGTTCGAGATTATCACAGTTGATATAGTTGCTCAACCAAGTGCGCCGGGAGCATATCCTACACCAATTTATGAACATTTGATGAATAGTCGTAATGGTCATAGAGCATTTAGGACTGCGCAGGAGGTACAAAAAGATCCCAAGGCAGAAAAGTATGTCCGTGAGGCCATGCTGAGTATCATAAATGGCTTAAAAACCTAAGGAGATAAAGCGATGATGGACGCATTCAAGAGGTTAGTAGAGAGTGGTGTTATAGGTGAGGACGTAGGTTCTGAACTAGACTCTGCTTTCAGTGCTAAGATTCAAGAAAACCGCGACCAAGTCACTGCTGAACTACGCGAAGAGTTTGCCCAAAAATATGAACACGACAAGCGTTCTATTGTTGAAGCACTCGACAAAATGGTTGGCGATAGATTGGCCGCAGAGATGGCTGAGCTTGTAGACGATAAGAAAGGATTGGTGGAAGCCAAAGTTGCTTATCAAAACAAGATGGCAAGAGATTCTAAAATGATGGAAACTTTTGTTATTAATCAGTTAGGTAAAGAATTAGGAGAATTCCAAAACGACCGTCAAAAGGTTGCAGAGAATTTTGCTAAGTTAGAACAGTTCATTGTAACTGCTCTAGCAAGAGAAATCAACGAGTTTAGTCAAGACAAGCGTGAACTAGCAGAAGCGAAAGTTAAGTTAGTACGTGAAGCCAAGAAGAAATTCGATGAGGTAAAACAACGTTTCATTATGAGAAGCGCCGCATTAGTACAAGAGACAGTAACGAAAAAACTTAATTCTGAGTTATATCAGTTGAAAGAAGATATCGATTCTGCTCGTCGTAACGCATTCGGTCGTCGAGTATTTGAAGCATTTGCCCAGGAGTATTCTACAAGTTATCTAAATGAAAAATCTGAAACAAGTAAATTGCTTAAGATTATTCAAAAGAAAGATGCAGAGTTAGCCGAAGCACAAACAGTTGTCACAGAAAAGCAACGTGTCATTGAATCTAAGGAACGCGAAGTTCGCATTGCTAAAGATCTAATGGAACGTAAAACGGTGATGAGTGAGTTACTAGCACCTTTGAGTGCTGAACAGAAAACGATTATGAAAGAGTTGCTTGAGTCTACCAAGACACAGAAACTTACTGAATCATTTGACAAGTACCTACCAGCAGTGCTAGAAGGTAATATAGTTAAGCCAGCCGCTAAAAAGGCTGTACTAACAGAAGGTCATGAGATCACAGGTAATCGCGAAGAGAAAAATCAGCCTCAGGTAGGCGAAGATAACATTTTAGATATCCGCAAATTAGCGGGACTGAAATAATTTAATATTCAAGGAGAAGACATAAAATGTCAAAATTATTAAATGAAAGATGGTCAGAGACCAAAGACGCTCTGCTTGAAGGCCTACAAGGTACTCGTCGTTCATCTATGCAAGTCTGCTTAGAGAACACACGTAAGTACTTGGCAGAAGCCGCAACAAGTGGCGCTACAAGTTCTGGTAATATCGCTACATTAAACCGCGTTATTCTTCCAGTTATTCGTCGTGTTATGCCAACAGTTATTGCTAACGAAATCATTGGTGTTCAACCAATGACTGGCCCTGTTGGACAAATTCACACACTACGTGTTCGTTACGCTGATACATCAAACGGTGACGGTATCGTAGCAGGTGAAGAAGCATTAAGCCCATTCAAGATTGCGGCTGCTTATTCTGGTAACAACAATGACACTACACCACGTGCTAGTGCCACTTCAGTTCTTGAGGGACAACCAGGTAAGCGTATGAGCATTCAAATCTTGAAAGCACCAGTCGAAGCCAAATCACGCAAACTAAGCGCACGTTGGACATTCGAGGCTGCTCAAGATGCTCAAGCACAGCAAGGTATTGACATTGAGGCTGAAATCATGGCCGCCCTAGCACAAGAGATCACAGTTGAAATCGATCAAGAGATTTTAACTTCTCTACGTTCTTTGGCTTCTGTTGAAGAAACTTATGACCAATCACAAGTTTCTGGTACAGCAACATTCGTTGGTGACGAGCATGCCGCTTTAGCGGTTATGATCAACCGTGCTAGTAACTTAATTGCTCAAAGAACACGTCGTGGTTCTGCTAACTGGGCAGTTGTTTCTAACCAAGCATTGACAATTCTTCAATCTGCTACAACTTCTGCGTTTGCAAGAACAACAGAAGGTACATTCGAAGCACCTACAAACACTAAGTTTGTTGGTACATTGAACAGTAGCATGAGAATTTATGTTGACGCTTATAAGAGCGATACAGATGACAACAACCAAATTCTAGTTGGTTATAAAGGTTCAAGCGAGGCTGATGCCGCCGCTTTCTACTGCCCTTATATTCCATTGATGAGTTCTGGTGTTGTTCTAGATCCAAATACATTTGAGCCAGTAGTTGGCTTCTTAACACGTTACGGATATGTTGAGTTATCAAACACAGCATCTTCACTAGGTAACGCCGCTGACTACCTAGCCAAAGTTGCTATCACAAGTGCAACAGTAAGTTTCCAATAATATTGGATTTGGTCTAAAGCAAATCAAGAAACCCGCTTCGGCGGGTTTTTTGTTAAATAACAAGCCGGTTATCATTTTAACTGAGTTTATGCGGTACCATCCGCGTAGAGCCTAGAACGCTCACAACATTAAGGAGAAACAAAATGGGACGTCCAATTAAAAAGAAATATTTCGGTAATACAAATTACCCATACACTGATTTATATGATCAATTATCGGGTGTTGGTGGAGAAGGTCTTGCCAGTCTAAATTTTTTAAGCAATGCTGGTAGTATGCTTGCTCCGGTAACAATCACAGCCCCTGCTCCAACAATTGCTGAAGGTCAACAAGCAGTTGCTGGCACAGTTACATACGAAGCAATTACAATGTCAACTGGTGCTGGTAAATCTCGTGGAGGCGGTAACCTAGCAGTAGGTGATATATTCACATATCCTACCACAGGTGGCGCACAGTTTACAGTTTGGAACATTGCAGGTTCAAACGCAATCTTCACATTTACTAATGCAGGATCTGGTATTACTGTTTTCCCAACAGGTGGAACAAACGGATATACACAAGGTATTAATGCTACTAAAGTAAGCGGTCCTGGAACAACATCTACATTCCTTGTAGATTTATTCTTCCATGTTAAGAATGGTATAGTTCCTGTAACTACACCAGGTACTGGTTACGTTGGAACAGAAACTCCTATTGTTACCGGTGGAGCCCCAAGCGCACCTGTAGGTACAGTTAATTTAACAACAAATCGTCAGAACGCGATTAAATTTACATCTTACCTAACAACAGGATCAAGTGCTGTAACAGGTGGTGACATTATTAAACAAGAATCATCGCGTCGTTACTTGATTGTGAATTCACAAGGTGTAGGTGTTTGTCATTTAAGTTCAGGTACAGGTGCGGCACATACCCTTACACATGGTAACATGCACGTTCTTGCTACAGACACAGCCGGTGCAACATATTATGTTATGAAACTAACTGCTCATAAAGCACTATTAGTTAACAGAACAAATACAAGTACTGCTGTTTATTCATCATTTAGACCTGCTCCATGGAGTTTTAGTGCTCCATATGTAAGTACAAATGGTGCTCAATTTGTTCAAATTGCTAACAACTAATAAAATGTAAGCAGATAAAAACGCCCTTCGGGGCGTTTTTCTTTGGTAAATACCTATATGACAACACAACAATGGTATTCTCCTTCGATCACTTCTCAACATGCAGAGTTTGATCAACACATTCAATGGCAAGCAGGTGTTAACAATTCTGTTGATGGCCAAGGGCGTGTCATAACTACTCCTAATACAAATTTATCTAACAGGACTGGTACTATTCAAAGTATAAGTCCGTTGCTATATATTGCTAACGATGGACATGCACCTCTTAGACAAAAGACTTGGTATATTACATTTACTGGTTTTAATATTACCGGATTAACAGATCCTATAAATGGAATACAGGTACAGACTTCTATTCGTAGAAAAGGTAGAATCATGGACGAAACTGTACAACTTACCCATCAAGGAAACTTGATGGGAGAAAATAAAATTAACTATTTGTTAGATGATTTAAATCATGTGCCAGTTCATAATTCTATGACTTACGGTAGTCCTACAGACTTATGGGATAATCAATTAACGGCGGCGATGGTACAAGATTCTACATTTGGAATTACATTACGTTTGCAGAGTCACTTATATTACCCACACAAAGAAACTGTGCTTATAGACTCAGTTCAACTAATGGTGTATTAAACGCTAAATATGCTTAAAGGAATCGTTTCATGAGTGCTGACAAGTTAGTTCTTTCTGGTGATTATTATGTTAAAACTGCTAGTTCTGGCACGATTACGCTTGACACAGGTTATCTATCAGGTGAAGTTATTATCACCGGTAACCTTACAGTGAAAGGTGAAACAGTACAGATCAGTACAATTACTAATGTTACTCAAAATAATTTACAAATATCAGATAATCTCATTATTTTAAATAGCGGTGAAACTAGTGTTGGACACGTTACAATGGGAACATCGGGTATACAAATTTCTAGAGACCCAACTAATAGTACACAGTATGCTACTACTTTCTTATGGGATGATAATAGACCATATACTGCGGCGGCTACGGGACAGGGATTGTGGACTTTTAAAGTTAAAAATCAATTTGCCGGTGCAGAAGTTGGATTCTTAAAAATTAATGGTGCACAATCAGGACAAGATAAAAATTATATCTTAACAGACGGAATTGAAAATTTGGCTGTAACCGATCTTGGCTATACCGCTAGAATGGAAAACTCTACTAACGACAACGATATTCCTAACAAAGGGTACGTTGATTATAAGTTTAATGCTATCCGAGGGGTAGGCACTGCTACTGAGGCAAGATTTATCCGAGCAGGCAATAGTTCTATTATGATTAACGATCGCACAGATCAACGTAATGTTACTGCTACTAGTTATATAACTACTTACCTTGATGATATAGATGTATTTAGAGTATATCCGACTTCGGTTGGAATGCCTATCATTAATTTAAATTTTACACCGTCGGCAATTTCATCTATTGCAACAAACACAGACTTAACATTATCTACCAATGGAACAGGGTTTATTGCTATAAATAGTGGAATATCATTAACTCCGCCAGCAAGCCCTCCAGGTTTTGAAGTTGGAAAAACAAAATTGTATAGTAGTACAAAAAGTGGTGCAGGCTCAACTGGATTGATGTACAATCATTTTGACGGAACTAGCACATCTACCGGCGAATTAGTTTCGGCTAAAAAAGCAGTTTTACTAGCAATAATATTTTAAGGAACGCCAATGGCAATTACTAATACACAATTAACAACTTTACCAGGACCTGTTTATCAATCAATAGGTGATAATGCTATTACAGCAATTATATTCTGTAACACCAGTGCAACCACAGATGCTACTGTGGATATCTGGATGGTGCCTTCCGGGTATGCTAGAGGAGATAATAACAAGATTTGTAAAGCAATTTCAATTCCTAGAGGTGAAACATTTAGTATCGATACAGAAAAATTTATTCTTGCAAATGGTGATAGTGTTCAAGCACAGGCATCTCAAAATTCAGTTATTACTGCAACATTAAGTTATATATCATTATAATATGAAATTTTATAAACGTAATTCTTTAAATCCAAAAGATCCAATGAGCAATAATTTTGCTGTGGATTCCAATGGGATGATTTTAACAAAGTCTGTTATTGGTATGGAATTGCCCTCAGGTAGTACTGCTAATCGTCCTGGCGGTACAAATTTTCCAACAGAGCCATTGGTAACTGGAACTGTTCGTTATAACAGCGATCTTAGAGACTTAGAAGTTTATGAAAGAAATCAGTGGGAAAGAATTCGTACAGTTCGACCTGCCACAATCACAGTTCAAAATCTAGGAAACGGTGATTATGCCAGTACAATTTTTGGTCCTTTAAATTCGGATTATGCGGCATCTTATGCAGTAGGTGCTCAAAATATCATGGTATATGTTGATAATGTTTATCAAATTCCAGTTACAAATTATGGTATTCAGTTAACTCCGGCAACAATTACTGAAACACTGGCGGCACCTGCATACACAGGGACCAACACCGTTCAAGTTGTAGGAGGCGTTAACCCACCAACTACAAATATTATTACTGCTACTGTTGGTACAATGTTAGTTACAGGTGTAGGAATACCTGCCGGTACTACAATTATACAAACTATTACAGAGCACACACAAAATCCTACGGCTACTAACTATTACTTTGTGTTTAGTAATGCTGTAACTAGAACTTTAACTTCAGCAAGTACATTTACTGTTTCGTATACTACAGGTAGTTACATATTATTCACAGGTGCTGTTCCAACTAAACCTGTTGTAGCCTTACTCGGATTTGACGGATACTTCCCAGCCAGTTAATTAAATGAGAATAGCAGTTTGCTTTAGCGGTCAAGCCAACCGAATAACTGGAAACACGGATTTTTTTAAATCACAACTATCAAAATACTCAGGCTATTCTCAGTGTGATCTATTTTTTAGTCATTGGGAAGGCGAGCAAGATTTAGATAATTTTAAATCTTTTTTAGAAAGAGAACTGCCAAATTGTATGACAGGATCTTATGCTATTGCAGGGTTAGAGTTTACACCGCATTTTAATTGGTCCAGTCGATATTCGCAAAGTGATTGTTGGAGTCAAGGCAATAGACCAGAACAAATGTTCAAACAGGCTGGCGGGATAAAAAATGTAGATCAACTTAGACAACAATACGAACAAACGCATAATTTTAAATACGACCTAGTTATTAGATCTAGGGGCGATATTGATATTAGGGGCGATATTGATTTACCTAGTTGTGTTAATTTAACAAACACTATAGCCTTTGCATCAAATTGGATGTTCAAGTCTTGGTGGGATGTTGACAACTTTTCCGGACAAGAAATGCGTAACGACCAATGGTTTGCTTCTGATAGCAACACTATGTCTAAGATAACAACACTTGTAGATCATATGGATGAATACACTGAAGCAGGCGCTAGATTCCATCCTGAAACTTTGTTATGGTGGCATGTTGCTAAAACCGTTGGTGCTGATTCTAAATTTATGAATTTTAGAAATATACTTCGCGGTGTTGACAACGATTAAATCCTAAACTAGGGTTATTTTCCAATCTAAATAAATATATCGATGCTAGAGTTTCTAGCAGATCATACTGTGGTAAACCCGCAATGTAAGGTGGTTATCCGTGAAACTCGGTGTATAAGGAGCGAAGATGGCCATTGGTCGCATTACCGGTCCGTTACTTGCCAGTAACCTGACTCGTGACGGTGTTAACATTACAATGGATACCAATCTCATGCAATGGGATGTTGGTAAACGACGTATTGGTATTCTTAATCTTCAACCAGCCGCAGCCTTAGATGTTTCGGGCGATATTTACGGTTATGCTCTTAAAGTTAATACAGCCACAATTGGTCTGTTTTATCTATATTCAAATACATCAACTAATCAAAGTTTTTTAACCACAACAAAAGGTCCTATAACTGTTCAACCAGCCAATAGTGCCACAGTAGCAATCATTGCCGATACTACTATAACTGGTTCGTTATTTGTTAGTCAAGATTTATCAGTTAACGGCAATGTTACTCTAGGGTTTAACACACTTACTAATACAATTACTTTTAATTCAGAAGTTAAATCAAATTTTCTTCCATATGTAAGTACTCAAACATCTGTTACTACAACAAGTTCAGGCACTGGTACATCTACTACAATACTTGTAACAAATACTAATATTGTTTCTCAATATTCTTTAGGCTCTACAGCCAATGTCTGGAAATCAGCCTATCTAGATACTATCTATGGTAACAGTATTGATACAATTGGTACTGCAACTAATTTTCAGATGTTTCCGGACATTCCGAAACTTCAAAGAACAATAAACAAAACACTAACAGTCAACGGCGATATTGCAGTTTACGGAACAAATCCATTAGGAACATCACCAGTTGTTACTAATGTATTGTATGTTACAATGGACGGGGATGATGCTAACGATGGCCGAGCAATGGATTCAACTCGTGCTTGTAAAACTGTAAGTGGTGCTACAAAGAGCCCTTACTATCAACAAGGTACAGTTATTAAAGTCCTATCAGGTCACTATATGGAAAACAATCCTATTGAATTGTTACCATATACCTGCGTTATCGGCGATGACCTTCGTACGACATTCTTAGAACCCATTAATAAAGATACAGATTTATTTCATGTTAATTCTGGAGTGTACATTGCACAGATGACTTTTTTAAATCTGCGTAGAGGATCGGTAACACGTTATGCTCCGGGTGGTGCTGGAACATATACTACAGGTGCATACTGTGCGGCATTTCCTCCAAGATTAGATAATCCTATTGATGTATTCCACAGTCCATACATTCAAAACTGTACCAATTTATCCGGACCATGGTTGTACGATAAAACAATGTTTGTTCCAAACAATACGGTTCAAGTTCCGTTAGTTGTAGCAACAAGTACCTATGTTGCTAATACCACAACATTATTAATCAACATTAATCCTGTTCTAACTAGCCAGCAGTTAGAAGTAGGAATGGCAGTTAACGGAACAGGATTTACTGTAGATCCTGCTATTCCTGTAGCAGTGATTACAACAGTTACTAATGCAAATACCAGTGTTCAACATGCAGTAACATTAATTTCTGAAAACGGAGTATTCCTACAATCAGAGATTGTTTCTTATATCAATTGGAAGTATCCTTCATTAGTGTACAATCAATCTTTGTGTTCAAGAGACACAGGATATATTATTGATGCTTTTAGTAAAGATGTATTGTTAGGCGGTAATGCTAATGTAGTGTATGCAGGCCAACAATATTTTATTAACAATTCAAATTTACTAGGTGCTGAATTAACACCTACCGTTGATGCTTATCAATATTTGACTCAGTGTTTGAAAAATGTTGTAACAAATACTCCTATAGCAATAACAACAGGAAATATTAGTGCTCAAACTTTTAATATTAGTTTAGGTGGTGGTGAATTAACTACTTCAACAATAGATGGCTTAGGTAATTTATTAACTGATATTTTATTAAATGAACAAGGATATTCAAATGCGGCGGCATTGTTAAATGCTAACCGAGGATTTATTCAATCTGAAACAGTTGCTTTTGTGAATCAAAATTATGTTGGACAGCCAACAACAAGTTTCACCTATGACAGAAGTACATGCTTTAGAGACATAGGATTAATACTGGGTGCGCTGACTAGCGATTTATCGTTTGGAGGCAATCAACAGACTATTAATGCCGCAACTCAGTACTGGACTGGAACTGGTCGTTCTACAACTTCTACCATTGCTGGCGAGATTCCAGAAACAGTTGCGGCTTATGAATACCTAGCACAGGTAATTAAAAATGTTGTAACAAATACTTTAATTACTGATCCTTATTGTTCCACAGTTACACAGTATGTAAGTAATTCTTCAACTGGATCTATTGCCAGTGCCGAGTTGATAGCACAAAACATAGGAATACTAAACAACATTATTCTTAATGGTCCAGATGTTACTCCTCCACTAGTTAGCAATGGAATTACTCCTACTACACTAACAAATATTATTAATAGTCTTAATTTGATTAATATCAATGCTAATTGGATTAAGAACGAAATAGTTTCATATATTGATCAAACTTTTACAAAATTAAACTTTACCTATAACAGTACAAGTTGTTCAAGAGATACCGGGTTGATTGTTGATAGTATTGCAATGGATTTAATTTATAAGAGCGATTCAAACTCTACATTTGCAGGTTTACAATATTGGAATCAGTCTTCATCTGCAGACAGTATCATTCCTGCAGAACTGACAACCACAACACAGGCATTTAGTCATGCTAGAGACATCTGTTTTAATATTGCTCAAAATCTTCCTATTGTTCCGTTACAGACAAATTCTCGTCAAATATATTCAACCGCTACAGGATCACTACTAGGTGCCACAACTATACAAGGTAATTGGCAAACTGTAATCAATATTTTAACTACAGGTTCAAGTTGGGTAACAAATGCTATACAACCAAATGGATCAGTAACAACAGACCAAGGCACAGTGGCCGCCTATAATTTGATAGTCACTAATAAGAATTTTATCATTGATGAAACTATTGAGTATGTACGACAGAATGCCGCTCCGGGATTTACATTTGATGAAACTATTTGCCGACGAGATACAGGTTATGTTATAAATTCTGTGCTAATTGATACCCTACGAGGCGGTAATAGACAGTCTATACAAGCAGGTACATACTACTACAACTATAACAGTACTAGTACAGTACTAGTTAACGAAATTCCACAAACCACTGCGGCCTACAAATATCTAAAATTTATTACTGAAAAAATTGTTCAAGGCATCACAATAACAACACCTTATCAAACAGATGTTGCTCAAAATGTACAACTTACTCCTGGTACGGCTGCCGAAGCCGCTGTTGTAGTTGAACGTGTGAATTTGATTAATAATATTATTAGATTAGGTCCTAGTGCCGCAGGAAGCAAGACTGCATTACCTTTAACTTATGATACAGGCACAAATTTAACTAATGCTTATAATCTGCTAGTTGCCAATAGAACGTTTATACAAAAAGAAGTTTTAGCATTTGTTGAAACAACATTTATAGATCCGTTTGTCTTTAGTTACAACGAACCGTTGTGTTTTAGAGATACAGGATTGATAGTTGACAGCGTAGTTACAGATATCAGTAATCACTCTAATCAACAAAGTATCTATGCCGGAACACAATATTGGGATGGTGCAGTTAGTGTTATCAATGGTCAGTTGAAAGAAACTGCGGGAGCAATTCAATTTGCTAAAGAACTTGCTCTAAGAATTATTGCCAATGAGCCAATCATTCAATCATTACAAACAGCAACATCTGCCACTGTTGTTACTCAAACAATCAATTCACAATTAGGTGGTGGTTATGTGGCTGCTGATTTAGTATCAAGAAATTTTGATGCTATTACTACAATTATTCAAGATGGTCCTGAATATGCACCACCTGCTACTTATTCAACGGTTACACAATTATTGATTACTATTAGTACTTCGACAATTTCTACCGTTACCAACGATACACTTTATATTGGCAATGTAACTGTGTACCCAGTAGAAGATAAAAATATTCCAAGTACTTGGGGCAATAATGGTGAAGCAGACAGAAGAATTGATCCGCACGGCTCAGGTGGTGGCGCTTTAGTAGATGGCAATGCACCGTCATCTCGCAGTCCAATTCAATCGTTTGTGTTCGATGCTTTTACACAATTAACACAAGGCGGACCAGGTGTACATATTATTAATAAAGGATATGCACAGTTAGTTTCTGTGTTTACAGTATTCTCTGACATTGGTGTACACGTAGAGGGCGGCGGTATTGCTTCTATTGTTAACAGTAATGCCAACTTTGGTGATATTTGTTTGTTAGCAGAGGGCTTTGGTCCTAGAGAGTTCGGAGGCACAGTTTATAATCCTCCTAACTATCAGTATGACAAACTAACAAATAGTTTTATAGCAAATGAAAATTATCCTCAGGGTTATTTCCCTAACGATGCTAATGTTTGTATATTTGTTCCAAGTGCTGACAATAGACCACACATCAGTTTGGTAATGGAAGTTATTCCACCCGATGAATATGTTGACTACGACGGAAATACCGTTCCTTATCGTAATGCTCAAGGTTATCCCGGATTCTTAACAGCCGAAAGTAATACAAGTACTTTGTTTGTAGGAAGTTATCAAATCAGTGGTATTGATACAACTGATATGGCAGTTGGACAAAATGTTTATATTAAAGATCAGTACGGATATACCGCAGATCAAAATGGTACAGGAACTCCTTATGTTGCGACCGGTACCTATATTACAACTATTACCTATCAAACTATTACTTTAAGTAATCCCATTACAGCAACTGGATATGAAGAAGGTAATCTAAATTATTTTAATATCTATACTTGCGGTAATGCTTACTATAGTGTTCTAACAAGTTACTCAGCAAATAGTCCTTATCCTACAGGACAAAGTAAAATTAAAGGACAAGAAAACGAAACAACTGATGCTATTAATTACATGAGTAGTGTTTGCCAATCTGTTATTAGCAATACACAACTTACAACAACATACAATACATCAACTGTACTGCAAATAATTGACGGTGCTTATCCAAGCGGATCAGGATCTGTGTCATTTATTGCTAACGAATTAGATATTATTACAGGAGTGATTTTAAAAGGTCCGCAAAATGCTCCTGCATCTACAGCAACTGGTGCAAAATCATTAGGCAGTGCAGATGCAATACAGTTATTAACTGAAAATAAAATATTCATTCAGAATGAAACTGTGGCATATGTAGACAAAACATATCCTAGTTTTACTTATGATTCTGCAAAATGCTATAGAGATACTGGGTTAATAGTTGATGCTATTTCTCAAGATTTATTATACGGTGGTACAAGCCAATCAACATTTGCTGGATTACAATATTGGTCACAGAATACAAATACCAATACTGTTATTCCAGGAGAATTCACTACAACAACCTCGGCAATACAACATGCTAGAGATGCGGCTATTAGTGTGACTTCTGGTTATGGAGGTACATCTGGTCTAGTAAGTTCTGCATTTACAACAGTACTAAACATTCTTAACAATGGAGTAAGAAATCTTACTGATAATATTGTTCCTAATGGCAATGCAAGTACTGACCCTCAAATTATTAATGGATATAATACACTGCTAGCCAATACTGGATCAATTATTACTTCAACACTCAATTGGATTAATAACAACAATCCTGGATTTATGTACGATCAAACGAGATGCAGTAAAGACCTACACTACATTTTAGATAGCGTGGCTTTTGATGTCCTTCACGGTGGCAATAGACAATCTACTCAGGCCGGTGCTTACTATTTTGGATTTACAGGAAACACATCTATTCCAAATGAAATTCCGCAGACTACTGCGGCATACAATTTTATTAAAGGTGTTATTGGACAGATTATCACAGGTACTCCGACAAGTCCGAGTTATCAAAATACAGTATCACAGGTTACTAATCTTGTTCCAGGAACTGATTCTCAAACAACCGTGGCTCAAAGTATTGTTGATGTAATGACTGGTATTATTAATAACGGTCCAGCAACAATTACTGATGCCAAAAAAGTACCTATTCCGTTAACAGCAAGCAGTGATAGTAATGTAGTAGCCGCCTATAAATTAATTCAGGCAAACAGAGCCTATATTCAAGCAGAAACCATTGCATATGTGAACAAAACCTACAGTGGATTTACATATAACAGACAAAAATGTCGCCGAGATGTTGGACTAATAATAGATGCATTGATTTATGATTTAGGTACTGGCGGTAATAGTCGAGCAGTAGAAGCCGCTATTACCTACTATACAAAAGATGGTACATATCATATTGTTAGTTTAGAAGATCAAGTTCGAGACCCGTTATTGTTTGTAGATGGTATCACAGTCAATTTCTATCAGCGCTCATATATGAGTGCATCTGGATATGTATTTGAGTATGTTGGGGCTGGTACCAATTACGGTGCACTACCACAGGTTGGTAGAGTTGATCCAAATCAGACCAAAGAAACAGTTCAGTTAAATAATGGTAAGGTATTCTTTACTTCCACAGACCAAAACGGCGACTTCCGAATTGGCCCAGGATTGGTAATTAGTCAAGCGACTGGTGTGTTAAGCGGACGAACATTTACAAAGAGTTTGTTTGCTCAAATGACACCGTTCATCTTGGTTGTTGGCGAAGGTGGTGGTTAAAATTAAGGAGATATAAATGGCATTAATTCCATTAAACACGTTTAAGACAAAGACAAAAATTTTAGATACAAATACAACGGCTAGTGTGTATGTTGCTCCGATCGGTGTAACTTCTATTATTCTTATGGCACAGGTTGCAAATACTGATACAGTTGATCATACAGTAACTTTTAGCCATTATAGAAGATTTAGAGTCTTACCAGATGCTCAAGGTAACAATGCACAGGATCCAAATGTACAAACAGAATTAGTTGCAGGGTATGACATACCGCCTAATGATTCTGCTTCTTTAATCACAGGTAAAATGATTTTAGAAAGTCAAGACAGCATTAGAGCATATGCCGATTCAACTGGTACTTGCAAACTAATCCTAAGTATTCTAGAAACAGCCAACGCTTAATAACCTGAGAAATATATGAGTCGTCTAGTAAGTCAAAGAAAAAAATTAAAGTCATTTGCCGAAATGACTCCAGACCGTTGGAAGTGGCTTGGCCTTGACCAAGCAATGCCCAACTTAGGTCAAGCACCATCTACAGACGACGGATATACATTAAAACAAGACATTAAAGGTGTTACTCAGTTTAGCAGTGAATTAGGTAAATTAAATTTTAACAATCAAAAAATAACTCCCGCAGGTTCTGGCACTGACATCACTATAGACGGATTAGGCAAAAGTGAAATTAATTTTAAGCCTAGTACCACAGTTAAAGTTTCTGGAAAATTAAATGTTACAGGCGATACACTGATCAATGGAAAGATTAGAGTATTAGGTGAAGATCCGTTAGGTACTGCTCCTTTTGTTGGAAATACTTTATACGTAACAGTAGACGGAGACGATACTAATGACGGTCGTGCTCAAGATGCTAGCCGTGCTTGCCGTACTATTGCCGGTGCCATTCGTAGTCCTTACTATCAAGAAGGTACTACTATTCGTGTAGCGGCTGGTCATTACTTTGAAGAAAATCCTTTAGTGCTACTACCAAATACTTCTGTTATTGGTAATGACTTAAGAACAACATTCGTTGAACCTCTGAACAAAGATCTAGATTTGTTCCATGTTAATTCTGGTGTGTATATTGCACAGATGGCCATGATTAACCAACGTAGAGGTAGTGTAGAACGTTATGCTCCGGGTGGTGCAGGTACGTATACTACCGGTGCTTATGCCACTGCATTTCCTCCAAACTTAGGAAATCCAATTGATGTTTACCACTCACCATATATTCAAAACTGTACCAATCAGTCCGGACCTTGGTTGTATGACGGTAGTATGTTTATTCCTAACCAGACTGTTCAAATTCCAGATGCTGCCGGTACAAGCACATGGGTAGCAGGACAAAGTACAATTACAGTTTATATATCTACCGGTACAATTGCAGTTGGTATGAGCATCAATGATGCGGCTAACGAAGGATATCGCAATGCGCAATTACTGTTACGAGCAAACAGAAACTTTTTACAGAATGAAGTTGTTGCCTATGTAAACACTACATATAACGGTTTTTATTATAATCAAGATACTTGCAAACGTGACACTGGTCTAATTGTTGATGCAATTACTCAAGACCTATTATTTGGCGGATATAGTCAATCAAATTTTGCAGGATTACAATACTGGAATCAAGGCGGAGATACTTCTGCTACTATTCCTGGAGAAATAAACACAACTACAAAAGCAATTCAATTTGCAGGTAAATTAGCCGCACAAGTTATTACAGGTACAACAGGAACAAGATATCAAAGTACAGTCACGCAGATAACAGCCACATTGTTAGGTACAAGTGTAGAAGCAAAAAAAGTTAGTAATGATTTTAATGTTATTGTTAACATTCTTAATAGAGGAACTGTAGGAGTAACTGACACTATTGTACCTAATGGCATAGTTGCTAATTCAGCAACCAATGTTGTTAATGCTTATAATGCTCTACAAATTAATAAAGAATTTATTCGTAATGAAACTCTAGCATATATTGAAACACTACGTTCTGGATTTTATTACAATCAACAAAATTGTGGACGTGATACTGGGCTAATTGTTGATGCTCTTGCATTAGATTTATTATATCCTACTGCTGGAAATAGCCAAAGTACATTTGCTGGACTACAATATTGGAGCCAGTCAACTACCACAAATGCAATTCTTCCTGGAGAATTTAATACAACTACTAATGCGTTTAGATATGTAAGCAGTCTAACACAACTAATTGTTAGAAATATTACAACAGGTACTCGTTATCAAACTACATCTAGTCAAGTCACTGCTACATATACCGCCGCTACCGCAGTAGAATCAGGAATAATTAAAACTGATTTTAATACATTTATTAATATTTTAACCAGCGGTACTACAGGCGTTACTGATATTATTGTACCTAACGGTATTGATAAAAGCATAGCGACAGGAACTGTTCGTGCTTATAATTTAATTCAAATTAACAAAGACTACATTCAACGAGAAGCAATTGCCTATATTGATGCTGTAAGTAGTTCAACACACTTCACTTATAATAAAGAAACTTGTTTCCGAGATGTAGGTTATGTATTAGATAGTATTTGCTTTGATTTATTACACGGTGGTAATAAACAAGCGGTGCAATCAGGTGTTTATTACTATGGATATAATACTTCAACTGTATTGGCAAATGAAATGCCAGCAACACTTGATGCATACCAATACCTAGCAAGCCTATCGCAAAGTATTATTCAAAATGTAGCAGTTACTCCTTATCAAAATACTGTCACGCAAGTGTTCTCTGCATACACAGCAACATATATAGAATCTGCTGATGTACTTTCGATTGTTAACACTATTACTAATATTATACAAAATGGTCCAAGTGTTGCGGCAGATAAAACTCCTATTAGTCTAACGTCAAGCACTGATACATACTCTTATCAAGCGGCTAAATTATTAGAATCTAATAGATCGTTTATCCAATCTGAAGTCATTGCCTACATTAATAGCAAATATCCTCCATTGTTTGATTATAGCAAAGAAACTTGCTATAGAGATTTAGGATACATGATTGATAGTGTATCTATTGACTTACTATATGGAGGTAACCGCCAAGCAATACAAAGCGGTGTAGCCTATTATGGTTATACTACTTCAACAGCAGTACCTAATGAAATTCCGCAGGTAACTGCGGCCTACAACTATATCAGTAGCATATTGCCTTCTATTATTACTGGTCAAACAATATCGCCACAACAGACTAATGTTTTACAAGTAACTAATCTAGTTGGTGGTCAAACTACGCAAGGAACTCAGGCACAATTAATTGTGTCTACCATTACAAATATTATTAACAATGGCCCTAGTGTTTCTCAACCTTTATCACCACTACCGCTAAATCCAAGTACAAATTCATACGTTAAAAATGCGGCGGCAATTTTAGAAGCCAATAGAGCATTTATACAGGCAGAAGTTATTGCATATATTGGTAACAATTACTTTGTTTATAACCAACCATTATGTTTTAGAGATGTAGGATTAATTGTTGATGCAGTATCCGGCGATGCTAGATATGGCGGTAATAAACGTAGTATTATTGCTGGGTTAAGTTATTGGTCAGGTACAAATAGTTTGATTACAGGTCAACAAGTTGAAACAGTTGGTGCTATTGATTATCTAGCCTCAATTGCCGCAAAAGTTGTTTCTAATACTCCGCTCACCGCTACTTACCAAACTTCTGTAAGTCAGGTAATAGACACAACTAAGCCAAATGGTGGAGTGACTGCAGGAAGACTTACAACTGATTTTGGTATTATTACAACAATTATTAATGGTGGGCCTACAACCGCTCCTGCGGTAGTAGATGATATCTATGCTCTAATTGTACCAAGCGGCTTAAGCCCCGATGCTATTAATACTGCCAGTCAAGTTACTGCGGTTACCGAGATATCAACAGGATGCTATGCGGTTACACTGAACAATCCTACAATTGCGCCCAGCGATAATGCCACAGTATATTTTGGTAGTACTAGCGTTTATCCTTTCTTAGACGACCAAATACCCGAGTATTGGTCAACAAGTACTAATGCTGACCGTAGACTAGATCCTAACGGATCAGGTGGTGGTGCACTTGTTGACGGCAATGCTCCTTCATTAAGATCACCTATTCAATCATTTGTTTTTGATGCGTTCACACAATTGAATCAAGGCGGTATTGGTATTCACATCATCAATAACGGATATGCACAGTTGGTGTCGGTGTTTACAATCTTCTGTTCTACTTCTGTGTTGGTTGAGAATGGAGGTATTGCTTCTATTACTAACTCTAACGCCAACTTTGGAAATCAATGTTTGGTTGCTAAAGGTATTGGGCAATTGAGTTTTGCTGGTATTGTTTGGAATCCACCATTCCCTACTAATATACCTAACAGTGAATACTATCCTATTGGTTATTGGCCAAATGCTCAGCAGGTAGAAGTATTTGTTCCTGATAACTTAAACAGACCACACATTGGTCAAGTTATGGAAATTGTTCCTCCTGCTACCTATTTAGATTACAACGGTAATCGTGTTCCGTATATTAATTCAGAAGGATATCCCGGATATCTAGTGGCTAGTTCTAATACAAGTACGGTGAGTACAGGCAGTTATACCATCAACGATATTGATATAACTGATATTGCTATTGGGCATACAATTCATATTAAAGATATTTACGGAAATGAAGGCCCGGTTACTGGACAATTGTATATTTCTACAGGAACAAGAGTTTCTGATGTAAATTACAGAAGTATTACTTTAGATAGACCTATTCTAAATGGTGGCGGGGACATAACCAACAACAACTATCTAAACTTATATTTCTGCGGTAATGCTTACTACAACGTGCTATCTAGTGTGGTAGATACATCAATAAGTTCGCCAATATCAACATTAGCGGCAGTTTTGCCAACTGGAGAAATTACAACAACTAGCCAGGCAATTGCACATGCTGGAGAGTTGGCAGTACAAATTATTGCTAACCAACTGATAACAACAACTTATCAAACTTCTGTTTCTCAAATTATTGATACCAACTTCCAACACGGTGCCGATGCGGCTACAAGTGTTGCTGATAAGTTTAATATCATTGCTGGTATTGTTCAGAACGGAGCAGGAACTGGTCCTACTATTATTCGTCCTTCACAGTATGTTAATATATCAGAAGGTGTAAACAGTGCAAGACGTTTGTTAGAAGAAAATAAAAACTTCCTACAAGCAGAAACAGTTGCGTATGTTGACCATATTTGGCCAAGTCAATTTGTCTATGACGATGTTAAATGTAAACGCGACACTGGTTTAATTGTTGATGCACTAGCACAAGATCTATTATTCAATACATCTAGTCAATCAACATTTGCAGGTGTTCAATATTGGAATCAACAGGGCTATGTTGGTGCTATTGGCAGCGAATTAACAACTACAACTAATGCTGTTATTCACTTACAAGGACTAGTAGGCGAAGTTTTAACCAATGTAACTACAGGCTCGAGATATTTTGCCGGCTTTGCTTATGACTCTGTGAAATGTAAACGCGATACTGGTTTAATTGTAGACTCTATTGTGCAAGATTTATTGTTTAGTACATCAAGTCAATCAGTATTTGCTGGATTGCAATACTGGGCTCAGAGCACAAGTACAAGTTCAATTATTCCTGGAGAAGAAACTACAACTACTAATACATTTAAGTATGTAAGTAGGCTTGTTCAACAACTAGTAATTAACAGCACTGGGACACGTTACCAAATTGGTACTACTCAAAATGTGTCATTACCTGCGGCTTCTACTTCTGCTACAGTCAAAGCAGACTTTGATGTGTTCTTAAACATACTAACAAGTGGGACAGCAGGAGTTACTGATCTTATTGTACCAAATGGTATTACAGCAAGCACAGCAACAGATGCTGTAAACGCTTACAATATTATTAGAGCAAACAGAGCGTATATTCAAGCAGAAGGTGTTGCTTATACAAACTTTATTAGTTCAGGTACAGGATTTACTTACAGTACAACAAGTTGTTCAAGAGATATTGGATTTGTTGTTGATAGTATTGCATTTGACACACTATATGGTGGAAACAAACAAGCAGTTCAAAGTGGTGTTTACTATTATAACTTTACAACAACCAATACAGTAATTCCAAATGAAAGCGTTCAAACATTAGGTGCTTACGACCATATCAGTAATTTGTTACCTTGGATTGTGACAGGAGTTACAACATCAACATACCAACAAGATGTAGCACAAGTTACCAATTTAACACCTGGTACACTTAATGATGCTAAGAGTTTACAGAAATCTATAACAACCATTACTAATATTATTACTAACGGACAGACAAGTTCTACTGTCAAGTCTCCAATAGGAATGACAATAACCACAACCGCAAGTATTTTAAACGCGGCGGCTATTGTTCATGCTAACAGAGATTTTATTGCGGCAGAAACTATTGCCTATGTTAATAATTATTATAATGCACAGCCATTCCAAATTACAGGCACATACAAGGTATCGACTGCAACTGTAAATGCTGTTAAAGGAGATTTCCAGTACATCATTAATATTTTACAAAATGGTATTGCTGGAGTCACTGATGCTATTGTTCCTAACGCAATAACATCAAGTACAAATAATGATATTGTTCAAGCATACAATAAGATACAACAGAATAGAGAATTCTTACAACGTGAAATTGTTGCTTATGTAAATTCTACTTCCAACTTCTCTTATAATCAAGATAACTGTTTTAGAGATACTGGTTTAATTGTAGATGCAATTGCATTTGACATGATGTACCCAAGTGTTGGAAATAGTCAGTCAACATTTGCAGGTATTCAATACTGGAATCAATCAACATCAACTAACGGAACTATTCCTGGAGAATTAGCCACAACTACTCAAGCAGTAATTTATCTAAGTTCGTTGGCTCAACAGGTTGTTGTTAATAATACAGGTACACGTTATCAAAATACTACAACACAAAATATCAGTTTAACCAAAGCAACATCACTTGATGCATCTGCGGTAGGCGCAGATTTTGGCGTAATTATCAACATCTTACAGAATGGTACTGCTGGAGTGACTGACACTATTGTGCCTAATGGTCGATTAACAAATACCACAAGCACTAACAATGCCTATGCTATTCTACAGGCTAATCGTGAGTTTATGATTGAAGAAACTTTGGCCTATATCAATTATATTTCTAGTTCAACATTTGTTTATAATAGAGATACATGTGCTCGTGACTTAGGTTATATGATTGACAGTGTAAGTTTTGACTTGATACACGGCGGTAACAGACAGGCTGTACAGAGCGGTGTGTACTATTACAGTTATATAAACACATCTTCTGTTATAACATACGAATTGCCCCAAGTTAATGATGCTTACAATCATCTAGGACAGGTTGTTTCTACAATATTGTTAGGCAATACTGTTCAAAAGAGTCCCGGTAATACTGCTACTCAGGTTACATATCTGTTACCAGCATCTGCCAACGAAGTTGTATTAGCAAGTAGATATGTTTCTACAATTACAAATATTATTAACAAAGGACCTGTAGTTGCAAGTCCTCCAAAACCAATTGGACTAACACCTAATTCAAATCCAAATGTTGCAAACGCATTTAGTTTATTATTGGCTAACAGAGAGTTCATTCAAAATGAAGTAATTGCCTATATTGATAGTAAGTATACAGGGTTTACTTACGATCAAAATAAATGCTTCCGTGATGTAGGATTTATGTTAGATAGTGTTAGTTTTGATACACTTTACGGCGGTAATCGTCAAGCAATTCAATCAGGTGTATATTATTACTATTATACAACTGCTACAGTAATTCCTAATGAAATTCCACAGACTACTGCGGCCTATAACTATATTAAAGATCTTGTACAACCAATTATACTAGGTCAGACTATTACTAATCCTCAACAGACTCTGGTACCTCAAGTTACAAGTTTAAGTTATACATACGACTCTAATAAATGTTTTAGAGACACAGGATTATTAGTTGATAGTTTTGCTATTGACTTAAAATTTCCTGTCAAAGGCTACACACAAAGTAACTTTGCCGGTATCCAATACTGGAATCAATCAACATCTACTGTTGGAACTATTCCGGGAGAATTAACTACAACAACAAAAGCAATACAGTATCTAAGTGATCTTGCTCAACAAGTTGTTGTTAAAAGTACAGGTACTGTTCGACGTTTTGTTACTACTGCAACACAAGTTACTACAGGAACTACTGCAACATATGTTCAACTATATGCTGTCAAGAATGATTTCCAATATATTCTTAATATATTAAACAGCGGAACTTCTGGTGTTACAGATTTAATTGTTCCAAACGGATTAACTGCTGTTTCAACTGACGCTACAAGAGCATACAATATTCTACAGGCTAACAAGACTTACTTACAACAGCAGACTCTTTCTTATGTTAGCAGTATCGCAACCGGCGGATTTACATTTGACACAGACAAGTGTTACAGAGATGTAGGCTATATGGTTGATAGTGTAAGTTTTGATATCTTATATGGTGGTAACAGACAAGCAATTCAGAGCGGTGTTTACTATTATTCATATACAACATCAACTGCTATTCCTTATCAAAGTGCTCAAACCATTGCGGCATATGAACGCCTAAGAGATATTGTTCCTCAAATTGTACAAAATCAAGCAGTTACTCCTTCGCCAAATAACACTGCTACTCAGGTTACTACGCTGACATCAGCAACAATATTTGAATCCACCCAAGTACAGAGCATGGTTGATTTAATTGTGAATATTATTAACAACGGACCAACTGTGGCTAACACAGCAACTTCAATTGGATTAACTGCTACAAGTACTGCTACTGTTTTGAACGCTGCCAAGATTCTTGAGGCTAACAGAGACTTTATCCAAAACGAAATTGTAAATTATGTAAATTATGTTTATCTTGTTGGGCAACAGACAGATGTTGACTTTGTGAGAAATCATGTTGACCTGATTACTAACATTATTGATGTTGGTCCTAGCGTGGCTCAAGATGGTACACCAATTCCGTTAGATCCAAGCGATACAACATCGACGCAGAATGCGGCAAAATTACTAAATGCCAATAGATCGTTTATTCAATCTGAGGTAATTGCCTACATTGATAATAGATTTAACACTAAGTTCAAATATGACAAAACTAAATGTGCACGTGACACAGGATTAATTGTTGACAGTATTGCACTTGATGTGTTGCATGAAGGTACTACTCAGAGCGTATTCAGCGGATTACAATATTGGAATCAAGATGGGTATGTTAACACAATTGCCAACGAAATTACTACTACCACAAACGCATTCAGATATTTGAGTGAGGTAATACAGAATGTAGTTCAAAGCACACCAGTTACTACTAGTACAGGCAACACTTTAACACAGTCATTATTTTTACCAACAGGTATTACAGCAACAGTGGCCCAAGTAGCCGCAGATTTTGATGTTATTCTTGATATATTAGCAACAGGTACTAACAGTGTAACTGATATGATTGTGCCTAATAGTGTAACAGCCAGTACAACTGTAAGTAACATCTATGCGTTTAATATTTTGCAGGCCAACAGAGCATATCTACAACAAGAAGCAGTAGCCTATGTTGATTATGCATCTAATCCGTCGTATGTGTTTGATCAAAATAAATGTTCTCGTGATACAGGATTGATTGTTGATGCTATTGTGCAAGACATGTTGTTTAATACATCAAGTCAGATGACATTTGCTGGATTACAATATTGGAATCAAGGTGATTACACTGGATCTATTGCTAGTGAAATTACTACAACTACACAGGCAATCAACTATGTAAGTTCTTTGATGCAGTTGGTTATTCAAGGTATATCTACTGGTACAAGATATCAGAGTACCGTAAGTCAAATTACAAACGTGCCACACGGTGCCGCTACTGATGCATCAGCAGTGTTGGCTGATTTTAATATTATTACCAATATCTTGAGCAGTGGAACAGCAGGTGTCACAGACTTAATTGTTCCTAACGGAATAACATCTAGTACCAATGTTACTACTAAAAATGCGTACGGTATTATCCAGGCTAATAAACAGTACATTCAAACTGAGGCTGTTGCCTATGTAAATCATATTACATCTAGCACAGGTTTTGTTTATGATCAAGCCAAATGCTACCGAGATGTAGGATTTATGGTTGATAGTGTTTCTATTGACTTGTTATATGGCGGAAACAGACAGGCAGTTCAATCCGGTGTATATTACTACACATTCTCCGATACTTCAAGTGCTATTCCTGGAGAACAAGTTAAAACAACTATTGCCTATGACTATATTAAAACAATGTTACCGTACATTGTACAAGGTCAAGCAATGCCTGTAACTTATCAAAATACATATACTCAAACTATTAGTGTTTCTACAGGAACTGCGGCTGAAGTTACCCTAGCACAAAGTAAAATTGATCTAGCAACAGAAATTATTAACAACGGACCTGACATTGTTACCGTAAAATCTCCATTAGGAGTGACAACTTCTACCAACGTCAATGTGGTCAAAGCGGCTAATTTAATTCATTCTAACCGTACTTTTATTCAAGCAGAAGTTGTGGCTTACATTAGTCAAACTACTTCTACATTTACTTACAACAGAGATACATGTGCTCGAGATGTAGGCTATATGGTTGATAGTGTTTGTGTCGATATATTGTATGGCGGAAACAGACAGGCAGTCCAAAGTGGTTCTTACTACTATGGATACAATAGTACATCCACTGCTATTCCAGGAGAATCTACTCAGACACTAGCGGCCTACGCTTATCTAAGAAGTATTGTACCTAAAGTAATTGAAAATATCCCTGTAAATTCTGGTTATCAATTGATACATCCACAGGTGTTTAATACCGGCAGTATTGGAACAAGTGTAGAAGCCGCAGTAGCACAGTCAAATCTTGATGTAATCACTAATATCATTGCCAACGGACCAAGTGCGGCTCCTGACAAAACTGCCATTGGAACTACAGCAAGCACAGCAACCAATGTGATAAATGCTGTACAGTTACTAGAACTTAATAGAAGTTATCTAGAGTCTGAGATGACTGGGTACATCAGTAGTGCATATCCAGGGTTCAGTTACAGTCAAGCAAAATGCCAACGTGATACAGGACTGGTAGTCGATGCTATTGCACAAGACTTGTTGTTTGGCGGCACAAGTCAGTCAACATTTGCTGGCCTACAATATTGGAATCAAAACAATGACACTTCTGCTACTATTCCAGGCGAGTTGACAACTACAACAGCGGCTATTGGTTATGTGAGATCGCTGGCACAACAGATTATACTGTCTGATACTAGCGGTCCACGTTATTCAACAGGTACACAAATTACAACTCCATACATGGGAATGGCTTCTGCGGCTACCACATTGGCTGGTAATATGAATGTTGTCTTAAATATTTTAGAAAATGGAACAGCAGGTGTTACTGACATTATTGTGCCTAATAGTGCTACAACAACTGATGCAGATACACTCAATGCTTATAGCATTCTTGAAACAAATAAAGACTTTATTAAGAATGAAGTTGTAGCAAGAATTACTAACGATAATCCTGGTTGGAACTTTGATCATACAACCTGTATGAGAGACATAGGTTATGTAATTGACTGTGTAGGATTTGATTTAACTCATACAGGAAATCGTCAAAGTGTTCAAGCAGGTGTTTACTATTATGGTTTTGGTTATACAACAGCCATACCTGACGAAATACCTCAGACTACTGCGGCTTACAATTATCTAAGAGAAATTGTTTCTAATATTATTACAGGTCAGCCAGTAGATAATGTTTATCAAATTAAGATTAAACAAGTTACTGATATGCCTGTTGGTACAAGTGCAGAAGTTGCGCTAGTTCAAGCAAACATTGATACAATAACAAATATTATTGTAAACGGTCCTAGTGTTGCTCCAGCGGCTATGCCTATAGCATATGCTGAAAGTACAAACACAAATGTGCTTAATACCTACAACATCTTAGAAGTCAATAGAGATTTTATTAAGGCAGAGATTACAGGTTATATTGACTGGACTTATACTGGTCAGGCAAACTATGATAAGAACAAATGCTATCGAGACATGGGATCTATCATAGACTCTGTTATCTTTGATGTTGTAAATGGGGGAAATTATAAATCTGTAAATACAGGTGAGGGATATTATACGAGAAAAGGACAGTATCATATTGTTACACTTGAACAGAACGTTACAGATCCGACACTATTTGTCGATGGCGCAACAGTTAATTTCTATCAACAGAGTTACATTTCCGCTTCAGGCTATTTGTTTGAATATGTGGGTGCTGGAACACAGTATGGTGCACTACCTCAGGTTGGTAAGGCTGACCCAGTACAATCTAAGGAAACAATACAATTGAATAACGGTAAGGTATTCTTTACATCAACTGACCAAAACGGTGACTTCCGTATTGGACCAACGCTGGTTATCAGTCAAGCAACTGGTGTGCTTTCAGGTCGTACATTCCAAAAATCCTTGTATGCTGAGATGACTCCGTTCGTATTAGTGATCGGAGGAGCATAAGATGGCTAATTTATTAAGCGGTGCAGTAAAAAATCCTAGTTCAAAATCTGGATTTATTACACTAAACAAAACACAGGCGGCTTTGGGTAACAGCCCTACAACTTCGACTGGTTATACAATTATTACCGCTAATAGCCAAACAGTTTATGCAACTACATTAGGTAAATTTAATTTTACTTTTAGTAATACTAGTTCCTACATGCAGACAATTATTCCGGATGGTAATAATGTTATTGTATCACAAGGAACTGGTGGAAACTATATTTTAGGTCCAACGTATATTCCTGATCTACAGGCCAACACCGCATTCAAAGGCCCGGTGAAGGCCGCTACTACTGCAAACATTGTACTTGTCGGTGGTGCTCCTATAACTGTTAGTGGATATGATGCGTCCTATTTAGATCGTATCCTAGTTCGTGCTCAGGATAATCCTGCTGAAAATGGTATCTATTATATCACTTACCTAGGTGTAGGATATAATGGTACATGGTCAAGAACTACAGACGATAATACAGCAGATAAAATGGCTGGTGCTATTGTTAACGTTAGTTCTGGAACTGCTTATGCTGGCCGTTATTTCTATACTGATTTTGAATCACAGAATGTACTAGATGTTGACCCTGTCAATTGGTATCAGATTGTTGGTGATAATGTACCTAACCAAGCAGTAACCAAAAAACTTATTGACGATAGTCCTATTGGAACAATTACTCCTAATGTAGGATATTTTACTGATTTATATTCATCGGGTACATTCCAAGTTAAAAAACTGTCAGTTACTGGTACTGATTCAAGTGTTAGCACAACAACTGGAGCAGTAGTAATAGCAGGCGGGGTTGGTGTAGGCGGAGATATTAATGCCGGAGGCAACATTACTGCTGGGGGATTTGCTACATTTTCTAGCAACACAAATATTGCAGGTATTACACAGGTAACAAACGCTACAAGTGCCACTTCAACGTTCTCTGCGGCTATGTTGGTAGCAGGCGGTATGGGTGTTAACGGCTCAATCTATGCTCGCGCAGTTTATGTTGACGGAGTTCCTCTTAACAATCCTTACTGGAACGGCGGACAAATTACAGATCCGTTCTATGTTGCTAACATTGAAAGTGCTTATAACACATATACAGGTGCTCTAAAAGTACTTGGTGGTGTGGGTATTGGTGGTGATGTTTATATTGGAAAAAGTTTAACACTCGAAAGTCCTAAGATTGTTGACAGTGTTTATTTCCGTATGCGCAATACTGCTACAAACGGACAGAGTTATACTTGGAATGTAGGCGGTAACAATGCCGCTGGTCAGGGCGGTACAAGTCTACGTGAAGGTAGTTTAACTCTTTATGACGATAAAAATTCAACTTATAGACTAGCGGTCGTAAAAACTACTGGTAATTTACTTGTAGGACAGCAGTCAGATAACGGAGTAGATAAACTCCAAGTTAATGGTAGTATCCAATTTAAGGACGCTCAACTGTTTACTCGTGCCACCAGCATAAATAACACAAGTACTACAGTGGTTGACAGTTGGCCGGCACTGAATTATAGGACTACAAAGAGTCTCGTTCAAATAACTGACGGGACAGGACCGACAGCAAGTTTCGAAGTGAGGGAAATTGTGATATTATACGACAATTCAGGTAATGTTTACAAATCAGAATACGGTATTATCGCAACTGCTGGTGAAAAAGGGGTTTTTACTGTAGACTATAATGCAGGAGGTAATGGGTTGATAAGATTATTATTTTCAGCCTATACACCAAGCAATAAGACTATGAAGATTGCTAGAACGAGCATAACAATTTAATCATGTATTACAAGGAATAAGAAATGGCACTGAATAAAGATTTCGTATTAAAATATGGCCTGACAGTTGAAGGAACCGCTGTCTCGTCTAATACATATTCAGGTGCTTTACAAGTTGCCGGTGGCGCTGGTATTGGTGGTAACTTAAATGTACAAGGTTACATTGGTCGTGTTGGACCAATAAGCGATAATGTATTTTCTAATGGTGCGGCTTTACGTTTTAGTGACAATACATACACTGATATTTCTAGTACTGGCCTAGTTCCTTGGGAAATTGTTAATTATTTTGGTCAACCATTATTAGATGCAACCAATACAAACGTTACAGTAACTAATGCGGCTAGCGTTTACATCAACGGCGCTCCTAGTACAGCAAGTAGTAATCTATCAATTGTTAATCCCTACTCACTTTATATTACATCAGGTACAGTATATATTGGAGAAACAAGAGGTAGTACAACAACATTTGCCAACGAAGCCTTACAAGTACAAGGCGGTTTTGGTTTCAATAACGGAATTGTTGGTTACGGCGGCGGTAATTTATACGGTACATATAATATCAATAGTAGTGAAATCTTAACACGAGCCACTGCTAACAACGGACAACAACAATTTCCTAATGAATTAATTTTATTAACTGCTACTCAAGCAATTAGTACAAGCACTGGTGCTTTACAATTAAGAAATGGCGGTGGTGCTGGTATTTCTGGCAACATCTATGTCGGCGGACGTATTGTAGGTTTAGGAACAGGTACATTCTTAAGTACAATTAATGCCACAAGTACAAGTACTGGTGCTCTTACACTGGCAGGCGGCTTAGGTGTTGGGCAAGATCTATATGCTCAGAACGGATTCTTTACATCCGGCACATTTAATTTAACAAATTACACTGGAAATAGTTTACAAGTTACCAATGGCGGTGGTCTAGGTGTTAGTGGAACTGGCTACTTTGGTGGACAAGCATACTTTAATGCTCAGATAGATGCATCAAATACACAATCTGGTTCAGTAATTATCAACGGCGGTCTTGGCGTTGCTAATACTATTTGGGCACAGGACATAGTTGTAGCAGATGCATCAGTTGCTCAATCTTCTGCGGTAGCACCATTGGTTGTTGCCGGCGGTGTTGGCATTGGACAAAACTTAATTATTGGTTCCTCAATCAGTTCTACTGGTACAACAGCAACTAATGCGGTTGTAGTTGCTGGTGGTGTTAGTATCGGAAAAGATATAACGGTAAACGGAAACGCTGTTATCCGTGGTGATTTATTGTTATTAGGTACTGGTAAACAAGTTGTTGTTGATAGTACAAATACCTATATTGTTGATCCTGTTATTGATATTGGTGGTGGTGTTGATGGTTCAATGCTACAAACTCCTGACATCTATGATAAAGGATTGATGATCCACTATCAACCTAATGTCAGCACACTAACAGACTACAGAGCAATTATTGGTCTTGATCATACTGCTCAACATTTCTTCTTAAAGAATAATATTCTACCTAATGCCAATGGATTTGTAGATATTACTCAATTGTACACAACAGGTTCTTGGGCAACTCTAGAAGCAGGATCGTTAATACTACACGATAGTACACCTGCAACAGTTCCAGGAACAGGTGCGTTAATTGTACCAGGCGGAATTAGTTCTGGTAAGACAAACGTATTCAGTACTGATACAACATTCTTAGGATACAATTATAATCTAACAACTACAACAGGAAACACAGTTTATGTTCCTAATGGTGGTGTTGGTGCAAAATACTTATATGCTGAACAAGCCGCGTATGTTGGTAATTCTCAAGTTCTTACTACAGGAACAATTAACGGAACAATTGGTGGTGTTTTTACACTAACTTTCCACTTTACTAATTTAACACAGTCAACAAGCACCACTACAGGTGCTATTATTATTGACGGTGGCTTAGGTTTAGGTGGCAATTTAAACATGGGCGGTACTTTTGTTACTACAGGTACTGCATATGTATGGAGCAATCAAACATCTAACAATACTGGTAGTGGTGCATTAACAGTTGTAGGTGGTGTTGGTATTGGCGGCAACTTAAATGTAGGCGGCCCAGTAGCATTTATAAACTCAGGTAACGCATTTACAAGTTCAGGTGGTGCATTTACTGTAGCGGGCGGTGTTGGCATTGCTCAAGATGTCTGGCTTGGTGGTATATTAGACATTGGTCAAAGTGCACGAGTTGGTACTAATTTAGAAGTTGACAATAATCTAGTTGTTCTTGGTACACAAGATAGTCCTTCAAGAAGTGTTGGTGCTGTAACTATTGCAGGTGGTTTAGGTGTTGCTCAAACTATTAATGCCACAAGAATTAATATTAACACAGCAAGTGTTAATAGTGGTTCTCAATCAACAGGAACAACATTTGGTGATTTAGTTGTTGCCGGCGGTGTTGGTATTGGTTTAGACACATGGATCGGCGGCAATACACACATTCTATCAACTACTACTGTTTCTAGTACAACAGGATCTGGAGCATTAGAAGTTTGGGGTGGAGTTGGTGTCGGTGGCGGCCTCTATGTAGCAGGTAGTGTTAAACGAGTAGGCGATGTACAGGCCAACAAATGGACTGTAAATGGTCCAGGCTTACAACTATCAACTAGCACTTATACAGATTTAACATCGGTTGGTATTAATGCCGGTACAGCAGTAATACACAGTATCAATAAACCTAATCTAGTAGGCACATTGAACCCAACTTGGCGAGATATTGCTACATTATTCATTGAAAATTCGCCTACTATAGTTGGCGGAGCGGCGGCGGCTAATCAATGGGCCTTATGGGTCAATGATGGTCAGGTTAAAATTGGTTCTAACTCAGTTAATAACGGTTCAACTAATTCAGGTGCTTTAGTTGTCACAGGTGGTATTGGTGCCGGTGGTAGTATTACTTCAGGTGCTACTGTTAAAGGTGTTACAGTTCAGATTGTAAACAACCAAATTGCTTCTACAAGCACAGTAGGTATTGCTTCTAATAGCCAAATTACAATAGATACATTTAACGCAGGTGCTTTTAGAACTGCCAAATATATTGTACAGATTATTGATACAGGATACGTTCCAAATAGATTCCATGTTGAAGAGATTATGATTGCTTATGATGGCAGCGCACAAACAAATGGCGCTTACATATCCGAATACGGTATTGTTAACAACACAGGCGAACTAGGAAATTTTGATGCTGTTTATAACGGTGGTTTAATTAATATTGTGTTTACACCTAACTATGTCCCAACAAACATGGCTATCCAAGTGTTACGAACAGCAATTACATCGTCATAAATACCAATACAATTTAATCCAGCCGGAAAGAGGAGAGTGAATCTGAATGGCACAAAGTAACTTCGTTGTTAAGAACGGTCTGACGGTTCTTAACCATCTAACTGCGACATCAACTAGCACGGTTTCGGGTGCCGCAGTTGTCTACGGTGGTGTAGGCATCACTGAAGATGTTAATATTGGTGGTCGTACAGCATTCACCGGTACAGTCACAGCATTTAGTTCTGTAGATATTCTTCCTCTTGTATTGAGTACAGGTAGCACATCGGGCGCTCTGAGGGTTCGCGGCGGTATTGGTGTAGGCGGTAATATCTACATTGATAATGTAACAAATTCTACTACTGCAACAGAAGGCGCATTGGTAGTAACTGGCGGTGTAGGTATTGGAGGTGATTTACAGGTACAAGGTAGTATTACTGCTCAAGGCAACATCACTGCTAACGGTAATATTGTATTAGGTAATAATACCAGCACAGATTCTTTAACAATTGAATCTGAAATTAATTCAGATTTAATTCCAAAATATAATAATAGATTTAGTATTGGTTCTACAACAAGTTATTGGGCTAATTTATACGCTCAAAATGTTGGAGTTCTTAATACTGCTACATTCCAAAATTTAGTTGTTCTTAATACTGCCACAGTTCAAGGTGTTGATCTTTTAGCATACAATCAAAACTCGTACTATGTCGATCCATTAGTAGGCAGTGATACAAATACAGGCTTAAGACATCTGGATCCATTTAAGACAATTGCAAAAGCATTTAGTGTTGCTAATAGTGGCGATACAGTTAATCTATTACCTGGAACTTTTACTGAAGATTTTCCTTTAACAATACCTGAAGGTGTTGCTGTTAAAGGTGCTGGACTTCGTGAAGTATTTGTTCAACCAACTACCGCAACCAATACACAAACTGCTTTCTACCTAAATGGTGGAACCACAATCAGCGATTTTACTGTTGGTAATTTTTATAAACCAGGTTATGCGTTCAAATTTGCTGAAACTACTGCTACTATTAGCCTTCGTTCTCCTTACATTGAACGCTTTACAGTTTTAACAAGAGGTAGTGTACGTACAGCAACTGATCCATATGGTTATGCCAGTAATGATGCAGGTGGCGGTGGATTTTTTGATGGACAATTTGTTAGTACATCAAGTATCGAGCCTGCTGTTTTATTCAACGAAGCAACATTTATTACACCAGGCGCTAACGCTATTGTATTGACTAACGGTACTCGTTCAGAATTATTAAATGGATTTACTTATTTTGCCGACAAAGGAGTTTATGCCTATGCTGGCCAAGAAGGTTGGGGCGGCCAAGGTCGCGTAAGATTATCGTTAAACATTAGTACAGGTACTTTTGCCGCAGGACAAAATTTATACTATATTAGTTCAACAGGTACTATTGCCGCAAATGGGTTAATTGATGAAGTAAACGGTAATTATATCTACATCAAGAGTAATGCTCCAGGCTTTGTTGAAGCGGCAGACCGCACACCAAAAGTTGTTAACGTATTTGGAAATCCTCGTATTAGTTCTTTCCAAAGAAAATTTGGAACAGGTTCTGTATTATTTCAAGCCAATGGCGATTTATTATCACTGGTCAATGCTACTGATTTACAGTTTGATACAGGCCCTTTCACAATTGAAGCAGAAGTTTTCCTAAACGATCACAATAGACGTCAACAGATATTCAATAAAGGTATTATTCCTAGTACAACTTTTGGATTGTATATAGATGCTAATAATAAAATAACAGGCCAACACGGAACAACCGTATTCACAGGTACTAACAGTATTAGTACAGGTACGTGGCACCATGTTGCTATGTGTAGAGATCCTTCTAATAATATACGTCTGTTCTTAGATGGTAATTTAGAAGCAACATTTACATCTGTTGCCAATGTAACTAACGGTGACCCACTTACAATTGGCGGAGAAGAGTCAGACGGTACATTATATCTAGGTGGATACTTAGATGAAATACGTGTCAGTACTACATACAGATATACAGCAGGATTTGCTCAACCAACTACAGCGTTTGCTAGCGATTTAGCGACAGCAATATTGATTCACGGTGACGGAGCAGACGGTAGTTCAGTTATTACAGACGATGGTAATGCTACACAGATTGTATACTCCACTGCTGGTGCTTACAATGCTACAAAACTAGGACAAGCAAATCAAATTACCCTAGCAGATTATCATCAGTTTGGTGCTGAACTACGCTGTATTGGTAGTGCGGCTGTATTTGGTAACTACGGTGTCTATGCAGATGGTGCAGGTGTTGATTTAAAATTAATTGCTTTCAACATGAGTTATGTTGGAAGTGGTGGTGACTTAACAGACAATCCCAATCTAGCCATACAAACACAAGAAATTTACAAAATAAATGGTGCTAAGGTTTACTATCAAACTGTTGACCATTTAGGTGATTTCCGTGTAGGCGATCAATTCCGTATTAATCAACGTACAGGTAATGTTGATTTTGGAACTGCTAACTTTAAACTAGGACCTGTTTCAAGTTTAACAATTAGCGATGGTGTTAATGCTTCTATTTTACAACCCACTAGTATTCAGGTTGGTACATTACTACTATCTTCAAATTCAATTTCCACACTTGCTGGTGATTTGAGAATTAATCCGTCAGGATTGTTAACTACTATTGAAAGCGGATTACAAGTAAATGGTAGTTTCTTATATACTGGTGTGTTTACTTCGCCTAATCTTACAGCATCGACTAGCACAACAACGGGTGCAATTGTTGTAGCAGGTGGTGTTGGTATAGGCGGCGATTTACATGTAGGTGGAAATGTTTATAGTGCACAAGGTAATCCTTTATACAATACAAAGATTACTGTATCAACAATGCCACCAACAACGGCTACTAATAATGTAGGAGATTTTTGGATCGATCCAAGCATTGGTGTAGAGTATCAATGGATTCAAGATGGTACTAATTTTTACTGGATACAATTCACAGGTGTGTAATTAAATAAGATATGGCTAATTTAAACTTTCCCTCAAATCCATATGTAGGTCAAACCTATACAATCGGTAACCGTACCTGGATATGGAACGGAAATGGATGGCAAATTCAAAGCGGAATCACTAGTTTTGATCCGTTAACAGCCAATCGAGTAATTGTTACCACATCTACAAATTCTACAGGTACTAATAGTGGTGGCCTAGTTGTTTATGGTGGGGCAGGTATTGGCCGCGATTTATGGGTTGGTGGTAATCTTACAGCCACAAACACTGTTAGCATTTTAAGCACAACAAGCGCAACATCTACAACAACTGGTGCATTAACCGTAGTCGGTGGTGTTGGAATTCAAGGAGCATTATATGCTTCTTCATTATTTGATCAAGGCAGCCGTGTTGTTACACTACAAACACTAGGGAATTACGGAGTCACTGCTTTAGTTGCAGGAACAGATACTGCTGTAAGTAGTAGCACAGGTATTGTAACAGTATGGAATACAAGCACACTACAGACTGTAACTGATAGGGGTAACTCTACAACCAATGCTATCATAATCAACAACAACACACCTTCCGGAAGTACAATTACAGGTGCTTTAATTGTAGCAGGCGGGGTTGGTATTGGAAATAATTTATATGTAAACAGTACTGCTTCTATTTTTAACATCCTTGGTAGTTTTGGTAATGTAACAAACTTTCAAACAAGTGCTCTTTTAGTTGGCGGAATTTTTACATCTACCAGTTTACTTAATTCTACAGGAACTTACTCGGGTGCTGTAATTATTGCTGGCGGTGTTGGTATAGGTCAAGATGTAAATGTTGGCGGAACAGTAACAGCAAATTCTTTAGTATCTAATTTACTAAGTGCAAGTTCTGGTAGAATTACAACTTTAACAATTACAAATGCGCTAGTTGTTACCAGTACTAGCACCAATGCAGTACTAGTAGCAGGCGGTCTAACTGCTGGGCAATTATACGATTCTAATAGACGAGTAGTTACAAATGTCTTCCCAACTAGCGATCCTTTTATTGGTATTGGTAATTTAAATTCTAGTGGGACAACAATTACATTTACACTGACTAATCTAGGTGTACAAACTTTAACAGCAGGCACAGATACATTTGTATCAGCAAGTACAGGTACAATTTTAATTTATAGTACCGCAACACTACAAAGTATTACCAACAGGAGTACTGTTACTTCTAACGCTTTATTATTCAGCAACACTACAAACAGTATTTCTACAACAACTGGTGCTCTTGTTATTACAGGCGGTTTAGGAGTTGGCGGTAATTTATACGGTACTGCAATATATGATCAAAATAGTCGAGTTGTTACTCAAGCAACATTAGGAACATTTGGCGTAACATCATTACGAGCAGGTACTGATACCGTAGTAACCACAGCAACTGGTGATGTTGTTGTATACAGTACATCAACACTAGACAGTATTACACAACGTGGAAGTTATACCAATCAGGTTATAACATTTAGTAATCCGTTAGATAGCAATACTTCAACACAAGGTTCAGTTGTTGTATCAGGCGGGGTTGGTATTGGCCGTAATTTAGTTGTTGGTGGTAGTGCGGCAGTTTATGGAAATTTACAAGTATTCGGTACATATACCTATATTGATTCATCTGTTTCATATATAGTAGATCCTATTATAGAATTAGGCGGAGGTCCCGATGCTACTCCTCTACTAGTCAATGACGGATTTGATAGAGGTTTTGTTTTCCACTACAGCACTACAGCAACATCAAATGTAGCATTTGCAAATAATGCGTTTTTTGGTATGGACAATGCTACTCAAACGCTGATGTTCAAAACCAATGTAAATCCTGGTGGTCCTTACTTAGCCAGTACAAACGGATTTTTGAGTTTAGGTAGTTTTGGAAATGCTAAATTTGGTAGTTTAACATTAGCAAATGGTACAGCCTCTCTTAATACAACATCTGGTACACTAATAGTTGGCGGTGGTATTGGTGCAGGCGGTGATTTAAATCTAAGTGGAAGCATTACAGCGGGTACTAATTTGTCATTGACAGGTAATTATCCTGGTATAACTATCACCGATACCAACACTACTACCGGTGCTCCGTTATACCATCCTGCGTTTACACTGAATTTCCAAGACGGAAGTCAGATATCTAGATTTAAAATTTTAACAACTGGTAGTATTACATCGCTGTTAATTGATAATACTGCTAGATTAGTTGTAACAACTGGTACAACATTTGTTTATAGTAATAACCGAGCATTTAGTACAACAACAGGCGCTTTAGTTGTTTCAGGAGGTGCTGGTATACAAGGCGATTTGTATGCACAGAATATTTTTGCCAATGGTAGTCAAGTTATTACTCAAGGTACGTTAGCACAGCAAGGTTTAACAGCACTTTATGCAGGTACAGATACTGCGGTAAACACAAATACAGGACTAGTCACAGTCTGGAATACCTCAACATTAGCCACAGTTACAGGTAGAGGTAATACAACAACTTCTCAACTATTCTTTGGTGCTAATATTGAAAGTTATGCAAGTACATCAGGTGCAGTTGTTATCACTTCAGGTGGCTTAGGCGTTAAGGGAAATATCTATGCAGGTTCTGTATATGATTCAAATTCAAGAGTTATTACTGAAGCCAGTATAGTATTACATGCTGTTACACAAATCCAAACCGGTACTGATATAGTTGTTAATACCAGTTCTGGTATTGTAGTAATTTCAGATATATCTACTTTACAATCTGTAACCAGCAGAGGTAGTTCTACCAATCAGATTATCACACTTACTAACCCTACAAGTTCAACTGGATCAACTAACGGTGCTCTAGTTGTAACTGGCGGTGTTGGTATTAGTGGAAACATAAATGTTAATGGTGGTGCTTCCATTAACAATGGTATGACTGTGTTTGGTGGATACTCGGTCTTTAACTATAACACTCAAACAGAAATACCAGCAAATCCATTAGGCGGATTAGCACTCAGTAATAATGCCAGCGGCGGATCTAACGAGATAGATTTTTATAATCTATATCCGGCTCCTTCTGTATCTTTTGAATGGTTACAAAGTCAAACTAGTACAACGGCTACTATCTTGATGAAATTGTTGCCATCAGGTGAATTAGATGTTACTGGACCTATATTCACACAAGGTGCACAGGTATTAACTACATCTTCAATTGGTAGTTATGGAGTTACAAAGATTACAACCGGCAGTGGTATTTCAATTAATCCACCAACCGGTGTTGGTCAAGTTCAAATATCTAGTATTGATACACTACAGAATGTAACTGACAGAGGAAATAGCACTACTGACGATATTAGATTTTTGTCAGTAACTGTTTCAACTTCAACAAATTCAGGTGCTTTAACAGTTGGCGGTGGTGTTGGTATTGGTGGATCATTGTATGTTGCTAATACAGTGACTTCGGCACAAATTGTAACCGGCGGTATCATAAACACAGGAACACTTCTTGTAAACGGTACTGCAACATTTACAAGTATTGTTCAATCAATTAGCCCATTAACTGGTGCAGTAACTATTGCTGGTGGTTTAGGTGTTAATGGTTCTATATATTCAGGTCAAGGCGTATACGACAGGGGACAACGTGTTGTTACCACAGTATTGCCAACAGCAGGAACAGGAACTAGTGTAACAATTATTAGTTCAACAGGTACAACAGCAACATTTAGTATCAACAATACTGGTGTTCTAAGTATCACTGCTGGTACAGATACGGTTGTCAGTACATCTACAGGTGCTGTCACAATTTGGGATAATAGCACACTAGAAAGTGTTACAAGTCGCGGTGCAATCAGTGATAGAATTATCACTCTTAACAATGGCCAAGATGCAACTTCTAGTACATACGCAACTTTAATTGTTAGCGGTGGTGTTGGAATTAGTAAGAGTTTAGTTGTAGGTGGCAATACTGCTATCTACGGAAATTTACAAGTATTTGGACAACAGACATTTGTAAATTCTACACAGACTTACATTGTTGATCCTGTAATTGAATTAGGTGCCGGAGCACAAAATACTGCATTAACAGTAAATGACGGATTTGATCGCGGTTTAATTTTACATTATAATACAACCGCTACAGCAAATACTCTGTACGATAACCACGCCTTCTTAGGTATGGACAATGCTACACAAGTACTGGTGTATAAGACTAATGTTTATCCAGGTGGCACAGAAACATATACCCCCAGTTTTGCCAACACTGGAACATTCGGTCGTGCAAAATTTGGCGGGTTAACCTTAATAGGTGGTACAGCCTCCACAAGCACAAATACGGGTGATCTAATTGTATTAGGTGGTATTGGTGTTGGTGGTGATGTCAATGTTAACGGTAGTTTAACTGTTAATGGACAAAGTGTACTTACAGGCGGTGGTGGTAGTGGTGGTAGTGGTGGTTATGTATCTAATCTTATTGCTGGAACTGATACGGCTATTAGTACAAGTACTGGTGCTATTACAATTTGGGGAACTTCTACTTTAGAATCTGTCACAAGTAGAGGAAGTTCTACTCATCAACTAATAACAATTCTTAATGCAACTAATGCTATATCTCCAACTAGTGGTGCACTACAGGTTGTTGGTGGTTTAGGTGTAGGCAGTGACGGTTATTTTGCTGGCAAACTAGTTACACAAAATGCAACACAGGCTGTTAGTTCGACAACTGGAGCATTGGTAGTTACAGGTGGTGTAGGTGTTGGTGGAAATATATTTGTCGCAGGCGCTTTAACAGCAACAAGTGCAATTATTGCAGGATCAAGTGCCACAATTTATTTGCCTACAACAGGCGGTATTTACAACGAAGGTATAAGTGGCAATCAAGTACTACAAATTGCAACTAACAACTTAGGTCAAGGTATAGGTTTATGGACTGCTGGTGCAAGTTACAACACAGTTTATTCATCTGGTGGAATTAACTTCTCAACCAATGCTACAATGACCAGCAGAAGTGCCCCAACAACTGGCACAATTGCAGTATCTATTGATTTGTCGGGTAATTTATATGCTAAGAGCGGTACACAAAGTTTAGATACTGCGTCGGGTGCGCTAATAGTAGCCGGCGGTGTAGGTATTTCTAAAGATGTCAATATTGGCGGTAACACTCACATACAAGCAATCACAGTTTCCACAGGAACAACTAACGGTGCCTTAACAGTTGGTGGCGGTGCAGGTATTGCCGGTGATGTATACATTGGCGGAAATAATCTAGCCGTAGGTGGTGGTGCTACAACAAGAGGTATAACTGGATCCAAAATATTTGCCAATGGTGCATTTGCAACAGCAGGTGATTCTCAAGCAGGTATATATGTACTAAGACGCCAGATTACAGGATCTGCATTTACAAATCTAACCACAGATAATGCTACTCCCGGAACAACCAATCAATTGGTAATGCCTGATAATTCAACATACTCGTTTAGTATTTTGGTATCAGCCAAATCGACTACTAGCCTAGATGAAGGTGCTTGGCAGTTTAATGGAGTGATTAGCCGTTATAATGGTGCCGCAACTACTGTGATGAAGGTAGTTAACAAGACAAAAATTTGGTCAAGTAATCCTACTTGGGATTGCCAAATTATTGCAGATTCGACAACTGGCGGTTTGTTTGTTCAAGGTAAAGGTGACGGAGCAAATACCCTACGTTTTGTTGCAAATGTGCAGACAAGCGAGGTTACAAACTGATGAATTTTGTTAGAATAAATATTGGATTATAAGTCGTAGAATATGTCAATCAATTTAGATACCAGTCAACAAGGTCAGATAACACTTAAATCGCCAACAACAGGTACGGTTACTTTAACTTTACCTCAAAACTCAGGGTCTAGTGGATATGTTATGTCTACAGACGGTACTGGTGTTTTAAGTTTTATACCATCAAATAGCGGTGCTACAGGACCTCAAGGTGCTACTGGTGCTACAGGACCCACTGGTGCTACAGGTTCAACAGGTTCAACAGGTCCTGCGGGATCAACAGGTGCTACTGGCGCAACAGGTGCTTTTGGTGCTACAGGTGCGACTGGGCCAGGAGGAACAAGTGGCTATCAAGGTACAACAGGTGCTACAGGACCCATAGGTTCTACAGGTGCTACTGGCGCAACAGGTTCTACAGGACCAATTGGTGCTACAGGTGCTACAGGTGCGGCGGGATCAGCAGGTAGCCAAGGTGCTACAGGTGCAACTGGTTTAGGTTATTATGTAACTTCTACATCTGCCAATTTATTGAATACTGGAAGTTTAACTTGGACAGTTAATACTGCTAATGCTTATATTGTCGGTACTCGAGTAAGAATAATTTATCCTGTAAATCCTGCAAATTATCTTGAAGGTGTAATTTCTAACATCAGTGGTTTGACCATTACAGTTAATGTAGATTTTGTAGGCGGGACTCCTGGTGCTGGTCCTTATACTAACTGGTATTTTTCAATAGCAGGTAATTTTGGTGCAACAGGTGCTACAGGCCAGCAAGGTGCAACAGGTCCTGCAGGTACACAAGGTACTGTTGGTGGTACTGGCGCTACTGGCGCTACTGGTCCCCAAGGTAGCCAAGGTGCTACTGGTGCTACCGGTCCTCAAGGTGCTACAGGTACTGGCGGAGCCAGTGGTGTAAACGGTGTTACAGGTGCCACTGGATATACTGGTGCTACTGGCGCAACAGGTGCTACAGGTTTAACGGGGGCTACAGGAGCCACTGGACCTAGCGGAACACCAGGTACCACTGGTGCTACAGGTGCTACAGGTGCTACTGGTCTAGCAGGTACTTATGAATGGACACCTGTAATGACAGGTGGTGTATCTACAACTAACAATAGCACTTTTACAAAGGCTTTAGGCAATAATAACACTTGGGATGCGCAGGTATATTCACTACAAGGTTATGTTAGAGGTGTTTACTCTTCTGCATCAAGTGCTTCAACTGCCAATCGTGTTATGTTTGGTCTTAACACAGACCCTACAACAGACGCTTCATATTCAAGCATCGACTATGCAATTTATTTTGATGCTGGCACAATTATTATCTACGAAAACGGTAGTTCAGTATACACAGGTGGTGGATATACCATTACCGATGTGCTGTCTATTACCTATGACGGCGGCAATATTAGATATTGGCAAAATGGTACCCTCTTAAGAACTACAGCACGTTCAATATCTACACCATTGTATTTTGATTCAGCATTCTTTGAAACAAATACATCATTAACAAACGTAGCCTTTGGCCCAATGGGAGAAATTGGTGCTACTGGTCAACAAGGTTCTGGTATTGGTGCTGGTGCGGCAAATCAAGTTATCTACAAAGACAGTGGAAACAGTTTTGCAGGATCAAGCGGATTTACATACGACGGCACAAACGTTAATATTGGTAACCCGGCCGGTGGATTGAAATTTAATAACAAATTAAACTGGTATACAGCGGGTGATACGACTTACGAAGGTGCACCGACTATAGGTTTTGCATCAGCAAGACACGGTCGTAAAAACATCAACTACCCGGATGAGACCTTTGTTAGTTCAATCAACAACCTAACAGTATACGATAATCTAGCATCAGGTGCTGTTACAATTACCAGAGTTACTGCGGCAAGCACATCTTATCCGGTAAATGTACCTCCAACTACTTCTGGATACTTATTAAACATCAAACATACTGCTAACACAGCAAGTCCAAACTTTGGTGGATTCTATTTTGGTGTTCAATCAAGAGCAAATGCAGTTTTAGTCAGTGTGTTCAAGGCATTTATTCCTGCAGGTTATACCCTAAACTTTGGCGGCAACTCAACAGGTAGTGATGGAACTGGTTATTGGCTGACAAATAACGTAGGTACCGGTAAGTGGGAAGAATACAGTTATGTTGTAATTTGCGGAAGTACAGGAACATTTAGTACAACACATTTTTATTCTCTAAGCGGTAGTCCTGTTCCTTCATCAGGCGGGAATGTTAATTGGTATTTGGCTTCTGCCGCGATTTATGATCTAGGCGATTTACGTAGTGACTACCTGCAACTAGATCGTGTTGCCGCAACTGCAAACATCAAAGGTTACGGTCAAGGCGATATTGTAATTGATAGTAAAGATTCAACTGGCATTGTTGCCCTAAATCAATACGTCGCAGGTAACGTTAACCTAGCAGGTGCTGGCGGAAACGTTAAAATTGGTGCAACTACAGCAGGTTTGTATCCGTTAGATGTTGCTGGTGCGGCACAAATTACTAGTTATCTACGTCTAACCAATAGTACAGGTGTTCAAACATTCTTAATTGGTAACCAAGATAGTAGTGGTGCTAATAACCCTGCTACTATTCAGGGTTCTAACGGTATTCTATATCTCGGCAATGGTACAAGTTGGTCAGGTTCTGGCGGAACAATTACTAACTATGGCACATTCCAACCCTCAGGTAGTACAATAGCCGGTTTAACTGCCGGTAGTCCGGGTTTAACTGTAAACACAAATTTTGCTTCTAGTACAGCAACCACCTATACCGAAGGCCTGCGTATTAATCCTAACTTTGGTAATAGTTATGCCGGTGTTGTATTTCCCTTAACCACAGGTAGTACAACCGCTTGGTTTATCGGTAAGTTAAACACTCCGACTTATGCAGATTCATTTGCATTACTAAAAGCAGGATTTACAGGTAGTACAGCGGCACGCCCTGATGCGGCGTTTGATGTTAATGCTTCAACTGGTAGATTTACATTTGGTTATCAGCCTTATTATGGTGGCTTCCAGATTTATCACTCTGGTAATTTAACCAACTTGAATCAGTTAGGTAACAATAGTGGCTACGTAAGTAGTGGAACATCTGTAACTTTCTTAAATGTGTTAGATACCAGTGGCGGTATAGGTGAGAACTCCGCAGGTCTACGTGAAAACTTCCCAGGTGGTGGCGCTTATGTAACGACATCACCAACTGTAACTGGCGCTATAAAAATTAGATTGCCTCAGTACAGAACTAGTACAATGATGTACATGGTTATCAAGATTTATGAATATGCAGGAACTACGGCAGGTACAAGTAGATCAATTGAAGTTGGTGGATATAACTATTCAGCAGGCGGTTGGTTAAATGTGTTTGCTACACAGAGTACACATGGCGGTGGCGATGTAAATGTTCGATGGGGCAACGATGGTACTTACAACTGTATAACAATTGGTGAAGTAGGTACGGTATGGAATTATCCTCAAGTATTTGTTACAGAATTCTATGCGGGCTTTGGTAACTATAACTTTACTTCTTGGATTAACAACTGGGGTATTAGTTTTGTTACGTCACTACCTACAATTGAAACTGGTCCAGTTACAGCCGCTAAATCTTGGAACAATTATAACTTAACCAATTTAAGTCAATTAAGCAATAACTTATCGTTTGTAACTGCTTACTACACAGCACCGATTGATTTCCGCAGTGGTAATCACATGGTATCATCGGGCGGAAATGGAGCATCTACTCTTAATACTGGTACTTACGCAATGCAGATTGGTCCTGCACAGACTAGATCGACAACTGCTAACAGTTATTATGGCGGTATTGCATTTAACCATTTGTTAAACTACAGTGGAGGTACATTAAATCTTGACAGTACAAGTTATAATGCATCACCTCAAGCATGGATTGGTACAAGAAGTTATGACTTCTCTGGATCTGAACGTGATTACCTAGTATTTGCTACTAAACCTGGTACTGGAACTTCTGGTGCAGGTAACGATATACCAATAGAACGTATGACCATTGATCCAATTAATGGTTATGTCGGTATTAATCAAACTAGCCCTAGTTATTATCTTGACGTTGTAGGTAACTCTAGATTCCAAGGTACCAATGCTACAGTATATTTCAACAACTGGAATACAAACAGTTCTGGTAGAATTGGGTCTTATGATAATTTCCATGGTATCATGTTCCATGGTGATATTACATCTGCTGACGGCAATACCAGTACAGCCCAAGACGGTACACTATTCTTTGACTACGGTGGTGTGTTTAAGTGGCGACAGATCAACGGTACAACAAACGCACTGTTGATGAATTTGAATTCAAGTGGGGTACTAAACACACTAGCCGCCGGTAACGTTTGGGGTAGTACAAACTTAACTAACTTGAACCAGTTAACTAATGGTCCTGGATATGTTACAGGTTCAAGTCCGACATTTACTGGTAACATTGTTATCAACAATGCTTCACCTACTTTATACTTAGAACCAACAGGCGGGTATACCACTGCGTTTAACTCGTCAGGCAACACATTTTACATTCAGGCATCTCAGGCTAACAACAGTCTAACATTGACTCAGTACAATGGTTATTGGCCTTTACAGATTAACCTTACAAACAATGCCGCCCAGTTTGGTGGTGCTGTTACTGCTCCAGCGGGTACAATAACATCAAGCAAAGGTATTATTGGTGGTGGAACAACTGGTGGTGGAAACATATTCTACTATCTAACCAATCCTTATACTGCTGGTAGTACAAATGCTACGGTAATGATTGTTGACCAAAGTGCAAGTGGATACTACGGTCTGTACATTGATAAAACAGGTAACGATTTTGGTCAATTAATTAAAGTTGCTACAGGGGCTTCAAAAGCATTCACAGTATATGACGGAACCACATATCAATTTTACATAAACGGTGCGGGACGTGCATTTACCGCCAACACTAATGCTACAGCAACTACTGGTGAATTCTATAATACCTACAACCTAAGTGCTAGTGGTATTGCTGGTGGTAGTACAACTTACATAACTATTCCTACAAACTACCAAGGTACACAAAATAGCACCTTGACAACAAGTTCAACTGGTTGGTTCCGTATTGCCAATCTAGGTGGTGGACAGTTTTATGCCCATGTATTAATTAACGACGGTACAAGTAGCGGACCACACAGTTCACAAGAATTTATTGTTGCTGGTGCATTTAACGATGTTGCCGGTATAACTTTTACACAGATAGCAGGATCAAGTTATAACGGTAATGCGGTTACTCAGGTTCGTGTACTTACAAAAACTACGTATGATTCACAATACTTAGAAATTTATATTCCGTACATAGGTGCTACTCCGGCCACATTCTACTATAGTTTGATGGATGCTCGTAATGCAACTATTGTAAGTAATACGACTGGTGTTGTTCCTTCTGGATATACTAATACAACATGGACTTGCGGTGGATCATTTGCTACAGGTAATGGTAGCGGATTAAACTTATATTCAGCACGTGGTGATGCTAACTTCCATGTTGCATCCACTGCCGGTTATGGTATTAGATTTGATAATAGTTCAAATGCAGGTACATGGGTAGCAGGTACTGCTAACACATGGGGTATCACAAACTCAACATCAAACGGTTATATCACAATCGGTCCTGCTAACACAAGTTATGCACATATCTATACTGATAGACCATATTTCTACTTTAACCAGGTTCTGCAACGTAGTGGTTACACAGTTTGGGACAGCGGTAACTTAACTAACTTGAATCAGTTGACTAACGGTCCTGGTTATATTGCTAACTACACCGCAGGTGACTGGGCATTAGCAAGTAACACCAACAGTACAAGTTATCAATATGCTTCACTCAAATTACGTGAATATAACTTAACTGGTAGTACAGCCCAAATTGCTCCAAGATTATCATTACAATGGGCAACAAGTTATGCTGTTCAATTGAGCATTGACACCAGTAGTAGACTACAGGTGTTAAATAGTGCAGGTTCTGGGTATGCAGACATTTATTGTTCTAACGTATGGGGCACTAACTGGTACGCAAGCCAGAGTACAACGTACGGATTCTTTGGAAATAACGTATACTCTGATACCCTAAACTCTGGCTCAAATGCTGATCCATTAGAAATGGTTTATATCACAGGTACTGCCGGTGTAAGAATTGGTACTGGTACGAACGGTAACCAAGCTCTGTATGCCGGGTCATTATATGACACAGGATCACGTGTTCTAAGTCAACAGGGACAATCCTATTATCAATGGCAAACATGGTTGCAGGGTAACGGTAACTTTGGACTATATTGGCCTGGTTTCTCAGCATCATCTTATAGCAGTACACCCTATTGGTATCCAAATTATGATTATACATACGGTGGCTTTGACTTGCAGGGATACCGTAACAGTTATACTGGTATTAATTATATCAGCGCAAGTAACACCGTTGGTGCTATGTTTGACACAAGCGGCAACGGTGGCGATTACGATACTACAACAGGTTGGCATTTCTATTGGAACAGATCATATGGTTGTTTAGGTATAGGTGGATCCAATGCGGCTAACGGATATAAAGCAAGAACAAACGGTAGTCATTATTTTGACGGACAACTTTATGCCACATCAGAGGTTTATGCGTATTCAGACCGCAGAAAGAAAAAAGATATTTTCACAGTTGATAACGCATTAAATAAAGTTTTACAATTAAGAGGTGTCTATTATAAACGTACAGAAAATCCTGTAGCCAATTCAGATGATTGGGATCCTAATCAACAGCATATAGGTGTTATTGCTCAAGAAGTTGAGCCAATTTTACCAGAAGTTGTTACTTACAACAAAGAATTAGATGAGTATGGTGTTAGTTATGGAAACTTTTCTGGATTGTTTATTGAAGCGTTTAAAGATGTACATGAGTTAATCAAGACACAAAAAGAACAAATAGAATTATTAAAGAAAGAAATTGAAGACCTAAAAGGTAAACAATAATGCCATACATTTTTACAACCACTACAGCCACATATACTCTTAGTGTTACACAAGTCAATACTACCAACCATGGAACATGGACTGATGTTGTGTCTCATGTTCATTGGAAACTAATGGCAGAAGACAGTAACGGAAACCGAGTTAGTTCAAACGGAACACTTCCATTTCAATTAGGTGATGTGATAGTTAAAGATAGACTCACAGGTGAAACTACAACATATCCAGGAGTTTTTGATCCGGAGTCATTTGTTCCCTATGATCAAATAACAGAAGAAATGGGATTAGAATGGGCACAAAGCCATATTGGAGTTTCGGTTGTTGTTGATGCACTAGCAGAACGACTTAAAAACATGCCGGCGGTAGTAAGATCGCAAGCAGTTCCTTGGAACACTTCTACAACAATTATCATATAATTTTCTTATCATTAAACACCTATATAAATAAAACAAATAGGAGATTTTTATGCAACCATCACAACCACAAACAACCGGACAGCAAGCGCCTACTCTAAACCTAACAGATTTCTCAATTGATGAAGTCAATATTATTATTATGGGTTTGGTGAAATTGCCCTACGAAACTTCTGCTCAAGTGGTAGAAAAAGTTAGAGCACAGGCTCAAACACAACTTCAAGCGGTACAACAGACTACTCGTCCAGATGGTATTAGTGTCAATACACAATAAATAATACATCAAGGAGAGTTAGGATGGCTATTACTTATACATGGGATGTTCAGTCAATTGATGTAATTTCTGAATACAATACCAACACAAATATTGTGAGTCGTGTTGTTTGGAACTGTACAGCAGATGATGGAACAAACACAAAACAGATGACCGGTGTTCAAGATTTAAATATTTCTAATATTGATGCTGATACATTTGTCCCTTATGAATCAGTAACCAAAGAACAAATCCTTGAATGGGTAAAAGTATGGGTGAATGTACCGGCGGTAGAGCGTTCGTTGATACCTAATACATTTACACAACACTTTACATCAGATCCCAATGGCGGAATACCTGAGGTTTAATAAATGGACGTCGCACTAACATACACCTGGGAATTTGGACGTTTTCTAGCACATCCTGTTCTAAATGATTTAACAAATGTTGTGCACAACATTGAATTTGTTATATCTGTGACTGATCAAGATGGGCACGGAGCTCAGTATTTTGGTAACGTAGGATTGGGTGAGCCAGATCCTCTTACATTCATTCCATTCAATCAACTTACTCAACCAGCAGTAGAGCAAATGGTAACAACTGCATTAGGTGACGATGCCATTGCAGACATTAAATCAAATCTAGCAAATCAAATTGCACAACAGATTCAACCAACCATTGCAACACTATCTCGTCCTTGGTAATTAGGACAGCATTTCTAAAAGCAATTCAATTTTAGTTTTATTAGTCTTATTAGACAGACTACGCTTTACACCTTGATGTAAAGGCTTAGGCCATTGACCGTAATCGCACCAAGCATAGCCCACATGCTCTTCATTTAGAGTAGGAATAAATTCTTTATCAACTAACAGGATGTAAGTATTATAAAAGAAGTGCTGGTCTTCGCTAGTAAACAATTCAAGCGGAATGACTTTTTTAATTGTAGGAGTCTTGCCTACTTCTTCACTAATTTCTCGTTCAAGTGCTTGATAAGGAGTAGAGTCTAATGGTTCTTTTTTGCCGCCTACAATACCCCAAGACCCTGCTGTACGTCCTTGATTACGCAACAAAAATAAAAATCGTCTTGTATCTTTTGCTACAAAAAATCCGCCACTACACACTATATCTGTCATAAAACTAAACGCCAATCTCCTGGAAGGTATACCCCGTCTACAGTTTTAGACCATTCTGTGCCATCCCACTTGTATTGTATACCTGTATATGAATTAGTTATGTAAGTGACAGGTTGTGTAGTTGTAGTATCGAATATTACATTCCACTTTGTACCGTCCCATTGAATAATGTCGTTAGCATGGGCTATAAATCTTTCTGCATTGGTATTATGTTGTCCGTATTTTTTCCAAGCAGTAGGTAACAAATCTATTTCTATATTGATATCTGTATTAATGTCTTCTAGTATTAAATATCTGGTATCAATAGCGGGAGTTATGCCGGGATTAAATGTTGTAGGGTTAATTACAGCATTCACTGTTCCTCGAATATATGTGTTTGTTAAATCATGTATGTCTGTATTAAGAATAGTATCTCCGTCAAACGTCATGTTTAACACTTCCATCTCATCTTCTACTAACGGATTTGCCGTTAAATATCCGATAACATTAGTGCCGTCTGGTTTAGTTAATGATATATGACTTAAACCTGATCTAAAATGTCCAGGATACATGTCCAGCAAGTATTTCCAATTAAGTTTTGTTCCATTTTTAATAGGAATATCTTGCAAATTTGTACCGCCAATATTTTCTCCATGGTGTATTAATCTAGCAGTATTATCAACCACCAATACTCCGATGTTGCCTGGGGTAACAACTACTTGGGCATTAGGATTACCAAATACAAGTTCACCATTTCCTATTGTTCCTTGAGCTTCTGTAAAAATATTAGCAACAATTTTTGTGATAATACCAAGTTTTTTGACTTTAGCAGGAGTGGTAATCCAGATAGGGCATTTAAATGTTAGATTGGCAATATCAATTTCTACATCTGTACCTTGTGGAATATTTCTGTTTGACCAAATAACTCCGTCTAACTCAACATAACTTAAACTAGTCCAATCAATATAATTACTGGTTGTTTGAATTTCCATGGCCGGTCTAAACAATACAAGTATCTGTTCAAGAATCTGCAATTTTTGTTCTGTATTTGTTGACCATACATCTGCGGCAAATTGAATACTATACGGGGTGGGCATCAGCCTTTCAACCGTATAATTTTCTCCTTGTGTATTTCCGTAGTCTTGTATAGTTTGACCAAAAGTAGGACTGTCTGGATTCTCGTCAATGTACTCCCATTGACGTTCTCGAATGTTCATTTTACTAACAAAAGTAGGATCTTGTAATCTTTCTCTCGCAAGTTCTAACCCCTTTACATAGCAGGCAATAAAAGGAGCAGAGTTTACAATATTTTCACTGTTCTTTTTTAGCACACTGGCTACCTGTCTGTTCATATCTCCATAACGAACAGGTATTTGAATGATATTTCCGCGACCATCTTGGTAAGCAAAGTTACTCATCAGTCGCATAAATTGAGTTAAGTATCGGCGTATTTGCCCGTCGTAAAAGAAGTCCATTAGTTGTCTGCTCTCGGTTTATTTGTTGCCAACGCCTTGCTTAATGCTTGACGCTCTTGTACAACTTTGCCATTGATTGTCGCAGTTGTATTATTATTAACAAATCCAGTAACTTCGGTTTGTCTTGTTAATGTATTATCTGCAGGTTTACCATCAGTAGGCTTATTAGTCATAGTCATTCTTACATTAGATTCCTGATAAACCCATGTAGTACCATCAAACTTGAAAAGTCTGTTAGGCAAATAATCTGTTCTTAAACAATAAGCACCCTTATAAGGGCTTGATGGAAAATCAATTCCGGCAGTGTAGGGAGCACCGTTAGGTGGAACACCATCTCCAGTTAAGTATCCCACATACATATTTTTGTCAGGAGTTACATATGTAAAACTTGCATCAACTGTATGATCGTCTTCGCTGGCATCGCGTTCTTCATCACTAGCATCTTGTGTTTGTAAAGTCTGATAAGGAGAATCTGGATTTAATGGTAACACGTAGAATTGGTTAGTATCATAACCACTTAAGGGAGCATCTGCTTCTGCTTGAGCAATAATTTGATTATTAATTTCTATATTTTTATTGTACAAAGACAATATGTCTTTTAAAGTACTTCCATCTCCGGCACCGCTATCAGCACTGAATATTTGACTAAATTCTTGGCTATCAACAAGCGGTTCACACTTGGCACGAATTAGGTGAGGATACCAAGTTTGACTATATCCTGTTGCGGCACGAGCAACATCGGTTACTACATAAAATCTTTTTAGTGCAACCATAGCATCACCTAGTGCATACTCGTCTTTTAAGTGAGGCAGTTCTAAAACATCGCCTGCCATCAGTCTGCGCCCTAGCGTATCAACACAGTTACGCTGATGAAAAGTAACCATGATATTATCGTTTGCTAAAAAGAAGCCAAACTGCATCAGATTAAAGTCTATGTCTTGCATTGTGTAAATGCCACGCATAATGTATACATCGGGTGCATAATTACGATCTCTGTTTTCCATAAACAACACATCTTGTATTCCCAATTCTCCTACTGTTGATCCATTAATCGGAGTTGTAGGAGTAGCATTACCGGGATCCGGATCTGTAGGTCCTAGATATTTGTGAACAAAAACATCAGTTCCGCCCACTTGAAATTCTTCATTGATTACACGATCAAGGAATTTAAAATCATTGCCCTTTTCGGGACGATACAGGGATAGTCTTGGCATAGTAGTATATTTATGGCTAAATATTGGTATGAACGAAACTGAAACAGAAAAGCAAAAAGTTGTCGATTATATCAAAACCTCATTAGGTGACGGTATGATTGATGTTGAGCTGGATCCTAAACACTACGATTTGGCCATAGATATTGCTCTACGCAAGTACAGACAACGCAGTCAAAACTCTGTAGAGGAAAGTTTTGGGTATCTAACACTACAAACAGATGTTAACGAATATCAGTTAGCACCCGAAGTTATGCAGGTTAGGCAGATTTTCCGACGTAGTATCGGTAGTAGATCAGGCGGTGGCGATGGCGGTACACTATTTGAACCGTTTAACCTAGCCTATTCTAATACCTATCTGTTAAGTAGTTCTAACATGGGCGGCCTAGCAACCTATATGATGTTTTCACAATATCAAAATTTAGTTGGTAAAATGTTTGGATCGTTTATTAACTTTGACTGGAACTCAGTTACTAAAAAGTTAAGAATTACACAACGCCCACGTGGAGAAGAAAACGTTCTACTTTGGATGTACAACTATAAGCCAGACTTTATTCTATTCCAAGATACCTGGGCAGGAATTTGGATTAGAGACTATGCAACAGCAAGAGCCAAAGTAATACTAGGCGAAGCTCGTGAAAAGTTTGCCACCATTGCTAGCCCGCAAGGCGGAACAAATCTAAACGGAACAGCCCTAAAGTCCGAAGGCAAAGCCGAAATGGAAATATTAGAGCAAGATCTAATTAACAATAAAGATAACCAACAACCATTGACTTTTGTGATAGGATAAGTTAAATTATAGTATCTGTTTGGAGAGATACTATGATCATAGGTGTGTGCGGTTTTATTGGTTCTGGCAAAGATACTATTGCTGATTATCTTACTAACTTTCACGGATTTAGACGAGAAAGTTTTGCTAACAGTTTAAAAGACTCAGTAAGTATGGTATTTGGTTGGGACCGTACCATGTTAGAAGGCCGTACAAAACAAGCCCGTGAATGGCGAGAAGAAGTAGATACATGGTGGGCAGAACGTTTAGGTATGCCACATCTAACTCCACGCTGGATACTACAATATTGGGGCACAGAAGTATGCCGCAATGGTTTTCACGATGATATGTGGATTGCCTCATTAGAAAATAAACTACGCAACAGTACAGACGATATTGTTATTTCAGATTGTCGTTTTCCTAATGAAATTAAATCAATCAAAGATGCAGGCGGAATTGTTATTCGTGTAAAACGTGGTGATGAACCTGAATGGTATCAAGACGCTATAGATATGAATGCAGGTGACCATCATATAAATTGGATACTGGCTAAGACTAGGATGGAAAAGTTAAAGATTCATGCTTCAGAAACAGCGTGGGTAGGAACTAAGTTTGATGCCATACTATCCAATGACGGTACAATTGATGAGTTATTCCAGCAGGTTAGAAGTCTGGTCGCAGACCGCCTTGACGCCAACGACCTCCCTCTAGGGCCAGGATTTGAAAGCAGTTTGTACATATAGTTTTTAAATTGGCAGGGTTGGCATTAGATAGATTTCCGTCAACATGAAATACAGAGAATACAGATTCATGCAGACTCTTGAATCCGCATTTGTCACAACTGTTCTTTTTCTTATAGCCAAACTTTTGCCACTTAGGTTGCTCAGTTAAGTATCCTCTAGCACAATGATCGCATATTGACCTGTAATAGGTCTTGCCTTCTTTGTGATAGTTTACTGCCGCAGGTCTTTGCCTGCATTTTTTACAAGTATTACGCATACGCCGCCCTTTTTCATGCCCTTTTCATGAGTATTTAAGCCGGTATTTTTTAACCATATCTGCTAAATATTAGCAAGAAACCATTATATGGGAGATTGAAATGGCTTTAAATTCACCAGGCGTACAGATATCAGTTATAGACGAGAGTTTTTACCTACCAGCGGCTCCGTCAACAACTCCTATGATTTTTGTAGCGAGTAAAAGTAACAAGGAAAATGCAAGCGGAACAGGTATCGCAAAAGGAACTGATCCAGCAAACGCAGGTAAAGTTTGGCTAATTACTAGCCAACGAGATTTAACAGATACATTTGGAACACCATTGTTCTACACAGATGCAAGTGGTAATCCAGTTAACGGTGGAGAACTAAACGAATATGGCTTACAAGCCGCTTACTCATTACTAGGAGTAAGTTCAAGAGCGTATGTTGTTCGCGCTGATTTAGATTTAGGGTCTTTACTTCCACAATCATCTGCTCCAGTAGGTAATCCAGTAGACGGAACTTATTGGTTAGATACATCAAATACTAAATGGGGTATTTTTGAGTGGGACACAGTTAACGGTGTTTTCACAAATAAGATTCCTTTAGTAATCGATAACACAAACTTATCAACTGCTACAAGTGATAATTTTACACCAAAAGCAAGTTTTGGATCTAATGGTGCTTATGCTGTTGTTGCTCTAACAACAGAAGTTCACTACTGGTATAAAAACAAAGACGGCAATTGGGTACAGATTGGTGATAACGTAGAAAACGGTTTTAGTTCTGCCGCTACATGGAAATCAACTTGCTGGCAAACTTCATGGCCTGTTTTAACAAGCACTAGGGCTAACCCAGACCTATCGCTATACAACGGTCAAACTATAGTAATTAACTATCAAACAATTACCCTAAGCGGATCAACACTAACAGCACTAGCAACTTCTATCAACACAGTTGGTAAAACTCACGGTTTTGGTGTTAAGGTCAACAAGAACGGCTACTTAGAATTCTACGCAGATGCTACTGCAAAATCTAATGGCACAACTCCAGATGGTAAGATCCTTATTCAAGCAACTGGTACTGGTGGTAGTGCTATGTTGACCGCAATTGGATTAGTTGCCGCAAATAATAGCGGATTGGCATTATTCCAAGGCCCACATACAAAATTCCCAGACTTTACTGTTAACCCAAGTGGATCAGTTTATGTTAAGACTACTGCACCTAACACCGGTGCTAATTGGTCAGTAAAATATTATAGCGCCGCTAGTAACGCATTTGTAAGCACAACTGCTCCTATATACTTTGACGGACAAACTGCTCTTAACTCTATTAAAGGAGCAGGAGTAGGTAGTGTTTATATTGAACAAAACTATGACAAAGGTACAGGTGCTTGGAATACATTAACTAACAACACACAGTACGCCGAGTTCTACATATTCCGTAGAAATTCAACAGGCGCAACCACAGTTGTTTCTACTGTAACTACAGCGGTTGTAACTACATCATCAAGTTTTAACATTAGTGAAGGGTTAACAACCAACACTACAGCAACTGGTCACGCTCAATACAGCACAGATGCAACTATTAGTTTGGCAGCAAATGATACACTTGATACAATTATCAGTCACATTAATAGCGCCGGACTAACTTACGTTTCAGCAAGCGCCGCAAGTTTTGATACAAACGGCAATGCTACAAGCGTTAGTATTCAACACTCCGGTGGTGGTGAGATCAAATTCTTAGACGGACTTGGTACACCATTATCAAGAATACTACAATTGACTCCATGGGCAAGAGATACAAACGGAGTTGAAAGTGGAACACAAAACTTCTACGCTTCAGGTGAATTTGAATCAGGCGGATATCAGTATTATGCAAGTAACTGGAAACCATTAGTATATCAACCAGACTCTGTAGTACCATATTCTGATCCTGCAAACGGAGCATTGTTCTACAGTTCTGTAGTTGACGAAGTTGATGTTCTATATCACAACGGTGAAACATGGGTTGGATACCAAGATGCAACAGCATTTCCAAACTCAGACCCAAATGGCCCATTAGTTTCCGCACTACAACCAACAGTACAAAGTGACGGTACACCATTACAAAATGGAGATATTTGGATTGATACATCCGATATTGAAATGTATGGTCAAAATGTATATGTTTACAACGGATCTACTCTAAAATGGGTAGCACAAGATACAACAGATCAAACAACACCAACAGGTTGGTTGTTTGCTGACGCACGTTGGTCTAACATAGGAACAGATGGTCCTACAGTAAACACTTCAATTAAGACTTTGTTAGCAAGTAATTACTTAGACCCAGATGCACCAGATCCTGCACTATATCCAAAAGGTATGAGACTATGGAATCTACGTCGTTCTGGATTTAATGTTAAGAAATTTGAAACATCATTCATTAACATCAATTCTAATAACGGCGAAAACGCACGTTATGGCAACGAGATTATGAACGGTTCAAACGGTGGATTAACTTACAATGCAGACCGTTGGGTTACTGTAAGTCCAAATCAACCATCTGGCACAGGATCGTTTGGTCGTCATGCACAGCGCGGATTTGTTGTTGCTGGTATGAAAGCACAGATTGATACTAATCAGGCTATCCGTGATACAGACTCAGTTGTGTTTAATTTGATTGCTTGCCCTGGATATCCAGAAGCAATTCAAAACATGATTGCTTACAACACTGATCGTGGACTAACAGCATTTGTTGTTGGTGATACACCATTCCGCTTAAAGCCAACAGGCACTGATTTAGCAGCCTGGGGTAATAACACAAACGGTGCATTTGACAATAACGACACAGGTGCCGTAAGTTATGACGAATATATGGCTATGTTCTATCCAAGTGGTTACACAAATGACAATACAGGAAACTATATTGTTGTTCCACCAAGCCACATGATGCTACGTACTATTGCAGAAAGTGACCAGAAGAGTTTTGAATGGTTTGCTCCTGCTGGTACAAGACGTGGTGGTGTTGACAACGCTACATCAGTTGGTTACATCCTAGACGGCGAGTTTAAGAGCACAACTCTTCCACAAAGCCTACGCGATGTATTAGCAGGAGTTAAAATTAACCCAATTGCTACACTAACAGGTGCTGGAATTGTTAACTTTGGACAATATACTCGTGCTAGAAACGCAAGTTCATTAGATAGAATCAATGTAGCACGTTTAGTTTGTTACATGCGCAGACAATTAGATCGTTTAGTAAAACCATTCTTGTTTGAGCCAAACGATAAAATCACTCGTAATGAGATCAAAGCCTCGGCACAAAGTTTCTTACAAGAGTTAGTAAGTAAGAGAGCATTGTACGACTTCGCAGTAGTTTGCGATGAGAGCAATAATACTCCTACAAGAATCGATCGTTCTGAACTTTGGTTAGACATCGCGATTGAGCCAACAAAAGCAGTGGAATTCATTTACATACCATTACGCTTGAAGAATACTGGTGCAATCAAGGCAGGACTATAATTTAATAAAGAATAAGGAGCAATAAGATGTCAATCGCAAGTTTAAATAGATTTACAGTTCCAATAGGAGGCACAACGCAGGGCCTATTGATGCCAAAACTAAAATATCGCTTTAGAGTATATTTTGAAGGGTTTGGTGTAACTAAGCCTACTACTGAACTAACAAAGCAGGTAGTTACAGCAAGTCGTCCACAAGTCCAGTTTGAAAATCAAACTATTCACGTATATAACAGTATGATCAAATATGCTGGTAAACCAACATGGCAATCAATGGCTATTACAATACGTGATGATGTTGGCGGATTAGTTACAAACTTAGTCGGCGAACAGTTACAGAAACAATTCGACTTCTTTGAACAAGCAAGTGCGGCGGCTGGTATTGATTATAAATTCCAAACACGTCTTGAAATGTTAGATGGCGGCAACGGATCACATGATCCTAAAATCCTTGAAACATGGTTAATCAGTGGATGTTATTTACAAACTGTAAACTACAACGAATTAGCCTATGCTGAGAGCACCCCAATGGAAATTGCATTAACAATTGAATTTGATAATGCTATCCAAGTTAATGGCGACTCTGGTGATAGTCCTGCAGGACAATTAGGTCAAGCGTTTGCGGCAGGTGTACAACAAGGCGGCGGCGGTATTTTATCAAAGACTCTATAATAGAAATATTACAGAAAATAAAAAGGCTCTTAGGAGCCTTTTTTAACGATTAAGGTACGCTTCAAAATTACCTCGCTCTGAGATTATGCCATTTGCTGATAAATTATGCCCTACAATAGTTTCAGGGTGGAACAGAACTCCGTGATCATTATATTCTTTTAGACGATTGTGTACATCTGCATATACTGTCATGGCTGCAGAGTTTCCTATTGCAAACTGATCATTGGCGGCAGGATTACCATGCCAGTCATTGCTAGGCATGATTATATGACGGTCCTTAATTTCTACCAGAGATAACTCAATATCAGACAACGTATATAGTTCAGGTCTAGTACGGATAACTAGATCATATTGAAACTGATTATCACGTTCGTAGTTTTTTCTTGCTTGGTCTACCTTATGTAGATTATAAAACATCTTAAACACATGACTTACATTTCCTACCTCAGAAACATTTTGCGGGTGAAAAAATTCTTGTTGGTCAGCATCAGAAATTCCAAAATACTTAACAAAATTATTATCAGGTAACATTGACTGTACTCGTTGCTGTCCCCACTCGCAGTCAAATTGCTCCCATTCACTAGGAATAATTGCAAATGGCTTATTGGTGGTGAGATTAACATTGTTATTTGTGAAATACACAAACCAATCTGCGGTATCATATCCTTTAAGTTTGGATAAAAAATCTTGAAACCCTGGAGTGAATCTAGGTTGCCCGGGAAGTAATATAGCAATTTTCATAGAAATATTTATATACTCATATATTAAATACAATCATGAACAAATTAATAATCTTTGACCTCGATGGTGTACTAATTGAAAGCAGAGAGTTACACTACCAAAGCCTCAATGACGCTTTAAATTCTATAGACTCTAAATATGTTATATCACGAGACGAACACCTGTCTGTGTATGATGGTCTTAACACAACTAAAAAATTAAAATTACTGAGCGAATCAAAAGGTTTGCCTACAGAGTATCATGACATGGTGTGGCAACGTAAACAGATTGCAACATTTGAATTACTTAAAAAATTTACAATTGACCCTAAGTTGGTAGATATATTTTCTAAACTGAAACAACAGGGCTATCAAATTGCAGTGGCCAGCAACAGTATTAGAGAAACAGTAAAACTCAGCCTACTCAAAATAGGAGTAATGGAGTATGTTGATTATTTTGT